TTGAGAATCCTGTGATATGGGGTTTAATCTCACGATATCATAAGATTTAGAATTATCACCAACTGGAATTATCGTTCCGCTGAGGATGACTTCACGGTGTGAAAAATCGTAGTGCCTTTGTCCTGTAAAGCTGAAATTATCAAGGTACTTGTTTCTATTTTCTTTTATGAGTCCAAAAGTAACACAAGGTCCACCAACGTCAACAGCATCACACAAGTCTGTCGGTGCGGCCGCAGACATTATGATACCTTTTAAGAAATTGGTTAATTTAGTGGTTGCATTACCCACGCCAAATCCCATTCTTATAGGACAAGAAACAGTATATGTTGGTGCCATTGCTCCTAACGTGATAGTTCTTTCAAGTCCACCGGTTTCTGTGAATGTATTGGATCCATCAAATACAAAAACGCCAGTACTGTCTCCAGATAAAACGTAATTTAAACTTGAGCTATAAGGCGAATCCTGCGTGAGAACGTAAGATGGACCCATTGGGTCAGAATTGGTTAAAGTATAAATTGTGGGTAAAACAAAAAGTGGATCATTGCTTACCTCATAAGTTCCAGAAGATTCAATGCATTCTTCAGGTGGTGGAGGTCCAGGAGGAGGTTCACATGTGATGTTATATGTGCCGACCAGACCGTCGCTGCTTATCGTTAGAGTTCTGTTTAATCCACTATTTTCTGTAAAGACAGTAGACCCGTCAAAAGTAAACGTTGATCCGTCGGAAGAATTAAAAGTTGTGCTTGCAATACCGTCTTGGGTTAAGATTAAAGACAATCCTCCCCCGGGGCCAGTGGTATAAAATTTATAGGTTTTTATTCCTGATAAACCAGAAGTTGTTCTAGAAAACCTTCCTGATTCAGGAACGCATTCATCAGGAGGAGGAGGAATACAAATATCTTCACAAGTAATGGTAAAATGATGTGTTGGAGTTTCTGCTTCTAAATTTGTAACAGTTAGTGTGATGGTTCTTCCACTCCCACCATTTTCTGTGAAAATTCCTGCATCGTAAGAAGTCGGTGAAAAATCGAAAGTTCCGCTTCCGTCGCCACCCATTGCATAAGTTGTTCCAGAAACTAAAGTTAATGTATAGGTTTTTGAGGAAGGTGCGTCAGTATAAAGTGTATAAACATGTGTGCCAGAATCATAACTCCATGAAACTTGATCGTTTCCTGCGTCTGGAAGACAACGATCTTCAACACCATTGCATCTATTAATTTTTCTTGCAACCGTTCTGTCGTTGAACCATCCTGGGCCCGCAGCGAACGGCAATTCAACAATTACTTTTTCTAATAAGAAGGGTGATGATGAATCATTTTGGAAAATGATGGGTTGAATTTCGTTCTGATCAAACCCAAAAGCTGGGTCTTGAGTTGCATTTTCTGCCAAAACATATTGATAAGCATCACTGACATTTTTTAGTGTTAAATCGCCTTGTACCCAAGGATGAGGCAACAAAAATGGGCTAACGTTGGTGGTAACTTGAGAATTATGAATTGTTGATATTCCCGCATTTCCACTTGCAACCTGTGTACCGAATGCTGTATAAAGTCTTGCGTCACCAAAAATTGCTAATGACGTTTTGGGATCTTGATCATATCCTGCTTTTCTAAAAGATTTGGTATAGGAATCGTAGTAAGACAACGTAGCAGTTGTGGGCAACAATACATGAGGAGCTTGAATCGGTAGCTCATATTTTATGATTGTTTTTTGACCCAAATTACCATCGAATCCCAGTCCAACGTCTTCGACTGCTGAACCTATTTTATAGAACGAAGTTTCTTTGATGTCTTGTTCGAATAATTGTGTTTCTGAGAATGCACCAATGATACCTGGGTCTTTAGGAATCCACGGATCAACTGCGTCAGGTCTTAAAATGCCAGCTACTTCAATGTCAGTATAGAGTGAAGCGTCTGGATTATCAAATGTTGATAATTGGCCAAATAATCTTGGTAGATGGGTGGGCATGTTAACAACGGTTTCACCAAAAACTAGTGATTTTCTGTCGTCAAATAATCCATTCACGAAAATTGGAGAATTGCTGTCTTGATTTCTTAATTCTAACCGAGGCAAGATTTTTTTGGTGTGCTCTGGTGGTGGAACAAAACGGTATAACGCACCAAAGACTGTCTTTCCCGGCCAGGATGTATTGTTAATAGCAACAGGAATGGAGATTCCTCCCGTTTGTCTTAATCCTCCAAACTTACTGTTTTGATTTTTAATTGACGGATCACACACTTCTATCGTTGTTGATGGTGAACTATTCCCATTGTCGTACCCAATTACGTAACAATTCGCGACGCCTGACTCCGAATAATTAAAATAATCTCTTGTTGTTGTTAGAGAATCAAACGACGAGTATCCCCACTCTATCACACCAGATTCGTATATCATGCAATCAAATTCATATTGGATGATATTGATGTTGCTGGCTAAGAATCTCCACTTAACGTATGTTCCGCTCTGAGTATGACCTGCCCAGACACCACACTTTTTTAGTCTTTTGCCTAGGTTAATTTGATCTGCTACGTTTTTATCGGAGTAAAAATTAGGGGTATCGTAGCTCCATGGATATAAAGTTACTATACCTGTACCTCCGGGAGTATATAGGGTAACCCTTCCGTCGATATTTACGATTACGTAAGAAATATCTGCGTCACAAAATTTTGATTGGCAACTGACTGTGTGGGTCGGTGAAGACGTGTCTAACCTGGTTAAAAGATCTTCATTGATGAATTTAATCCCAAATTTGGGACCCACTTGCGATTGAAAGACGTAATTCTGTAGGAGATTTGACATCATGTGTAAGTCATGCCTCCGAAAGCAAGCGAATCTGTTCCCAATTTTGTTCCATCATATACAAACCCTGTTGTATGTGAAACGTATCCATCGGGAACATAACCATTATCACGATAGTTTAATTCATTTGTCACATTTGTTATCGGTCCACTTAACAGATTCTTGACAATTTGATTATTGTCGGTGTCAACGAACGGCAAAATTCTATTTTTTTCCCAAAAAAAGATCCCGTTGCCGGGTTTACCGTAGCTGTCAGTTTCATTTCTATCAAGAAACGGGATGTTTCCACCAAATTTTATTTGAGACGTTGAAACAACAAAATCAGAAGATCTAGTGTGGCTTTCATTACCGTTACCCACAAGACCCCAAACGCCGTGAGCTTCATAAGGAAAATAAGTGGAACGTAAACCTGCTACATCACGAATTGTAAGTGGCTCCATGGTCGCAAGTACGCTGCCATAAGGACCCAACATTTGATCCCCTGAATTTTTAATGCTGAAAGGATATGATAGTTCATTTTTAACGTGCTTTATTGGATCAAAAACTTCTCCATCAGTAAAGCTAGTATTATAAACCTGTGGTAGAACGTCATTATAGACGACGTCTTGTCCAAAAGAAGTGCGACTTAACCTGTGGCCAGGTTCACCTGATAAAATTTTAGCATATCCTGCAACGTATCCCCTCATAGATCTTAATTCAATGCCTTGATGAAAGGGATAAGCTTCTGTTAGATTGCTGTGAGGGGCTGAATTGATTTTTACTCTGGGTTTATTACAGTCATCAAAATATGATTTATCATCAACTTTGCTTTCTTCAAGTTCAAGAGGTGAGTGATATGACGCTTGTAATGTTTGGCTTAAATTCATAATTACTTTTAATATTTTTTAAGTACAACGTCGTATGACCAACCGACTGGTTTAATTTTGGAAGGATCAAAATTTTGTGTTCGAAGACTGTAATTTTCAAAGTAATAATAATTGTGTTTTGATCTTTCTAACATGTGCGGTTCAACCATAAAATTGACACCCTTGAACCTTGTTTTCTTGGGCAATAATTGATCAATAAAAGTTGCAATTGAGGTATCAAACCATCTATAAAATTCAAAAAACTTTTCAAAATTAATTTTTGAAGATAAACGATTAAAATAAACGTCACGTAATTTTTCAATGTCAGGATATTCTGTGCTGAATAAAAGATTCGGGTCGCCTATGGCGTTATTTAACGTCTCGTAAGAAGCAAATAAATTTACAATATCTTTATTTAAAGAATCTACAAGAGAAAAATCAACTGAAAATCTAAGATCATCGATTGGTTCATCATTTCTAGGAACGTAATAAACAGGCGCAGTTCGAGCCCACTTTGAATTTTCTACTATATTTTTATAATCCTGTAATCCTCGAGGTCTGACTTTGTCGCTAGTTGCAGTTTCGTCAAAATAGGGTGAAAGATTACTGTAATTTATAATTGATGTTTCAAAATTATTAGATCCCGTTAAGTAACCGGTTCCTGTCATTGAAAATCCATTTTGACTATAATCAAAAAGTGATATGAAACCCGTTGAGCCAGATGCCAATGTTTCTGGTTGTTTTTGAATACAATCGAGTCTTAATTTTTCAAAACTACCCGTTAATTTATTCACAAAATTATAATGAAGATTGGGTTGATCAACACCTCTAGATTTATGATTTTTTGTATGTTCTAGAAATTCTGTTTCAGATATTGATTTTGACCAGAATCTAACGTTTGAAATTGTTCCACTAAAATATGCAAGAGAAAAGGAGGGATCATTTAAAAATATTGAAGATAAATTTATGGTATCATTGGCTCCGATGGCGATATATGAACCTGAAGAATTATAATCCGGTGAAAGAGATCTAAACAAATTTTTGTATATTGTAGGTGTGTCAGGACTTTCATTAAAAAAGCTGGAGGTTTGATATAGGTGTGTAATTGTGCCGTTTAATTGTTGTGATGCTCTTACAAAGTAAGATGATGAAATTTCAGAATTAATTTCATCATTTCTGATGCAACCAAAAGAAATCAACCAATGATTTCCATCATATATTCCACTTCCTGATAAATTTAAGGGTAACGACAGCATTGGAGCATTAATATCTCCATGAGGTCTAACATATAGAGTTATTTTACAATTATCAAAAATGTCGATCGGAGGAGAAACAATTAAGTTTGTTAGTAACCAAGGTCCTCCATTTAAAGATCCCGACGATTCAAAACGAACTAAACTTTGTGAAAGCGCTCCGTTCAAACCTGAATCATTTAATAAATCCGTTATAACAGAATTACCATCGTTGGCAACATTTTGTTGTTTAAACAACTTATAATTTGATTCAAAAGTCCACGAACCTGAAGTTAAAAGTTTGTCGTTATTAGTGCCTTCTGGTAAAGGAAAACCGGGTTCTATCCTGGGTGATGATAAATATGAACTTGAGACCAAACTATTTTTATCAAATTTTAAAGCAAATCCAACTTCACTTCTTATATCTCGTGTTGAATCAAGGGTTCTTTGTGTTACACCACCGTATTCTCGAATTCTAATTGAATTATCTGGGTCAATTCCCACAGCTCGCAAAAAAGCCTTAATTGAATGTTGGGTTCCTTTTGATGCAATTATGTGAGGTAAGCTTACTAAGAGTCTTCTTGTAATTTGGTTCTGTATAAATTTAAGTGTGTATTGTGAAGTACTAATGTCGTCTTCGATATTTTCGGCTTCAAGGTATTGTTCAAGTGTAGAATCTGTAAAAAGTGATGGTAAATTTAAACCAAGACTTTTAACTAAAAATGGTAAAAAATTATCAGGAACAGTTTCGTTTAATTCATAATCAACAAAATTTAAAGTTTTAAAACTGTCAATGAATAATTTAATTTCATCAAAAAATTTTGCCCAAATATACAATAACGATAACATTAATTGTTGTGATCCAATTTTACCGGATCCAGGAATACTGTTACCTTCATATGGTTGTATGGCATTACCATCTATGTCCAAACCGTATCCCTCTGCTGATGCCCCTTCAAGCAAATAGTGTGGCGGAATTAAACGTGTAATTAAATTTGGGTTTTCAATATCATATAAAGATGAACTCATCAATAAATTTGTGTTTAATGAAACCACATCTGGGTGCATTGGAAAAAGAATGGGATTAAATAAATCTTTTTCATACATCATTACATTGTTGTTAATGCTATCAAATTTTATTCTAAATGATCCTTGAAAATTTTCAACATAAGAGTGTAAAGAATTTCCAGAGCTGTCTAGAACTATATTATCAATACCACTACCAGAAAGGAAGGGTTCATTAAATTTATAATACAATTTTAATTCTGGTGTTGCAAAAATTCCCTTTTGAGAATATAAAGATTGTAATTTAGTATCTCGATTTGAGTGAAATAATCTAAGTTCATCAATCGTTCCAGAAAGTGTTAATTTGGGTGTAAATTTATCACCATTTGAATTTACAACAATTGATGATCCACTTCCTATAATAAAGTTTGATGTATCAATATCAAGTTTTTTTAGTTTGTTCCCCGTGCCTGTTTCAGCCAGTGATTCATTGACATAAAACAGACTAGAATCTAGACCCATGTTAATGGATCTATCTAACGTAACACAAATATGATTATACTTTCCTTTTAAAATTTGGGCAGATGATGAAACGACATGGCTACCTGACACAATTACAAATTGGCAAGATGCTGAAACAGCAGATAGACTGGGTAATAGATGTAACGAAAATCCCTGTCTTTCGCCATTTATTTTTTGACAAATAATTGATTCGTCATTTGATTCTGTCGGTAATTTAAGTTGCAGTTCAATTGACAAGGGTGTAAACTCATCAGGAGGATTTAGTACTGATACACCACTATTATTTTTTGAAAGATCGGGAAATAAAGTTCCGGGGGCATCAATAACTGAAATATAACTGCCACCGGTAAAGTGAAGTGAACCACGATTTTTAGGGAAATTTTCTAACACCCAGCGATCAAATCCAGTAAGGTTATCTAAGAAAATTTGCACTTCTTTTTTTGAACCGTCAAAAGGAAATTTATTAATTAATTGTTCAAATGCTAAGTTTGTCTTTACTTCAGCTGACATGAAAAACGTGTGATTTTCAAATTTTGACCAATCAACGTTTAATTGTTGTGTTGATTTAAGAGGATAACCTTGTGGATCATAAAAAAACGATCCTGTTTCGCCAAGACTAGTATCTAAAACTAAGTCTTGAGTTAAGGAATTAAGGTATTTATTTCCGTCAAATTGTTGTTTTATTTTTGACGGTAAAAAATCTTTTGTTCCCATTTTATGACACTACCTTAAAAGTAATCGAAGAATTTTTATATATTGTTGATTCATTACCTTCAACTGTCATTATATCAATTGTGTATGATCTGTTTTGAATTAATGAAAATCCATCTAAATAAAAATACAATCCATTGGAATCTAGGGAAAGTTTTGTAGAATTGTAAGTGGTATCAAATGGGATGACAGTGTTAGAACTATCTTCATCCCTGATACTGTAATAACAATTTTTTATAATTTTCCCATAATCATTGATAGCAAATTTAACACTTTGTAATAAAGGATTTGTCTGATCAAAAATATGAATCCTGACTAGCATTTTTTCTGATTTTTTTAATTCAATAGGAACTCCATAACATGAAACAGTATATTTTTTTTTATTTAATGGTGAAGTAAATGTTTGTGGACCACTAAATTTTATTGATGATCCTGTGACAAACGAACTTGATTGATTCAAAGACATCCAAATTGGTGTGAATGTTACAGAACCAGAAACATTAAGTTTTTTTTGTAATATTGGATTTAATGAAACATAAACGGGGGCTTGATAAGTTCCACTTAGTTCGAAATTTCCTCTTGAAAATTGTGAACCTGTGAAAAAAATATCATAGTTTCCTCCCGATATGGGGGTTGTTAATTTAAGTAGCAGACAATTTGATCCTGTCAAATCATTTGATTCAAAATTTATATTTCGGAGACCTTGAGAATCATAATTGTATAAAAACAAACTTCCAGATAGATTGAAATTCATTATTGAAGAATCATCAGAAATAGAATCGTCAAATTTAACAATTAATTTAGGTCTGAGAGTCAGATCATAAGCATGTCTAGATGCAAATCTTTTGACAAAATATGTTTGTTGATTACTTTCCACACTTCCGATGAAAGATAGTCTGTAACCTTCATCAGGCAATTTATTAATCAACGTAGCAGAAACAATTTTTGTGACATCAAACAATGCATCTTCAGAACCATTTTTGAAAGATTGTGTTATTTCAAAATTTATATTTTCAGATCCTATGATTCCATTTGTAAAATAATCACAAACATCACCTAATTGACCACCATAGTTTGCACCAGATAAAATCCATGCATCATTTTCTGATGCTGACAGAAAATTTGCTACATCAAAATCAGTTAGATAAACAATATCTTTACCAATTCCTTCACTAAATGATTTTGAAAGAGGTGATAAAATTAAACTAAAGTTATTGGGTGTTGTTTGACCACCGTAAACATCTTTTAGATTAACATAACACTTAAAACTTTCATGATTTATGTCAATTTTTTTAGAATTTAACAAATTTTTTAAATCTGTTATACCTTCAAAATGTAATAGACTTCTTGAAATTTCTACATTTGGTGTTTGTGTAGCTCCACTGATATTAGTAGTAATACCATACAATTTAAAAAGATCAAGAGTAGATGCATAACCTACTGAAGAATTAATACGTTTAACTCCGGATATTACTTTGTCTGTTATATAAGTGTCTTTGTCTGCATCAAATAATTTATACATTAGACGCTCTTTCCTATGATGTTTATGCTGGGATATTTCATTTCAAATATCCCTCCAGGTGGAGGGACAATTACACCTTTTTGTTTTAAAGTTCCTATCTTGAAATCATAATAAAAATCACTATAAATCTTGTTATTAATTGTGCCAACAAGATTTGTAAATTTTAATGCACCTGATTCAGGTATAGACAAAACACCATCTATTGAAAATAAGATACTTATTATTTCAGCTGTATAAATAGGTTTGTCTATCTGAGCATTAACAACACTAAAATAATTCACAAGTTCAGTATTTATATTTTGTATTACTTGTTCTGTAACATACTCTGGATCTATTATGACAGAATATGACAATTGAAAGTTGACTATTGGGCAGTCTAAAATTTCAATTGCGTCTGAAATTAATCTATAGGTGTTAAGATATTTTGCAAGATTTAATTTTAGTGTATCCGTTGTTGTTGTTAGATCCCCGTTTTCATCTCTTCCAACGACATAAAGATTTGTACTCAAGGGATTGTCTATATTTTGTCTTATAGCTGCACGAAAAACCCTTCCAAAATTTGATGGAATGGTATAAACTCTTGCGAGTAAATCTTCCTTTGTTACTATTCTTTCTTGAGAATTTTTAATTGCAGCTGCTAGATTTTTAAAATCATTAATTGAAGGAATATTTTCTCCGCCTCTAGCAGGTTCAAGATTAAGAACTTGTGTACTGTTGGTTACGGCTTGACCTAAATTGGGGTCTGGATTTTTGGGGAAAAACATTCTGAGGTCAGTTATTTCTCCAATAGAATTTTCAGATACATTGTGTGATGTTCCTCCCCCATATCTATAAGATATTGTGAAGGTGGTGTTTGAAGAAGCTACACCTAATGTTCTTGTTGTTAGTAAACTTTGCGGATTTATTCCTTTTCTATTAAATGAATTTGTATTTGGTAAAGGTATGGCAAATTCTGCTGGATCCGGTATAACGTCATCCTGCAATGAAAGTGCATCCCCACCACCAAATGTTAGGGTTGTTAATCTAGATGCTAAATCAAAGTTTTTTATAAATCTGTAGGGTGCGGGTATTAATTGAAGTGAGCTTGGTGAAGTATGTGAATCATATCCAAAATTAGGTGTAGCTTTATAAATAACGTCTTCCGCAAGATCATTTACTTCATAATAAACGTTACCAAATCCATCAACAACTTTAACTATCTGATAGATGTCGGGGTCTGGTAAAATTATTTTCCTATACGAAACAAATGAACCAACACTGGTGTAAAATGATTTTTCATTTCCAGACAAAAACTTGCCAGTTTTAGAAACTATGAACGTTTGTACGATTTGATTATTTATCTTACCATTTTTTATAGTTGCGTTATAATTTCCATCTGCTTTTTTTTGTGAAAAATCTATATTGTCTATTAATCTAAAACTTATTCCAGATTCTGATGTTACTACAGTTCCTTGTCTTATAATAGGTAAAGAATTTTCTAGTGGGATGTAAGTTTGATTGCCATTAGGATCTGCACCGATTATTGCAGGAACCTCTATATAAAACGTACAATTTACGCTAGAAGGAGAAGGTCCATATATTTTTACACCATTATTTTTTAATATGTTAACTATATTGTTAGTTTCAACAGCAGAATCTATATTTAATTCATTAAATTGATGATCTAAATAGAACGACATATTATCGCCTATAAAGGCTGCCATTTCAAGGAATAATCCTCCCAGGCTGTTTTCAGAAAAATCTGAATTTTTTTCTGAAAAGTATAGTCTTGCATATGATAAAATATCTTGTCTTAATGCATCAAAATCTTTTGCAAGATAAGTTCTTTGACGAACTTGTTTTAACACTTCTGAAGGTTTTTTTGCCATTGTTACCTCAACTAATTATCCAATAATACGAAAGGCAACCAAAAGCTTTTTATTGGTTACACCTAATGTTGGAATATCATATGTAATATTTAAATTAATATTAGATACTCCCTTGCCTGTATTTTGATCAAAATTGATATTTGTTACAAGCGTTTGAGGAGTAACATAAGGCATCCATGATGAAATTGCTTTTCTTATACGATTTATTGCGCCTGTTTCAAAATCTTCTTGTGAAAGATTAGAACTAACAAGTTCAGTTAATAACGGTCTTAAATTGGCACCGTAGCTATAATGACCTAATCTTTCACCCCAATTTGTTTGTACTAAATTACGCAAATTATCTGTTATCTGGTCAGATAATAAAAAATTCATTCCTAAAAAATCTTCATGATCCGCCGTTCCCAATTTTACAGGAGTTTTTATTCCTACAGGAATTGAACCAGTAAACAAAGGTATGGTGGAAATAGTTTGTTGTAATTGAACACCTGAACTTTTAAAATTAAAGGAAGGCATGATATATTTTTATGTATCAAACCTTGTCATTTTCTTGCATAATATTTTTCACCGTCTGATAACGTTATTGTAACAGGTTTATATCTGTAGTGATCTTTCGAACTCGGTCCAGGATAATTTTCATAATTACCTTCAGGATGATGATGACATAAATAAATATTTTTTGTATCATTTATACCAATAATGTCGGTTCTATTTCCTACAAAATGCATATGATCTTCATGCGACACGTATTTAAAAAACATGGGGGTTACACTACCCCATTTTAATTTTTTATACAGGGCTTGATGTTCAAAGTTCCATAACTCTCCAAAATTATGTTTGCACCATGCATTAAAAACTTTAAATATATTTTCTCCAACTAATATTCCCCCAAAGGGAGGATTATTACCCGTAGTTAATTCCTGTACAATTATATTTTTTTGAATCAACTCTGGTATCCAATCATGAAATAACCACCGTGCCATTTCATACATGGCAGCAAAATCATGTGGTAATACCTGTCCTTCACCAATTTGTGCATCTGCGTATGCTTTTTTAAGATAATCTGGTTGTTGACCAGGAATGAGGAAGGGGATGTTGGGACTGCCATATTTATTACTGCTAGAGTTTCCACAACGATATGGTGTTTCGCCCGGTAAACCTTCTTCCATGTTTTGTGATATTAAATTATTTTCGATCCCAGACAACCACTTACCGTCTTGTTTCATTGGATATGCAGTATCAAAAGAAGCTCCTCCATGTGAGTGTGACCATTGATTATACCTCCATCCAAGACCACCTGCAGGTTCTTTTCTGGTAATATTTCCAACCTCTAATTTAAAAAATGAATTGGTGTTATCTTTTAAAGATATTGGGTTTTTTGATCCTTGAATGTTGTCTGTGAATGACATGTGTTCTGCCATTTTTTGTATTGTTTCAACCGTAAATGAATCACCATAATACGCTTTACGTTTTGTAAAATTGACAGTTAATTTTGAACCGTTATCTTGTAACCTAACCAGGTTATTAAGTGCGGCCTCTTGATCTTCTGACATTTTAGGTTCATTGTATTTAATATAACCACGATAGTTGCCTAAAATTTTTATTAAATTTGTTGCCCCTACAACTACATGTGCAGCTGAAACTGCTATGATGTCTGCTGTTACCGTTTTTATGGTAGCCAAATTTGTTTGATATTCAGCAAAATTATCTCCGGGATCAAGCAATAGATTCTTAGTAATTTCTTGGACAATTTGACATGAAGCTTTAAATAATTTTTCAGGTGTAAAGTTTAACCACCAATTTTCCTTACCAATTACTGAAATTAATTTTGAAAAAATTTGTGGGACGGCACCAATAATAAATTTTGAATTAAACTCTTGTAAGCTAGCAAAATTTTCTTGTCCCTGTGGCGGTTTACCGGTAATTGTCGTGGGTTGAGGATTTATTAATCCAATTAAATTGCTATTAAAAGCTATAACTTCAGGCGGAGGTACCAATAACAAATTTGCAACCACGGGTATCGGCATTGCAAAGGCACCAATCATTCCAGCTAATCCTAAATCTATTTTAGGTCTACTTAAAACGTCGGCTACTCCTGTTGGATCAAATACTTTAATTAAAAACGATCTTTGATTAATTGATCTATCCAAGGTATCTAATAATGAAGAAAACACATCATCAATCCATCTTTTATGCCAATCAGGGTATAAATCTTTATTTGCTAAATTTGGATTATAAAAAGGATCAGGTTTAATGTTTGGAACACATTCAAAATTTAAATTTATTTTTCCTATTTGAGAAAATTGTTGATGATAATCAATGATACGCTTTCTTGCGATATCTGACACTGATCCATCAGAATTTCTGACACCAAAAGTTGTCATCACAGTTTCCATGATCACACCTTATTTTATAGGACTAGTTGAACTAACAACTAAAATTTTACTAGCAAACATCCCTTGACCTGCAACTCCTACACCAACAGAAGAATTTGCAGTTGTACGAATGGGTTGTGAAATAACGGATCCATTATTTTGGATGGCCGGGATATCTGTGCATAGAACTGCTTTATCTGCTGTATCACCACCTAATTTTATATATCCCGTATCACTAGGTTTAAAAATAATATCTCCGTTGGTCTTTATAACAACTGCAGCATAACTGCCGGGCACCCCACTGTCATTATTATTAACAAGTATTTCAACATCTTTCCTCGCAATCAATCTCAATTTATCAGTTTTAATGACAATTGCAGGATCACCATCTGCTGAATTTTCAAATGAAAATTGGCCATTAAAACTTTCTAGATTAAAAATTGAATCTATGTTTGTTTTTTCTGAAATTCTAATTCTGCTAGAATCATTGATTGGATCTGGATCACCTTCTGATTTTTGATAAACTTTAGGTGATTTATTTAATTCTGTATATCCTAATTCATTAATTACTGGAAGACCTCCAGTTTCTGGAGTTTTTCCTCTGCCCGCAACAATATCAATTGTTCCATATGGAAAATCACTGGTAGGCAAAGAAGGTATGTTTATATTTCCTTTATTTTCATTTTGTAAATTAACACTATTGTTTTTGAGAAATATACTGACGGGAGTAAAATTAGCTACTGGGCCTTTGCGATCGGTTCCTAAGGATATTAACGTATTATTTGAACCTTCTAAAACTATGTCTCCTGGTCTTTTTTTGTAACGTGGAACAGAAGCTGGAACCTTTAAATTACTGGCGTTGAATTGTTGAGAATTTCCTAAAATTCCTCCTGATGATATCCCCGATATAAAAGAAAAAACATATTCATTATTTTCTTTGCTAACAAGATCTCTATAGGCATTACTCCCATTTTTAATAAAGTTTGATCCTGGCAGTATTCTTCTAACACCTTTATCGTAGGCAGGAATCCCGTTGTTAAATTCAAACTTATCTTCTAAATCAGGATTTGAATAAGAAGGTTCATAAGACCTGGGAGGATGTGTATGATTTAAATCATCGGTGGTTAAAATTTCGGTTATTCTACAAAACCAATAACCTATGTCTTGTCTATAGTTATCTCCCTCGGACACCAAGGCCCAAACGTGTTCCCCCGGATTACAAGGTAAAGAAAGATGAGGAGGAAAAAAGGGGGCAAAAAACATAGCCTGATCAAGACCTCCTTCTCTATCTAATATTCTTCTTCCCAAGATTGTGTTTCTTGGTAAAACTAATTTTTTATTAATTTTAAATAAATCATACTTTTTTTGATAAATTTCTATTAAAGCATCAGTAACCATTGATGGATCAACAATTACATCAAGAACGACTATTCGAGAAAAAGCCTGATCTATCATACTATTGTTCCTTTATCATATTAAACATATCATCAGGATCAATTGATTCGTTGCTACGATCTGCCTTGGCAATAAGTTCAGCAAGTTTTATAAGTTGATCATTGGCGCGGCTCATTCGCTCAATGAAAGTTGATAATGTTTTACCATGAATTGCGTGTTCAGTGCTCTTGCCCTTCACAATTTGACTGAGCTCAAGAAACATAGCATATGCATGTTGTCTGTCAATGATTGCATTTTCATAAATTTCTTTCCACAATCTTTTCTTTTTATCGCTCAATGTTTCAATTTGATCCAAGAGTGTAGAGAAATCTTTTACCTTTTCATTTATTTCTCCCCATGAAACATCGGTCGTATCATTACTCATTTTGTGCCATCCTCAATCTTTTATAATGTCTTTTTATTGTTTGCATGGCAGTCGTCAATTGCTTGGGACTTAAACCAGATAATTCTCTCATGTAAAGAAGAATGGCACTCTTGTTGAGTAAATCTATCGAATCTATGTTTTCAAAAATTGTGATGACAGAGTTTATGCAAGATAATTCATTTTCAGTTTTTAATGATGATCTAATTTCATGTAACAACTTCACCGTTCCTTCTGCATCACCAAACATTGACACAAAAGAATCCTGTGTTGGTACAGTATTGTAGTCTTCAACAATTTTTTGATCATTGTTGGACATCGATTCTGTGTAATCCAGACTAACACTCTTTTTAGAGTACAAACTTTTTTGTTTTGTTTTTATGATTAACCAATTTTTAGCAACAACATTAAAATATGAAAAAGCGTTAGTTCCACGCGTTGCATCAAACTTATAAATTGTTTCAAACAAAAAATTTATACAATCGTTTTTTAGGTCATCGTAAGAATCGTACAATCCGACAAATTTGTGTATGTTAATTAGATTTTCTACTAACTTGCGAAACGCAGGTAGAATTTCTTTCATATACAAATCATCTTTTTCAATCTTGCTCGCGGCACTTTGGTAAGCTACAATGGCTGCTTGCGTTTGTTGATTGAAGTACATTCTTTCCGTTCGGGAATCGATGACTTCTGGTGAATCAGAAGACCTTCGTCGTCTACGTAATTTTATTTTTTTAGTTGTATCATTGATTTGTATTTTTTGCATCGTTGTCGCTCGAAAAGTTAGTTATCTTGTTTGCAATTATTAATAAAGCATCACGTGAGGTGGCTATGTCTTTGACCACACCCTTAATGACAGGTTCATCATAGAGAACCGGCACTTGTGAAGCTTCCGAGATCCTGCGATAACAACCGTCGATTATGTCCAACGATTCTTCAACCTGATCTTCTAATGAAAAAATTAATTTACTTAACCTATACGTCATCATCCCAAGACCGATTGTGGTGGCAAAAAAAATAACCGCAATCAGTGACATCAGGATTAGCACAAATATTCTCCTATTTCATTATCCAGGTAACCATTGATTGCTTCTTGAGAATATTCCTGAATCAATCGAGGAGCCAGTTCACCGGCCCAACCAAGAGGAACGGATTGGGATTCAATGAATTTTTTTGCTTTTCTTTTGAAATCTTCTTCAGAAGGTGTTGCCCACTTTGCTCCTTGAACAAAAATTTTACCATCAACCCGACTGGGATGAATTTCTTCCAATTTATGATCAATAGAAATAAATTTACCTTTATTCAAGAAATCAAGATGTCCAGACCATCCCGTTGCAATTACTGGTAATCCGGCTACTGCTGCTTCCAATAATGGTAAACCATAACCTTCTCCGCGAGTAAGTGAAACCAAGGCTTTGATTTTAGGATGTCTATATAATGAGTTCATTTCCTCGTCAGACATTGAACCGTGCAAGAGATGGATTTTAGGAAATTGTTTGTTTCCTCTGACCTCTTTTAAGAGTTGATCAACTAAATTCGTGACAGCTTTTTTATCAATAGTTGTATTACGACCAATGTTTGTTTTTAATACAATTCCTACATCACTGCGATCAGCAAAGGTTTCACAAATCCATTTTATTGCAAAAAACGTATTTTTTCTGTCAGAGAACGGATTATTTCCCGTTATTTGAGCAACAATAAGAAAATTATTTTCAGCTTTTAAAGATAAATTAAAAGGGGTAACGTTCAATGAATTTTTTAACGCTTCAGGATAAGCTTCAGGAACTACGGAAATTTTTGTTTTTGTTTGCCCCGTTTGCTCAAAAGTTCTTTTTGAAAATTGAGAAGGAACAACAACGTGTGTCATAGCGTCACAGCATTTTAACCAATCAGGATTACATACATTGGTTTCTACACCTGCAGTTAATCCGATATTTAATTTCCCAAGATTTGGATTCCATTCATTAGGAAGTTGTAATTGAAGTGTCACATCTGCATCCGACACAGAATTATTTGGAACTGTTTTTTCCATTATTTGACCGATCAGACCATCACATGAATCTCTGTTTAATAACCAAGGTGTATCACCCCACATGACTGGTGAGATTTTTAAATCTATGTTTTTCTTGGTCAATAACCATTTTGTTATTTGACGAGCGTGGACGCCGTATCCTGACTGCGTCAATACAGGTGCAACAAATACAACTGATTTCATAACACCACCTCAGACCATTTGGATTTCTGAGACCACGAGTTCATAGTATCTTGTAAGGTTCTGTCCCATTCACCAATCAATCTGTCTATTGAAAATTCTTTCATTGCATAATCTCTGCCTCTTAAACCGAGAGTTTTTCGACCTTCTGGACCCATATTGTAAACTTTCATAATTGCATCAGCATAGGTTTTGTGAGACACAAAATCTTCATAAATGTATGGTACCATTTGATTGCCGACCAAAGAACGAACTTCGGGATCAAGCCCGACGCCATATTCTTCTCCTGTTTCCCAATTAATGACTTGACGTGTTAATCCACCTGTCTTGATCGTAATCATCGGTTTACCACAATACAACCCTTCAAGGGTTGACAGACCAAACCCTTCATTGCAAGATCTATTAAGAACAACGTCAGATGTGTTGTACAACGAAACCATTTCTTCAAATCCAACTCTGTCTTTAGAAAAGAAAACATTACCTCTTAGACCAAAAAGATCTATGACGTGGTGAAGATTAGGTCCTTCATGATCATTTGGATCTGTGTGCATTACAAGTGTCGCTTTTCTGTGACCGTGGGTTGCTTCAAGTTGGTCCAAAAATATTTTCCAAGATTGAATAAGATCACTTGGCATTTTTCTACGAGCATTACGGCTGACATATAATCCAACAAAATGATCTGAACGAGCATCACCTAGCAATTTTCTTTTCACATCTAAGGCTTTGTCTTCAGGAAACGGTTGATAAATGTCTGAGGGTAGTGCGTGAGGAATAAAATTGGTTTTTTCGGGGAATCTTTCATGAACCATTTTATAAGTTGGATAGTTGATGCAATTGATAAGATCTGTTGATTCATATAATACTTTATTAAAATCTGGCCATGGATCATTGTCCCATAGATGATTGTAAACAATAGGACAAATTTGATGAATTTCGTCTTCCATTTCCCATGTCCAAATGAAAAATCGTGGATCAGTAAATAGAAATAGTGCATCTGGCTTTTCGGTAGCCAGTAAAACTCTTAGCATATTTCTATCACCAAATCCATCGATAGGTTTAATGATGAAGTCAGGATTTACGGACACAGTTTGGTAATCGTTGTGTTTTACTGCTGCCCCTAAACACCTGAAAGTATATTTCCCTGTGTTTAATAAACCATTAATTAACCATCTGGCTTGAATTCCAACGCCGCTTGTCGATAGTGGGTGATCACTAATAAAGAGAATCTTTTTCTTTTTTTCTGTCATTTTAGATAGTTGTTAATATCGGTTGTTAAAATCAATTGTATATAAAACATCGTGCGTTTTTGATAATTTTTTGTTAAAATTAACCACAATGTTCTGTGTTGTGATAGTCACAATAAGTGCAAGATGACCTGTTTTTTAGTGCAATACCTCGTTTTACAGAAGTCACCATATCATTTACTAATTTTAAATTTCTTTTAATTGTAACATCACCTACAGAAATTGGAAAAAGCTCACAGTGTTTTCCGGGTTTAGCTGACTTTTTGAGGATGACAAATGCACATCTAATTTCTTTCAGGTTTATATTGTGTTTTTGAGACCAAAAACTCTTATAAAGAACTAATTGGGCTGATGTTAGTTTGTCCTGTCTTTTTTGACGTAACCAACCTCTATTTGAGGTTTTCCAATCTAATAACCAAACTAAATCTTCACCCCGTTTACCTTTGGATTTGATGACACCGTCAATGAATCCTTTGAATGCGTGTGGATGAGGATTGATTGATTCATAAAGTTGTTCTTCTGCGGCTATAAATTCCCAATCAGGAAATTCTGTTCCCATGAAATTTGGAATTTCTGCCAAAATGGCAAGACTTTCAGTCTTAGCCCTTTGTAAAGAGGTTTCATCAAATCCCTTTACGCCTTCATTTTTCTTCCACGCTTCTTCTAACATTGAAATGGTGATTGTCGTGTCCATCACCTTTGTTTTTAAGAAATTTTCACATGCTGCGTGAACGGCAGTTCCAAAATCAAGATAAATGCTTGGTTTAAATAAATCTATCTTTTTTACGTGTTGTAACTGATGTCTGTAAGAACACTCGGCCCATGATTTAATTTCAGAGTAAGATACATGTGGCTTTCCCGTAGGAAGCAACTCAAAAGAGTGATTATTCATTGTATCTAGACAATACAATTGATTTGACGATTAGATCAAATTTTTTATTTGTTGATGCTTTGCATGACCCTAGAATATTCTTGAGCAACAAAATTTATATCTATGTGTTGCAAGTTCCAAGGATATTCTGGCCTTATCCATGAATCATTGGGACAAGTCGTACCGTATGCCCCAACAACCTCGGGTACACCTGGTTGATTGTTGTGAATGATTGGTGTACCTTGAGACAAGGACTCTAAAATTTCATAAGGACAAGACACTCGCGTTGAATGACAAATTGTCCAATTTGACATTGAAAACAATTCTAATCTTTCTTGACGAGGTAGACTCGGTACAAAAAAAACATCATTTCCTTTTGCCTGTCTTAGATCGCCGTCACCATGTAGTATTAAACACGAATTTGGGTTATTGGATTTTAAATTTTTATATGTTTCAATAACTGTTTTTAAAGAATCATCTGTTGACCAGGCTGGCGATGAAGCTATAAAAATACTCTGATAATCTTTGTGTATTGAAGCAAGTCCATCATTCAAATTCGTTGGTTTGACATTAATATCAACTGCTTCATGTATTGTGAACGTATTTTGGTAATTTAAATCATTGCTATTATGTGTTGAAAAAATAACTGCTCTGGGATTAAATCTTAATGATTCTTTGTTACAGGTTTTGTCCCATCTTAATAAGACATTATCAGAATTGTTTAATTCAGAATCATTACCAAATGATAAAAGTATGTCAGGATCTTTGTCTACAATTTTATGTCCCAGTCCTGAGAGTTGAGGAATCAAAAGTTGTAGAAATAGTCTAGTGTCAGGTTGGGTTAGAGATTCACCAGCTAATTTATAATTCATGATCGTTTTTTGACTGTTTCAATTACGGGCACTGCGTATGGTGTACCTTTTAACATCACTGCTAACAATGCTAGTTCTTTTGTTTCTACATTTTCAAGTGAAGCACGTTGGGTAAAAATATTGGGATCCAATTCTTGGGTGTTGTTTATTGCTACTGAATCATAATAAGCTTGTGCTATCCAATTCAGCGATTCATTTGAAATTTTTACCTCAGATGAAACAAACACTTCTTGTAATGATTCAAAAATTGTTCCATAGATTGAAATACACGTCTCTTTGTTTAAAGATTTATCTTTGTATTTAGTGAGTCTTTCCACCAATAATTTTGAAACAGATTCATGAAAATTTCCATGTTTGCTCATTTGTCATTAACTTTCTTTGTAACTGCTCTGCCAAGCATATGTTCCCAATCCCTATTATTTTCAGGTCTTATTTCAAGATTTTTATCCCAAGCTGCCTGTAACATGGTAATCTTGACACCAAGGTCTTTACTGAGACTTTTTAATGCGTTCAAGTCCTTCGGGAAACAGTGACCTCCAAACCCGCGGACATAGCGACCATCATGAGTTGGAACAGGGCCGGGAACAGACCAATGAGAAGTGCCAAGGCGTGTGTCAAATTTAGCATATTCAATGACCTTATCATAATCAATGTTTAAACCCTTACCATCGAGCGCCTCACAAATTTGTGCAATTTCATTGGCAAAAGAAACCTTGACAGCAAGAAACGTATTGATTGTGTACTTCACCATCTCTGCAGTTGTTGACGAAGTTTTGATCAATGGTACCTTTGGGAAGGCAGCCTGGAAAACCTGCTTCACCTCGTTGATCCATGGTCGAGGACCACCAAGAATAATGCGATTTTGATTGCGCATGTCATCAAGCGCGTTAGCTTCTGTTAAAAATTCAGGATTAAATACAACATACAGACCTTGCTCGTTAAATCTTCTATTCCAACGCTCTGTTGATCCAGGTGGAACTGTAGACTTTATGACGGCAATTCTATCTCCAGGAACTTTTGCTAATTCTTCAAGAGCACCCTCTACAATGGAAAGATCAGCTGATCCATCCTCATGCATTGGTGTTGGTAGACACACGAAGTAAATGTTAGAAAAACCAGGTGTTCCACCATCTTCATTGTCAAGAATTAATTCTTTGACTGAATCCGGATAACCTGCTACCGGATCTGAATGACTTGGTAGAGCACCTCTGGCGTATTTACCTGCTTTATCATAAGCATATACATCAAATCCGCGTTCAGAAAACACCGTTGTTAGAGTTCCGCCAACAAAACCTTGACCAATGACGGCAATTGATTGCTTCATTTAATTCCTCTTAAGTTTAAATAATTCTTTTCAAAGAATTCTATTGTTTCCACTAGGCCTTGTTCAAGAGGAGTATAGATAATTTTGCAACCTAGATTTTTTAGTTTTTCGTTGCTGCTTGGTTTTCTGTGTTGCCCATTTGGTTTGGTGGTATCAAATTTGATGTTGCCATTAAATCCTATTATTTTTCCGATGAGAGAAGCAAGGTCACCAATTGATATTTCGTCTGTGCAACCGATGTTTATTGGAAATTCATCATTGTAGTTTTCCGCCAACCACCAAATAATTTTTGCTGCATCACGAGCAAAAGTGAATTCACGAAGAGGAGTTCCATCGCCCCACAAGACGACATCCGTGCCATCACGTTTGGCTTCATAAAACTTTCTAATTAGAGATGGGATTACATGTCCACTATTTAAATCAAAATTATCGTGAAGCCCGTAGAGGTTATTTGGGACGATGGTGATATAATTGCATCCCCATTGTTGTCTATAGGCTCGTGATTGAACGTCGACCATTCTTTTGGCGTATGCGTAGCCAAAATTAGATTGATGAGGTGGGCCGTTATGAAGTTGATCTTCGGTTAGTGGATATGAAACATATGCAGCGTCGGGATAAATACAGGTGCTTAAAATAGAAATTAATTTTTTTACTCCGCACTCTTTGGCGCCCTGAAAAACGTTGTTATTGATGGCTGAGTTAATTTTATAAAAATCTGCAACATAATCAGTGTTGACTTTTACTCCGCCTACTTTTGCGGCGCAATTAATCCATACATCGTTGTTGCTAGAAATTGCCTGGTGTAATTCTAAGTTTAATCCGTAAGAAGTGGGGGCATAAATTTCTGTTTGTTTTGGTCTTTCACAAATAATTTCATGTCCCAATAACCCAAATCCACCAAAAACCGTTGCTTTCATTTTAATTCTCTTTGAAGATCAGCTTCATACATCATTTTTATTAAATCGTTAAAACTTGTTTTTGGTGTCCATCCCAATTTTTTTCTTGCTTTGCTGGCGTCACCTTGAAGAAAAGGAACTTCATGAGGTCTATATAATCTTGAATCTATCTCAAGATATTTCTTGTAGTCTAAGTCGGCCAATGCGAATACTCTTTCCACAAATTCTTTGACTGAATAACATTCTCCTGTCGCAATCACATAGTCGTCGGGTTGATCCTGTTGCAACATGAGCCACATGGCTTCAACATAGTCTCCTGCAAATCCCCAATCTCTTTTTGCATCCAGGTTACCTAGAAATAATTTGTCTTGCTTACCAAGTTTAATCCTAGCAACGGCTCTGGTGATTTTTCTGGTGACAAATGTTTCACCTCTGCGAGGGCTCTCGTGATTAAAAAGGATACCAGTAGATGAATGCATTCCATAACCAACTCTATAATTTCTCACGAGGTTATGAGAAAATAGTTTTGCGCATGCATAAGGAGATGCGGGAGTCATTCTTGTTTCTTCATTTTTCATGGGATCCATGTTATCCCCATACATTTCTGAAGATGATGCTTGATAAAATCTAGCATTCGGAACCACATTTCTACAAGCTTCCAATAATCTCATGACTCCCATGGCTACGGAATCAACCGTTTCTTCTGGGACATCAAAAGATGTACGAACGTGTGATTGAGCTGCTAAATTATAGATTTCATCTGGTCTATATTCTTGAAGAATTCGATACATGGACCCAACGTCATTCAAACTTCCGTACTGGAGTTTTAAATTTGGATTGTCATATAAATGATCAATATTTGACGTATTGATTACGGATGTTCTTCTTTTTAGACCAACTACTGTATAACCCTTTTGAAGAAGAAATTCTGCGATGTAAGAGCCGTCTTGACCGGTGATACCAGTAATTAAAGCCTTTTTCATGATAAAATCTTTTTCACCGCAATGGTTTTTAACTTATTATAGGTTTCCGTAGTAAATGAAAGATAATTTGAGCCCGATTTATAGTGAAGAATAAAATGTTTATCTGAGCCTGCTTCAGCAATAAATGCAATGTGATATGGATCTGGTAAGTTTGCTTTCTTTTCTTTTATTAAAGAAAGAATTTTTTTTACCATGTCGGAAGTATATACATCATATGAACAATAATCCTTTTCATATGGAAAGGATTTCATTTCATTAAACTTTTGGCCGCCAGTGTGTTTAAAATCAACTAAATTCATTTTTTTGTCAAAATCTAAATGGTAATTTATATTCCCATTTAAGATGTAATGTATTTTTGTTCCAAATTCATTATTAATTTCATCACGAATACTATGTTCTTCTAACAAAAGAAAATTTAACATTTTATTTTTTAAATAAAAGTGAGTTAGTGCTCCAACGTCCATATTTTCATTATGGATTGGCGCTGGTGTCCATTCAAGATTTTTCAAATCAGGATTTTTTTCTAAATTTAGAATTACAAAAGCATTCCACATATAGTGAATTTGATGATTTTGTCTATACTGTGGTATGTAGACGACGTCTTTATCTACAATTAATTTTTCTAGGTCGACATAATCGATGAAAAACATATCCGAATCAATGATACAAATTTTTTTTTCATTAGTTACATAGTGTTTAAAAGACCACATTAATGGATATGAACATGCGACATTTGGTGTAGTGTACCTATTTCCAATAAAATTGGTGACCCCCTGGGTCACTTGCATTTTGGTATCTAGTTTTATGTCTACGCATTTAATGTTAAGATTATTGCATACTTTTTTTATTTGTTCATATTGAACTTCATTATCAACAGCATTGTTAAATACTACAAATTCGTAATCACACTGCAAATATTTTTGCATTGATTCATACTGCATTTCAATAAAATCGGGTCTTTTATGCGCGTATGTGAATATTGTTATTTTGCTCATTTTATCATATGCCTATAAAGATTTAAATTTTCTAATATGTATGCAGGATAGCTGCTGTCTATGTCAACAATATTGAGTCGATCTCTAAAGAATGGATCAATGTTGTTAACCATATTATTTTCTATAGAATTTAATACGTGTGGATTTAACATATCACGTGCAGAATAACTGGTCAATTTTGTCTTAACCATGTCTTTTCCTCCCATGAAACTAAAATGCCATCCCCCATTTAGTATTTTTGTGCTTATTTTTTCATCTCCTCTTACTTCGTTAAAAGAAAGATTCTTTAATTTTTTATATGTTCCAATTTTTGTTCCGTACCAATCGGTTTGTTTTAAAACATTAATATAATAATAATATGTTTTTTGATTTAAAGAATAAATGGTATTTGTATCAAAACTTTCTTTCTGTTTGATAAGATCAGGATTTGGAATTTCATCTGCGTCTGAGAGCATTATTATATCTTCATCATTACATCCAACTAGAGCTCTTCGTACGCTTTCTTTTTGAAAGAAATCTCTCCCATAATCAGGTTGTGTGTGTACGTTAAAACGATTTTTTTGTGTCTTAACATAATCATGTATTTGTTCTAAAACAGGATCATTTGTTTTTGCAAGATTAGCAAAATCAATTGGATTGTCTTCTATGTGATAAGAAATTATTTTTGGTAAAAACCTTGCAAATCGATGTTTATTTTCTTCAAAGAAATAAGGTTTTGGTTCACCTGAATGTTTGAGGTTTGATTCGACAATCACGAAGTGATCTACTACCTCATCAAGTATGTTTAGTCTCATTTCGAGAATGTCAAGCTCATTAAAGAAATTAAAACAATCGTATACTTTCATAGATTTATTTGCATTTCTTGTTAAACATAAGAATGTTACAACCGCAACCAACGTTTGTATAACTTTCAATTTTTTCTATAAATGAATCATTAATAGTTGTTAAAAGCGGAGCGCTCTCTGTATTTGTTAATGGGTGATTGATGTCTTTAACAAAATAAAATTCATGGGATGTTGCATACGTATCACATATATTTTTTATGTTTGTTTTTGAACGATCCCAAACTTGACCATACTCAAACTGAATATATTTTATATTATTTATTATTTCCGTGTAACACAGGATTTCTGGTTCACAACCTTCAATATCCATTTTTAAGAAGTCGATATTTTGGATATTTTTCTCAATAAGAATTTCATCAAATTTACGAATATCACACTCAATTATATTTCCCCAAGGGCGATATATTGATTCGCTTGCTTCACCGTACTTAACTTTGGCATTTTTGTTTGATAATCCGATGTTATAAAGATTTATTTTGTGTTTTAGTGAGGAAATTGTGTTGATTAATTTATCAACATGTTTTTGATTGATATCAAATAAATGAAAATTAGCATTTGGTTTAATGAAATAATAATCTAGATTATCTCGACATCCTATGTCAACAACAACATCAATGTTATTCTTAAATTTTTCAAATAAACTTAATTCATAAGAATTTTGTTTAATCATAAAATTACTCAAAAATTAAAATCGAATTTTTTGATAAAGACAATGCTACGATAAAGGTGAACAAACTCTAACATTTTTTCCCAATCATTTAATGGATTGGTGAATAGATTATTTTGAATGTAGTGTCGATCATTATAAGAGTTTTTAACATCTGCATTACCACACTTACCGTTTGCATTAGTAACATCTAGAAGATTTCTCAACATAGACATAAAAGAATATCCACCAGTTAAATCTGGCCAATAACAACAATGTAAATCTTCAACTACATATAATCCCCCAAGTTTAAGAAGAGGAAACATGTATTTGAAGGTGGTACTCATGTGATAACTAATGTGAGATCCGTCATCAATGATGATGTCAAATGGGCCATATTTTTCATTAATTTCTTGCAAACGCTGAGTGTCAGTTTGATCACACTGAACAATGGTGATTCTATCTTCACCGAACCTAGAACAATCTACGATGTCTAAGCCATATATTTCACTATTAACAAAATAGTCTTTCCACATTTTGAGAGAATGACCGTTTTGCACCCCAATCTCAAGGATTTTAAGTTTTTGATTTCTTAATGGCTCAAAATACTGTTCATAACGAACAGTATAATTATGTATGTTACTAGCCTTATCGGTCCCATACTTTAGTCCAATTTCATCTAATTTCATTGTAACCTCTTTCAGTAATCAACTAATTCAATATCAAAGTCACCAAAAACTATTGCACCCGTTCCAGAAACGTGTCCCAATTTTGTTATATCATATTTCTTTTGACTTACGCTAGAAAACCAATTTATCATTTGATGATTTAATAGAATGTCATCACACAATACTATTCCATTAAAATTAGCCTTAACAAGCTTTTGTATAAAGGCATGTTCAGTTTCACCATCATGACTAACATTTAGAAAAATAAGACTAGTTGATTTAATCAAGTCATCTTCAATTGACAGTATGTTAGAATTATGAAATTCAATATTTGGATATTGAGAACCTATTGGAGTGTGTTGTAATGAGTTTCCTACGTATTCAAAAAAATTATTTCTATTTACGGTATAAAAATCATAACTATGAACTTTATTAGTTGGATTGTTGGCTAGGCATACAGCAGATATTCCTTGATGTGTACCGGCGTCAATTATGACTGAATTTTGAAATTGTTTAGCAAAATATGCTAACAATTTATAATGTTGAATTTGAGGATATACAACTGTCTGAGCTGTTTCAACATGACCGTGTTTATTGTATATGTTATATAAAAACGTACAATCAGTATTTAAGACGTCCATTTTTACTATAATTTTATTTATCATTTCCAATAATCCTTATTTTGATTCTCATAGTCGAGCTTTTGCTGTAGACACTGTTCATACGTATAAAAGTTGCCGTCTCTATGCGCATAATTCCAATTTGGAATTAATGAATCACCACAGGACCAGTATCCATCACTTCCTTTATAATCGCCCCAATACATGGGGGCGATTACATTAACATTGTCATTTAACCAAATAGGCCAAAAGCTGAAACTGGATGCTGATATAATCACATTTTTTGCGTTATATAGGATTGTCCAATCCATCCATGTTGGCCCTCCTATATGGTGTGATGCTTTTAAATTATCTTTTAACTGAGTTGTTGATCCACCTACAATTGGAACGCCGGGACAAACATTGGAGCAGTATAGTGGATCGTCAGTTACTGCCACAAACTTAATACGTGAATTTTTTTGTAACATTTCTTTCATTCCACGCGTGTAGTATTCTCTAAGCAAAAATGCACTGCTACCTAGAAAATCTCCACCCCTAACGTGGATAACGCAGATATCTTTATCTGACCATTCTGTTATATTGTGACTTATTTTTGGTTTAATCCATTCTTTCAAATCATTACGAAAATTTTGAATATAATTGATCGATTGCATAACTCCATCGATCTTTGTGTTGTCTTTTATTTTTAAAAGGTTTTCATCCAATTTTCCAATAAAAATTTTTGTTCTTGGATGTGTGTGTCCCTTTTCTCGATAATAAAAATTTATCTCGTTTGGCAGGGTATGAGGTGGACCACCTTCAGGACCATTTCCTCCCACTACTTTCATTCCCATGTCAATTTCTAAAAATTCACTACCTTTGTATTTATGTTGGCTTTGAATACCAAAATTAAAACCTCTTAGCTTTGCAACACACCTTGTAACTGCATAACACCACAATTGATTTCCCAGGCCTTGACCATCATAAAATTCTGTTATTATCACTTGATAAGTGTACTAAATTTAGTCTTTAATGTTTACTTTAATACTATTTTTTTACCATATGAGCATCCCACCAATGTTTGGGAATTTTATCCCAAAATACAGGGAGAACAACGTTTTTATTACAACCACTTAACCACCAAGAACACTCATTAAAAGTAGTACCCAATGTAAAAACCATTTTTTTACACTTAGATAGTAAAATCATTTCTACTAAAGCTTGCATGTTTTGATCATAATCAATTGTATATCCACTATCTATTATTTCTTTTCTTTCATAGACTAAACATCTATTTTTGTATTTATTTTTATAATAATTTTTTACTGATAAATCGTCTGATGCTAGAAAAAATGTTTCTTTAGTGTTTTTTATTTCATCCTCAAATCCTTGAAAATTGATAAAATCAAGTTGTTGAAAATCATTTCTACGATACCTAATATTTAAACAAGTCATATTATCAAAATCCCAATCTTTTGATAATTCATCAACTTTTTCAATAATTTTTTTGTTTATATTTATTTTTAGTGTATCCCATATTGGGAGATACTTTTTGATAAAGTAGTTGGGCGTATCATTAAATAAAAAATCAATTGTTCTATATTTTTCAATATATTCTTCTTCTTCTGGATCTGCTAAAAGTTGCCATACAGCACCAGTGTTTGGGTATTTTTTGATATCATCACTAGTCGCCAATTTTAAATTATCAAAAAGTAAAGCATCTGCTGGATGTTCAATTAAAATTTGATCCCATCTTGCCAAGTGCGATACATATGACTTTAATCTATTTCCCATGCCTGCTGATTTTAACACAACAAACGTTCCTTGATTTTTTATTTTTTTAATCATAAATTTTTATTTTTTAATAAAACGTCCGTTTTGAAATCATACACTAGTTCCCAACTATCACCTAATAATGATAAAATTTTTGATAAATTTGCTTGTTGAGCATAATACTCTTCATTTGAATATTCTGTATAAAAATATTTGACATTTTTTTCAAATGAATTTTTACCACTCAAAATTAAGTCTTCTTCTGCACCTTGAACGTCGGCCCAAATAAAATCAATATACTCAATATTATTTATTTCACAAAAAGTATCTAATTTGGTTGAATTTACTTCTATTTGTTGATCAAATTTAATAAAAGGCCAAGTCTCTATGTGCTTTTTAGGCTTTTTTATGCTGCCAGAATAACACAAGTCATCTGGATTATCAGATCTTGATCTATTAAAGATTAATTTTCCATCAATATTAGAAACAACTCCCTCATAAAGATGATGTTTTGAATACTTTATGTTATCTTTGACAATCTTTATGTTTTTGGGTTCAGGCTCAAAACAATAAATTTCAACATCATTAAACGTATTAATAAATTCTTGTGTATCTTTACCATCAGCACAACCAATTTCAAAAATAACTGGGTTATCTTTTTTTAAAAGATGTTTAATCGTTTGTTTATTCATTTCTTGAACCTTTCATAATAAAAATTTTTACCATGAAATCCAAAAGGAACTATTCCTTCAATTTCAGGTATTTTTGTTTCGTGAGAAAAATATTTTGCAATATCAATGTTTGCAAAATTACAACCATTTTGTTCATAAATGTGTCGATAATTACAGGTAATGAATCCATCTTCATTATAAAAGCCATGGAATGGCTTCCATTCCAAATTTATATTGTTGGGTAAATCAATTAATTTTTTACTTCTTAAAGAAAAGCCACCATTACCTACCCTAATCAAATTTTTATTGATATCTCTATAAGAAAAATTATCTTTTGGAATAGGCCATGGTGCACCTATGTAATCATAATTTAAAAATTCATTAATCCAAGCACTTGGGTTAATTACAAAACCATCATATTGTACAGTAAGTGCATAAGGTGTTTCTATGTACTTACCTAAAGAATAAATCATATGGTAACTGTATTGATCTATATTTTCAATTTTTTCAATTTCATTAAATTGAATTTTTGTAGGCAAATTAGACGGCAAATTATGAGTTATTAATTTGATGTCAGCAAAGTTTATTTGCTCACAACTTTTTTGTAATGCAAAAATTGTTTCATCTATCTTTACAGAAGATAAAGCAACCAGTGTAACATCTTTTAAATTCAGCATCATTTGATTATATTTTTTATCAATGAATATGTTTAAAATATTTTATTTGAAAAAGTCTGAAATTTGGACATAACATAAAGCAATTCTTTTCTTTTTGTTTCCTCAGATATAAAATTGCTCAATTGAAAGCTTGATGTTCTATTCACCACGGTTATTTCATTTAAAATAATTGGATCACCAAATTTTTGGTGCAATCTTTTGTAATATTCGACATCCATTAACCACACCAAATTTTCATCAAAAAATATTAAATTAGGATTATTTCTAATTGTTAGAACACTGGGTGAACTTATTGTGTTATTTCCTAAGTGTATTTGATCATGGTATTTTGGAAAAAATTTTCTGGTCATCTGGTGACCGTCTGGGCTGTGTTCGCAAGCGCTAATTAGCCAATCCCCGGTTAGTTGTTTCTTTATTTCATTTGTAGTGTTTTCTAATGAATTAGAATTGAATAAAAAATCATCCTGAAACAGGATTTTTATCCAATCACCGTTGCAATGTCTAACTGCATTATTAATGTTAGATGATGAATTTCCTATTTTTTCTTCATTTTTAAGATATTTAATTTTTAATTTTGTTGACCATAGATCACATAAATTTTTAATTTCATTATCTTTACTGTGATCTGAAATGATTATTTCAAAGTCATGAAAAGTTTGTTCTAACAATTTTTGAAAACTAAATTCTAAAAATTCTTTACCTTTTCCATGCATCTCGTAAGTTGGAATTGCAATTGAAAGTTTCATATTGTTAACCACCCATCAGGAAACAAGTCTTGTGTATCTTTTGGACCTTTTGGACCAAACCAGTTTAATGGTGCAACAATTTTTCCACCATTTTGATGTGGTCCGAGGTATGCTCCCCACCAAGAAAATGAAGAATTTGCTATGATTGCATTACGACATTTTGACATTAAAAGTAGATCAGTTACGTCATCATAACTAAATTCATTAGCAAACACTATGTTTAATGAATGATTTATTATTTCATTTATAAATGTTTGTTTACACCACATAATGTCGTCACTAAATACTATTACTTTTTTAGGATCAATCGCCGAGATAGCTTTCCTATAATAATCAAGTTCTAAATTTGTGTGATAATCAGATTTATTTAAATAATCTGTTCTTCTAACATGTAGGAAACAATTATCTTCACAAACTTTTTGTAGATTGTTGTCTATCGCACTTTTAAATTCAAATAATTTTAAAATTTCATCTTCGCAGTGATCCCAATACTTTTTTGTTTGAAAATAACCCTTGATGTCAATGTTGTCTGGAGTTTTTTCAAAAAATTCAGAATCAAATGAAAACTGTCTTTCTTCTATTCTGGTCTTTGGAAGATCAGAATACTGAACACTTTTTTTATCATGCATTTTAAAAACATCAAAAAGTCTTCCACCCGGTGAGTAATAATCATATTTTTTATGATTTGCTATACCTACCAGTGAAGCATATTGAAACATTTGATTTCCAAGTCTGCCGTTACTTCCTATTGATAGGGCTGTTATCATTCAACACCATAAATTATTTTATACCATGTTGCAAGAGATCTGGGGATATTAGGATTGTACGTGGGATTTGGAACGTGTTTATATGTCACAAGTGCTTCACTTAAATTTGATAATTTAAACCACGGCAAGCATCTCATCCACAAATCAAAATCTTCTGCAAGATTAAATAAATCAAAATATCCTGCACACTTTTCAAGAATTCTTTTTCTAAAGATCACACTTGGATGACCAATAGAATTAGATCCGGATAACATTTCTTTTGCAATCAAATCATGACTTAAAGGATAGGAGGTATTATACAAAAAATTATTGTTTTGATCAACTACCTTTAATTGAGTGCCCAAAATATCAATTTCTTGATTTAAATTTAAGTATTCAACTTGTTTGATCAATTTATTGTTATGCCAAATATCATCAGCATCTTGACGTGCTATTAAATCTCCCCTAGATTCTTTAAGACCTAAATTTAAAGCGGGTACAATGCCAGGGCTTGAATGAAAAATTTTAATTCTTTCATCATTTAATTCTTTAATTTTATTTTCAGTGTTATCTGTTGTTCCATTAACAATACATAATATTTCAATATCATTGACATTCTGGTCAATGACGGATTGAATTGATTGTTTAATTGTATTTTCTGCATTTTTTACAGGTATGATAACAGATATCATTTTAATGATTCACTTTTACTTTAATATGTGGTGTTTTTGTTCCATCCCATTTCCTGTGCCAAACCCATCCACCGATGTTTTCTAATCTATTTGCTAGTTCTTGTATTTCTTCATCTGTAACATCTACCCAAGGTTTATCAAAAAACATATTATTTTCTTTTGTATCTATTTGAGGAATGTTGTACATGCTTTCCCAAAATCTTGACCAGTATTTTTGGTATGTTTTTATTTTTCTTGGTAAATTTTGCCAGCTATAATGGACAACATGGGGTAGATTATCTATGACCTGATTGATCCAATTTTCATAAGCACTTAATGCATTTTGATCGCCGTTTAGTGCCAAATGTCTAATTTTTTCTGATTCTTGAGATATGAAAGTTGCATGAGGAACTCTTTCTCCAGAATCTTCATAAATCATGTCACATGAGTCTGTTCCTGTGGCTGCATATAACTTTCCTTCTTCATCATATCTACGTAACTCTTTTGGAATGCCATGAGTAATATTTTTAGAATTTCTGCTTAATCTCCATTTCCATGGAGTAACGTCTATTCTAACTTTTCCATTTTTACCCCAAAGATCTATTACGGGTAATGATATGATCTCAAGATTTTTTGACATCTTTTTTGCTAAATCTACAATTTTAGCTTCATATCCATCTGGCACAATTTCATCTGAATCCATTTGCCAGCAAAAATCGCTGGTACACATTTTTCTAGCCTCGGCCTTCAACAGACCATCAACTTGAACAGCAAATCTTTTGTCATTAAAATCTTTTTTGCTGACCTTAAGTTTTAATTTACTTTCTTTTTCAGATAACTCTTGTAATTTTTCTATGGTACCATCTGTAGAACCACAATCTACTACACATACTTCATCACAAAAGTTTAACATTGATTTAACGCATTGCAAAAATGGGTACTCCCCATCAATGCAATTGTATGTTGTAGTATACCCACTTATAGTTGGCTTATAATCCATTATTTTTTTAATAGCTGACCAAAACATTTCGGGAGCGCTGTAAAGATAATTGTAAATTTCATCAAATGATCCATTGAACCATTCTTCTTTTGAATGTTGTACGTAATCGTTTAATTCAAGTTTACAACCAAGAAGTTTAGCTTCAATAACCATTCTAGGACACGTATCAGCACCAGACGGCAAATAAACAAATCCTTCTGCAAAAGCCATTTTAGCAAGCATTTCATCGTAAGATACGTTCCATACTACTTCGTAGTCTTTTTGATTGTCTTTGCACCACTTTTTTGCTGTTTCTGCACCCTTTACCCAAGAATTTGAACCCAAAACTATCCAACCTTTTTTGGAATCTTGAGATGAAATTACTTGATGTTTCAATAATTTTATTTTTGCGAGTGTCTCTTTGCTAAAAATGCTGGATATTACGATATTGTCTTTTTCATATAAAAATGGAAAGTTTGTAATATATCTAATTTTTTGAGACTCTGACATCCACCAGATGCTCTGTGCACCTTGAAAGAAGGCAGAAATAATCTTTCCGTTGAGTTGATTGTGGCAATCACATGGAAGACCGGTAATATTCTCGTGCTTTTCTGGTGACCTATAACTGCAATATTTGTAGTCATATTCCAACACAGAATATTTCATGTTTCCGACTATCGTTGGAATTAAGTTGGAATTAAGTTGAGCAAAATTTCCAAAAATCCAGTGACAATGTTGTCCGGATCTCAAAATATCAATATTAATCTGTGAACTTTTGATTTTTACGTAATTTACAGGACATGAATCAATTAATGCCTGAGTTGTTAACTCAGCTCCTCCAACATAATCTTCTATAAAAAAATCAGAAACAAATACTACTTTAGTTTCATTGGTAATTTGAGGAGTTACTTGAAATGGACTTTGATTCATTATGGAATGAATTTAAGATTATTACTTGAGATGTACAACAGAATTTTTGTATGTTTTTTTATTTGAAAACATATTTATAAACGGGAGATTTCTTCTATGAAGACTTCAGCGGCTAAAACCATCGAAATTGATGATGAGCAAACACCTTCAAGTCAAATTGAAGATAAACTAAGTCAGCTTTTAGCTGAAGTTAGTCAAAAACTAACTGAAACTTCTACTTTAGAATCTAAGTTTGATAGAATTATATTTAAAGTAGAAAAGATAGAAGAATCCCAGAATAAGATTCTAGATCAAATATCTGATATACATGAAACAATGTACAATCCGGACAAGGGAATTTTTTCTAGAATTAAAGAAGTTGAACAAAAAGACAGCAAAAATGTTTTAATATTGGAACAATCAATATCTGAAATCGGTAATTCTCAGGAAGAAGAAAAAAAAAAGTAGAGAACTTTGAATTAATTCTTCATGATCACAAAGAAAATATTAAAAATATTGAACAAAAAATATCTGATTTTGAAAAAATCAGATCACACTTATCTTCATCAATAAAATGGATGATTATAACATTGTTATCGGGAGCCGGCGGTTTATTTTCAAAAGTCATTTATGATCGTATAGGTAAACTTTTTTAAAGTGTACTTTTAAAGAAATTAAACTACAATTTAATTGTGATAAATTCTGTAGTAGCACAAGCCGTAAGAATGTTAGAATCAAATGTAATTTTTGAAGGAAAGATATTAAAATTTCCTGCAAATTTTGCATCTTTAAGATTCAGTGATAAAAATCATTCTTTACACCATCAAATTTTATTAGATGCTTGTCTAAAAGCAGAAAAAATTTTTCCTGGAGGTTCTACAGAGTTGGTTAGGATTTTAGCCTCCTCCAGAGTTTTTGACACAAAACAAAATCATCTTTTTTACCAGCCGAACAGACAACAATTGTTTGATCATTTGACCTCTTTAGGTCATGATGATTTTATTTTTAACTTATGTATGACAGCATTAGATTTTGCTGGGTCAAATGGAAAAATAATCATTGAAAAAACTCATTCTAATGAAACAAGTTTAGAATTACGTACTGGGAGTCAATTTGAAATAAATTCTCCTCTCGGCAATTTTGAAATAAAGGATCCCAGAATTGTTATTTTTGATGGATTTGTAGAATCAGTTTCAGAAATTCACCATTTGTTGACCCAGGTTTCTGACACTGGAGATGATGTAATTTTAATTGCAAGAGGTTATCATGATGATGTTTTGTTAACTCTTTCTTTAAATCTTAAACGTGGACTTGTAAAAGTTAGACCAATCACAGTCAAGTTTGATGAAACTGGAATTAATACGTTGAAAGATATGTGTGTTGTTACCGGTTCAAGTATGATCACAAGTGATATGGGATTATTACTTACAGGAATAAAAATATCAGAATTTCCAAGAATAAAATCTTGTCAAGTAAATGATAAAAAGATTTATTTGGAAAATCCATCCCAAAATTACAACATCCAGTTACACTTTCAAGATTTATTGAATCGTATTAAAGATTCTGATACCGAGATGCATTGTGAACTCTTAAAACTAAGAGCCCAAAGTCTTTCAACCAGACAAGTAACAATTAGATTACCTAATAAGATTTCCGTGGCAGTAATTAGACAGTCTTTAGATTCTTGTTTTAGACAAATTTCTCACATTACAAAAAATGGAATGTGTGTTGATAAACAAACATTTATTCAATCTGCACTAAATAATCTGATAGATCAAGTTAAAATTTCTCTTGATTCATTAATAATTGAATAAAACCATTTTATTAAATCTTAAAATTTAAGATAATATTTGACTATGACAAATGATAAGTTAAAAATCGTCAAATCTACAAAAAACATTTTTGAAAACGCAAGAGACGTAACCGTTTCAAAATTAGTAGAAATGACCAATCAAGGTGTCATAAAATTAGACAGAGATCAATTGACAAGAGTTATTCAGGTAGTTCAGACAACCTTAGATAATTCTTATCAAAATAGTATAAAATTTCACGAAAGAGAAATTACAAATGCTTTAGAAGAAGCATCTAAAAAAAAGTAAATTTACTCTGGAATAAATTTGTATGTATGGTCAAAAACATTTGGTAAAATGTAGGTGTATCTTACCTCAATTTAAGAATAAAGTAGATCCTCCTACCCATCAATTTATAGTTTTTTCAACCTTAGATGATGAGGGAAATCCAATTATTAAATTTTCTCAATGTAATAATTGTGGAATAATTCATAAAATTACTGATATCTGTACCTCAGATATCATCGGTGGAAAAGAACAATTAAATTCAATTGTCACAATTGATGACATCAGACCAACTCTAAACATTAATCTTGTGGGAATATTAGAAAAAAACATGGCTGATCTTCCCACTTGGGAAAATGCAAAATTTATTATTGAAAACAAGATGTGGGGCCAAAGAATAACTCTTTCCCCTGAATCACAAGACGGCTTACGTATGGGAAAGGTTTTGACCATAATGGGAGATTCACAGTTTAAAGTTGATTCCTTTGCAAAGGAAGAAACAATATGAACCAAGAAATATACGGTCAGTTAAATTCAGAAAAATTAGCACTTGAGAATCAAAAATGTCGACAAATTGTCAATGAAATACTAGATTTTGGTGTTAATCAACGTCAACTAATGATGATTATTTACTTGTTATCTCTTAACGTTGAAAACATAGAAACAGCACAAGAATTATCCACCGTAATCAAGGAATTATCACCTGAAATTTTTGTCGGTCGTAATGAAGACAATAACACCTTAGAAAGGATCGAATTGTATGGGAAGACCTAGATCAGATTCATCTATTGAATCTAAAACAAGAGTTTCAGACGGGGGAGATAGTCACAATCCTCTCAATTATGGTCACAGTGAAGACGCTAGGATAGTTTATCTAGCTGGAGAGGTTAGTGAAGCATCAATCACTAACGTTATTGCACAATTGTTAGGTCTTGCAAGCATTAGCAACAAACCAATACAGCTTGTCGTTTCAACTTATGGTGGTTCTGTAGATGAAATGTTTAGTCTTTATGACGTGATGAAATTTCTATCTTGTCCAGTTCACACTGTTGGCCTCGGCAAGATCATGTCGGCAGGTATTCTTCTTTTATCTTCAGGCAAAAAAGGTGCCAGATTACTTGGCAACAACGCTCGTCTAATGATTCATCCCATTGCTGGTCATGCTTTTGGGAAAATGTTTGATTTAGAAAATGAAGTTGCAGAGTGCAGAAGAATGCAAAATTTAATGATTGAACTCTTGAAAAAAGAGACCAAAATGACAAAAGCCGACATTGACAAGATCATGAATTTAAGCCATGATTTTTATTTGACACCTCAACAGGCACTGAAATACGGAATTGTTGATAAAATCATTGGTGCAACTTGAATTGAAATACCTGTCAAACTATGTTATAAAATTACAATACGATGGGACAGGTAGACTACGATCAATTTTTTCCATTTGAAAAAATTAGATCTGAACAAAGAAAAGCTATTGAATTTGCCCTTGACTCAATTGAAGTTGAGGGCAAAAAGTTTGTGCTACTCGAAATGGGTGTAGGTTCTGGTAAATCAGCAACCGGTGTAACGATTGCCAGATATCTTCTTTCAAAATTAGAAGGTAAAGAATCAGGTTCTTATTTCCTGACAACACAAAAAGTTTTGCAAGATCAATACATGAAAGACTTTGGCCCAAATTCCTTGGGTCTCATGAGAACAATAAAGTCTAGTTCAAATTATAGATGTGCATATCATCCTGCACAATCTTGTGCTGAGTCTAGAAGAGTCCTACCACACCTACGTCAAGTTGAAGAAGCAAAAGATTTTGTTAAAACATGCAATGAACTGTGTCCTTATTCAAAGGAAAAATCATTTTTTATTCAATCGCAATTAGGAGTAACTAATTTTTCTTATTTCTTAGCAGAAACAATGTATGCTGGGAAATTGGAGCCTCGTCGACTCTTAGTCATTGATGAAGCTCACAATATCGAAGCCGAATTATCAAAATTTATTGAGGTCACATTTTCTGAAAAATTTGCAAAAGATGTATTGAAGTGTAAGTTTACAAACGATACGTCTCAAATTGGTGTTTTTAGTTGGATTAAAAAAGTTTATTTGCCAGCTCTAAATAAGCACATAAAAAAAACAGAATCATTGGTAAAAAAAGAAATGAATGCTGGTGATTCTATTGATGAATCAAGCAAACGTTATGAAATGCTTGACAAACACGTTTGCAAGGTCAATAGATTCACTGGTATGTATCAACCAGATAAATGGATCATGAATTGTGTTGAAGTAAATAACAAAGGCAATATCCTTAGAAAATTTGAATTTAAACCAATATCGGTGGCCGAATATTCTCATGAACAACTTTTTAAATTTGGAGAAAAAGTTATCATGTTGTCCGCTACAATATTAAATAAGTCAGCTTTTTGTCGGTCAATTGGATTAAAAGAATCAGACGTTGCTTTTATAAGCATCCCGTCACCATTCTTGGCACAGAATAAACCAGTTCATATTTTACCCGTAGGTTCAATGTCTGTTAACAACATTAATGACACTCTTCCTAAAATGGTACATGTTGTTCGTGAAATTATGAACCAACATTCTAATGAAAAAGGAATAATTCATGCTGTGAATTACAAGGTTGCAAATTACTTAAAAGAAAATTTGAACGATTCAAGAATATTGACTCACGATTCATCGAATCGTGATTTAGTTTTACAACAACACGTGAATAGTAAAGAACCGACTGTATTGTTGTCACCTTCTATGATGGAAGGCGTAGATCTTGCTGATGATGCTAGCAGATTTCAAATCTTGTGTAAGGTTCCATTCCCATATCTTGGTGATCTTGTTGTCCAAAAAAGGATGAAAAATGATGATCTCTGGTACCCTTATCAGACAGCTAAATCCATTATCCAATCACTTGGAAGATCGATTAGAAATGAAGATGATTATGCAATATCCTATTTATTAGATTCTGATTGGCAAAATTTTTATAGAAAACACTCTAACATGTTTTCTGAAGATTTTTGTAAAGTATTAAAGTAGTTTTTACTCTTTATGAACTAGATATATTGTATTCATATCGGAGGATTTCTCATGAAGGATGTCGTAAACCAACAACTACTTGATCACTGGCACGAGCTTCGCACTATGGTTGACGCTCTTGAACAAGATGTCAATAAAAATGCTCGTGGTGTTTCAGCTGCTGGTGTTAGAACACGCAAAGGTGCAAGAACCTTAAAGAAGAAATTAGCAGAACTTGCAAAAGAAAGCCTGTTGATGGAACACTCAAAGAAAAGCGAAGGGTGAGGTTTACATATGCCTTCACGTCGACCGATTCTAATGGAAATTGAGAAATTAGGTCTTTCTCATCACGAATCTCACACAGCCTCTAGTCTGTCTTCTTTCAAGGGAAAACAAGTCAAAGAAAAAAATGTTGAAATTCAACCCCAGGTAGAATTAACTTTACTTAAAGTTGAAGAGCTACCTAAAACCGAAGAAGTTAAAACTGAAATTAAGGTTGAAGAATCTTTACCTCAAGTTTTTGAGGAAGTTGAAGTTCAAAATTCCGTGGTGGAAGAATCAACAAAAAAGGAAAAAGGATTTCGCAAGAAAAAGAAGGATTAACACAATTCTTTTATTTTATTAAGTATCTTTTTTTCAATTTGACAAATTCTCATTCTTGTTAAACCATAAACAGCTCCAACGTCCTGTAGGGTCCAGGGGCTGTTTTGTGCTCCTACTATTGAACAATTTTGATGTGATGCATCAGGAAACCAATTATCACAGTTTTTTCTTTGGCAAGGAGTCTTGTGCTGTTGGTGAACTGAAAAGCAGGTTTTACCTTGTAAGACTGTGAGTTTTTTATTGTTTTCCATTGATTATATATTACAGTTGATTAATTGTGGTGTATTACATTACCTACTATTCTAATGAAAAAAACATATGTTTTAGACACAAATGTGTTATTAAGTGATCCCGATAGCATTCAAAGTTTCGAGGACAATGATTTATTGTTACCAATTCTCATTTTAGAAGAACTTGATAAACATAAAACAAGATCTGATGATGTTGGTAGAAATGCTCGTCAGGTTAGCAGAAATCTTGACGCCATGCGAAATCATGGAAATTTTCATGACGGCGTGATGACCCGAGGCGGAGGGATTTTAAGAATAGTTCCGTCCTCTGGGGATCCTCTTGCATTACTTCCAAAAGAATTGCAAAAGGGTTCTTCTTTGGATAACATGATCATTGGTTTCATGTTAGAACATCGTGATCAAGACGTCGTTCTCGTATCAAAGGACATCAACATCAGAGTTAAGTGTGATTCACTCGGATTGAAATGCCAAGATTATCTTAACATGAGAGTATCCTCAGACGTTGAGGATCTGTATCGTGGTGTTAAAGTAATACACGTTACCGAGGAAATTGTTGATACTTTTTATAAGGAAGGAAGCTTACCCCTCCAAGGTCTTACACAAGAAAACATATTCCCAAATCAAGTCGTTATCCTTAAGACAATTGATGCTGAAGGAAACACTGTTAAATCTGCAATGAGTCGTTGTCACACAGGTGGCGTGTTAAAATCACTTCCCAAATTGGAGAGCGTATTTGGACTGCGACCAAGAAACAAGGAACAGACATTTTCACTCGATTTATTGTTAGATGAAAATGTCAAATTGCTTTCTCTGACCGGCAAGGCAGGTTGTGGCAAAACATTACTTGCCATCGCTGCGGGATTAGAACAGTTAAATTCAATGGGATCTTTACCCAGATACCAAAAGTTAATTGTATCCAGACCAGTGCAACCTGTGGGCAAAGATATTGGTTATCTTCCGGGAACGTTGGAGGAGAAAATGGAGCCGTGGATCGCGCCCATCCGTGACAATCTAGATTTTTTGTTGGGCGCTAATGAAAAGAAACCCCAGGGCAATAGAAAGAAAAAATCTGATGAATTCTCGGTATCTTCCAATCCATATCTTGAATTGATGCAGCAGAAAGGTCTCATAGAAATAGAAGCTATCTCTTTCATCAGGGGTAGGTCTATTCCAAACGCTTTCATAATCATTGATGAAGCTCAAAATTTGACAATACACGAACTCAAGACAATTGTCACTCGGGTAGGTGAAGGAACGAAGATAGTCCTTACAGGTGACATAGAACAGATAGATAACGTGGACGTTGACATCTATACCAATGGTCTAACATATGCTATCGAGAAATTTAAAGAATATGACATATCAGGTCACGTGACCCTCTTGAAGGGTGAACGAAGTATTTTGGCTACTTTGGCTTCAAAGATATTGTAATATTTTTGATGTTCTAATATTTGTTATCGTGGTATTTGAATGGGAATTTTAGAAAATAAACACAGAATAATTGATTCTACCATCACTCAAGAAGGCCGTCGTCAACTGGCTTCTGGAATGATGAAGATAGAATACTATTCATTTACCGACAGAGATGTCTTTTATCAAAGTTCTTCTCTTAAATCTGTTGTGACAAACTTACCGGTCGCGGACGACGCTGCTTCTCGTTTATATTTTGAATCACCCTATTCTCTTCCTGAAGATCAAATAACTCCAGAAGCAGATGATTCAGGTAGATTAAGAATTTTAGCCGGTGTGGGACAAAAAATTAAAGTTGTTGGCGGAAAGTTATTAGCTTTTGATGTAGACACTGTCACGCAAACTTCAGGAAGCAATGTTCCGTATCTTTTAATTTCAGGCAGTGCTTTTGCTTCTCAAATTGAAGGATTATTAACTTCTTCATTTGATAACTTTAAGCAACTTAATTTGATAAAATCTCAAGATAGATTTTTTGATTTTAATACTTCTGATACTGAGTTTGACTTATCAACAAATACACTAAATTTTAGTTCTTCAATAACAAACCGAGTATTTGGTGGTGGTCCAGAGTACTTTAATTTAAAAGTTGAAGATTATGCAGATTTTTTATCAGATATTAAATTTTCAAATTCAAAAAATTTTGAATTTTTACCACCCATAAAAAAATTACCCGTTGGTACGCAAGTTAGTAATTTTACTGAAACACAACTAAATTCTAGTTATTCTTTAGGACCTTATATTAAGGTTCGGCAAGATTTAGTGCCTCCTCCGGGTAGTCCTAATCCTTTACCTACAAATACTTTAGATTTTAATACTTTAGATAAAACATTTTTACTTTCAGATCAAACAATTTTTTTATTAGGCAAAATTTCTCAAATAGTTGATACTGATAAAATAATAACTTGGGGCAATTACAGAGGTTTTAATAATTCAATTAGAAAAGGATTTTTAAAAAACGTTGACTTGTTAACGTCTGCAATTTCTACTAAAATAGCTTCTCAAATTTTTGAAGTTGATGTAAAGAATAATACTGTAAAAAAACTGGACATTTTAGACATGGGAACTTTTAACACTGGAGATAAAGACAGGTCAACTGCCCAGGTTTTTATGGCTGGTAAAGTTTTTGTTGATTCAAAAGGTAGGGATAAATTTTTTCATATTTTTACTCTGGTGTTTGACTGATGCCACTTTTAACTAAAGATTTAAAAACTGTTGTTAATGCAATCAAATTACCAGAAGATTGCATTTCAATTATTTCTATCAACCAAAATGGAAATTATGATATTAAAATTTCTGTCTTGATGGATCTTGAAAAAATAATTTCAAATAAGACTTTTAAAGTTAATTTTAAAGTGTCTCAATCAAAAGAATCTTTATTTTCAAGTGAATTAAAAAAAGTATATGACAGTGAAGACATCATTCGAATACAACAATTAAAAATAGACTTTATCAATGGTGTTTATAAGGAAAATTATATTTTACAGCAAGAACTAGATTTAACTACTACAATTAATAATTTAAACGTTAATGGATCACTAAAAGAAATAACACCAAATTTAGGGTATAAGAAATTTTCAAATTTTAGTGTAAATTCTAAAATAAACTTTCAAAGTGATGCAGAACAGTTTAAAAATGAATATCTACAAACTGAAAATTTGGCTAGCGTTTTAAAAAGTCAAAACAAAGATCCACTTTCAAAATTAACAAATATTCCATTTATTAGTTTGTTAGAGTCAACAAAAAGTATCGATGGAAATATCAGTGATGTACCATCACTATCTGTTCAAGAATTACATTACATCAATGCGTATAAACAAACCTTTAGTAATTTAGACCTTGTTGCTGACGATTTGATACCAACAATTAATTCTAACTTAAGTTCTGTTTCTAAATTTGAAAAAATAATTTCTGTAAACCCCAATGGATTTGACACCAACAAGTTACAAATCTCTGCAGATTTAATTGATATTAATGGTCAAACTGTTCAAACAGAAGAAATTACTATTAATTTCCAAAAAATATTACAATTATTCAAATCAATTAATGACGCTCCTCTTATAAAAATTTCAAAAGCATCATTTCCTCCTAATTTTTTAGCAGTCGAAGTAAGGAGTAAATCAAACAGTTTAGATAAATGTGATCTTTACCTTAGAAATGAAGATCAGGGAAATTATCAAAATCAAAAAATCACCCTAAATAATGGATCATTTTATTTTAAATTACCAATGATAAAGAGTAATTTGAATATAAAAACAAATTATTCTTCAATAGAGGGCAAATCAAATCAAGGATTTAAATTTAGTTCATCAACATTTTCCAATCCAAGACAAAAAACGCTAGTTGGATTTGTGACTGCAACACAAGCAAAAAAGGATATTTTTGTTTCTGCAAGAAACCTGCACCCGCTTACAACGGGCGTAACATTCTATGTTATAGATAAGACATTAAAATCAAATCCTAGAAAAATTAATGCATCTACTGTTACAAATGGGGTAGTTACACAAACAGCTATACACGTAAATCCATTTCCACGACATGTGTATGAATACTATTGTGTTTCTCAATTGTCAGACGGCACTCATGTTAAGAGCAAATCTGACATTATAGAGTGTTTTTCTTTTTATGATTGTGGAATTGAATTGGGATACAATAATCTGTCAATAACAACTAATGATGTTTCTTTTAGTGTGAATTTAAAAAATATTGACACAGTTACCGATAAAATATTTAATTTTGTAAGGTTAAGAGGTCTTGAATCATATTTTACTGGTGATTTTTCAAATCAAATTTCATCAATTAAGAAGTTACTATCATACCACGTTCACAGAGTCAATGTTTCCAAAGGAAACAGAGATTATTTAGGATTTTTTGTTGACGGCGAATCATTCTCAGACTCAAGTGCCGTTAGTCTTCAAGGTGCAACCCAAAGATTACAAACAGAAAATTACATTTATCAAATTTTTGTAACTTTGACAGATTCATCAACTCTCTTTGACAATCAAACAAATCAAGTTTTTTCTGATGATAAAATGCAAAGCTATTCTTTTAATTCACAAAAATTTAAAAATTCATTCACAAGACTTAATTCAACATTAATAACACCCAGAGGTATAAAGAAAAAAATACCTGGAACTTTATTTTCTCATGATGTCATAGCTTCAATTAACATCATTGTTCCATCGGCAAACAATCTCTCAAGTAATCTTGGGCAAATTAAAATTGACAGAGTTTACAATGATGGAAAAACACTCTTGTCTCTTAAGTGGTCTTCTTTCAATTCACCTAATATTGATTATTTCTTGTTAAGTAAAGTAGTCTCAGGAAGATTTAATTTTATAGGAAGATGTATAAATCTTTCACGGGGGTCAGAGTACGTTGATGTTGTTGATCAATATGGAAATATTCACTATTTCATAACCCCTGTTTATTATAATGGAACTTTTGGAACCCCTCTTTCAACTTCAATAGTAGTTAATCCTCCGATGGAACAGGTGATATAATGCCCGACCTCTCAGACTTATCTCCCGTAATTTTAGCAATTTCTGAATACAGAAATCTTTCAGATAATAAGGGTTATGATGTAACCGAATCCTCCTTTGGACTGGATGACAAGAGCATTTATCCATCTATTAATTCTTTAGGCGAATATTTTGATCTTCAAATTCAATCAAAATACATTGATTCATTGTTATACGATAAAATTTTTGACAACTTATCAGGCAGTTTACAACAACTTAGTGATTCAAATAAAAAATTAATCTCCCCCACTCTAACCAATTTAATTGATACGATAGATTCAATTAAAAATTATACTGTTATTGCCAAGTCTAGCCTTGACCTGACTCTTAATTCTCAAAATGATATTGCAATTAGAGAAATAATTGATCCACAACACAGTTTTATTGATAAACCCAACATCACATCAACCAAAATATGGTTGCAGGCTATTTCAAATATACGTGCAAATTTTTATGGATTTATTCCAGATTATGCGAAATTAAGTTCACAAGAATCAAAGATTCTTGGATTAGGTTCTGCATATCAAGATCCTCTTAAATGGAATGATACTTACACTTTTTTGCAAGGAAATCCCCAATACGCAGAATTCGGTCCTCTCGCACGTGTGATTATTTTACCTAATATTTTAGTACCATTTCAAGATATTCAATATGATTCAAAAAAGAATATTGTTGAATTTAGCGGCAAAGAAAGAAAATCAAATGAATTTTTAAGTGCATATGGAAACAATTCATTATATCAAATTTTTAATTTTTCATTTGTAGGAAATCGTGCTTCAGATGATTATAAAAAATTCTTATTGTATTTTTCTTGGATTTATTTGCTTTCAAAACTAACACCTGACACATCCTCCCTTGAAAATCTTAACAATAATTTAACTAATATTTTTGATGATTTTACTCTTCCCAATACACTTTTTAAGTTTGCTTACGACAAATCAAGCGATTTTAAAAAAGTCCTTACCCTTGAAAATGATTACATACAATACGTGCCAGAAAATAATAAGATTTTAAAACCAGGCACGGCAGAATTTTTTGATGATGCTTTTATAAATCCAGACAAATTTAAAAAATTACAAACAAAAGTGAGTGAAACCACGGGTTTGCTTCAATTTTTAAAATCAACAATTTCTGACACGGAAAATCTACCACTTTTAATGGTAAACACTGACAAAAGAATTGCTGAGATTGTTGGTGATCCATTACAAGGGCGGGTGCCAATTTCTCTTAAAAAAGATAGAATTGGGGTAGGATTGTATCTTACTAAACAGGCAGACGTTGTAGGTAAAAATGCCGAATATACTGTTGATCCAATTAGCGAAACTAAACAAATTCAATATGAGTTACAAGCGTTAGACTTGTTTTCATTTTGTTACAATCAAGTAGTAGTACCAACGGGTAATTTTTTTACGGATGGAGAAAATCCACCAAATTTTCTATTAATTTTAGGATTATTTGATTTTATTTCTAAATATGTAAAAAATGGCGATCCATCACCTTCAGAAGCACTGCAATATTTGTTATTTGTACAGTCACAATTTAATAGCGGGATTCTAACAATTCAGGGTGGATCTAATGTACCTGTAACTAACCTTTTCGACAATTTGTTAACAACAAGTGATGATTTTAAAGGTGCGTGGTCTACTGCCGCCGCTGGATCAGAATATAACACTGGAGAACAGAATTCTCAGGCTCAGGCATCAGGTTGGACGGGTCAAGATGCGTTGTTAAAAGCATGCGACAATATTTTTAAAAGTAACTTATTGAAGTCATTTAAAGATCTTTATACTGAAGCAAATACCATGTTAGATACTGTCTGTATAGATAATAGAACAAAAGTTGGAAGTATACCAAAAGATTTTATTTTATTTAAATTATTTTTACAGCAGTTGCAATATGTTTTTACTACCGTATCTGGTAAATTTAGGTTCCCCAATCAGAATGAAATAGATAAATCTGAATCTGATGCAAATCCACATTTGGGATTTAATGGTGAATTTATTACTAATTCAAATAAAAAATTTATTGAGGATCTGGTCATCAATAAATTACAAGCATTTATTGATAAGTTTTCAGAGATAGAGACGGCAATAAATAATTTTGACCAGTATGTTATTAGCCCCGCCACGGGCGGTTTACAAAAAGTAAAAGACTATGTTCAACCATTAGGAATTAGTCAAGATACCGCAGCAATGAATGCATTATTTTCAAATGGACAGTTGAGTCTGCTTAGGTCTAGGTTGGAATCAATGTATGATTACACAGTTGTTTACCCAGATTCAAAGGTACAAATCTTAGACAATTCGATGATAAGATCAACCCAGTCAAAGGCCGCAATCTTTAACATGGATACTCACAATTTTGGTAAAGAAGAATTTTTTGACAAGTTTGACATTTTAACCGTGGGTTTACCCAGATTTTTTCATGATTTATTTAGATCTAGATTTAAAATCTCAAAATCAAAACAATCATTTCCTATTGGTTTTCAACAATTTAATCAAAAAAAATCAAAACAAGTTGACGTTTTTAAGATAGTAGTTCTTAGAACTGATGAATTATATCCAGACATAAAATTTAAACCCATTGAATTTATATTTGATTTTAGCATACTTCCTAATAATCTTCATTACGGTCCTAAAATTAGTGATGTTGGTTTGTCAGATCCTGAAAATCCAACTTTAATAACTGATCCGAATAGCCCAAAATCAGCTTTAAGTTTTTCTCTTTATAAAAATGTATTAGGTACACAAAAAGAAGAAGTTTTAAATAATCTTGCAAAGGTTCTTTATAATCATCAAACAAGTCATTTATTGGGTTTATATTTGACAAATTTAACTGGGATTGAAATGAATGAACATTCACTTTACACAATTGATGACATTAAGAATGATAAAATTTTAAGAACCAACGCAATTATTACTAGTGTGATTCAACAAAATCAAAAAAGTTTAAAATCAAATTTATTGAAAGCTTCAAACAGTTTAATTCGTGGAATTACATCTTTGTCAGATCCAACAGTGATAAATGATTATGCATTAAGACCCAGAGCATTTGATCGGGTTTATAACATACCCGTTCCTAAAAGGTTTGAATTAGAATCTTTACCACAAAATCCCAAATACTCAGGATTAATTGATTCCATACAATCTTCAAATTATCTAAGTAGGAGTGCACCGTCAGTCGCACAATATCAAGTTTATGTTCAATCAATCAATGATTATAATAAGTAAAAAAAATGACTATACCTGATTCCATATTTTTTAATGATTCAACTCAAACGGGTAATTCAAATCCTGTTTACTCTTTATATATTTCACCGTCTACGACCATAAATGCTGAATTTAAATACTTTTTCTTTGTTAAAGATGAAAAAGTATCGCCTGCTGTTTACAATCAACAGAATAAATCTTATCCAAGATATATAAAAATTAATTTAAAAAGTAGTTGGAAAGGACCCGTAGTTAAGGGTATTGTCAATAAAAGTATTCCACCAGCCATAACAGAAAACTTAAATAATAATTTTGTTCCCATTGAGTTACAAAATTTTAATTTATTGCCCAACATAAAGATTCAATTAAGTGGCTCATTTTTAGGTTTAGCAGGTGTAGTGAAGAGATCACCGTTACCCCCAATAACACCAAGAATTTTAAATTCTATTAATAACTCTGTAATTAATTTTTTAACAGGTGTTAGTATCAATTTTAGCCCAAACAACAATATTAATTTGGGGAGTTTGTCTGACTTAGAAAAACAATTTTTTTCAACAGCAATCAACTCATCATACGCAAAAAGCTTAGTTAATTCTGCCAATTTTGTTACTAATAATGCGTTTTTTTCTGGAACTTTAAAGCAATATGAAAATGTTTCCCCCAAGGATAAATATAACATTCTTACTCCGTATGACATACCTAAAAAAATTCCATTGGGACAAGTCCCCAACATGGAAATAGCTTTTGCTGGATTTTATTTAGATAAATATTCTGTTGATGATTTAGACAATTTTACCTTTATAAAATCATTTCTCATTGAAAATGACTTCTTTGAAGACAAAGAAGTACTCTATGGAAAAAAGTATGCGTATCGAGCAAGAGAAATTTATTCAATGCCGTTGATTACGCCGGCGCCGGATTTTGGATTGAATTTTAGTCATTATCTTGTTGCCGTCAATTCAACAAATTTTCAATTTGTAGAAAGTATTATAAATGTTTCCCCTCCACCTCCGGTCGATCTTGACTTTATTTTTGATTATGAAAATGAAGGTCTCGTATTAACCTGGAATTTTCCGACGTACTCGATTGAAGATATTAAGGGGTTCTTAATCTTTAAAAGATTCAATATTGACGAGCCGTATCAACTCATAAAAATGTATAGTTTTAATGATGATGTATTGCCCTTACCTTTACCAAATTATCTTTTAGATCCAGAGATTACAGAAATTTTAGACAATCCTAAGATTACTTTTTTTGATGCTGATTTTAATAAAAATGGTTCTCAAATTTATTCTATTGTTGCTTATACTTCTCATGGTTATTACTCAAATTTATCTCCCCAAATTAACGTGACTTTTGATGTATCAAGAAATAAAATAAAGAAAAGTTTGATTTCAAATTTAGGTGCTCCCCTATCGTATCCAAATCTTTATTTTAAACAAGATCTGTTCAAAGATTTGATGTTTGTTGAAGGTTATTCTAGGCTCAGGGTTTCTTTTGATCCGGCCTGTAGAAATGTTTCTTTTTCAAACAATTTGCCGTCACAAAAATTATATGTTTCAACAAAAGATAATTCTGAAAACAAATATGTAATGACGATGTTAAATGTTGACAATCAATCTTTTCAAAAAATGTCAGTTAGTATTTTTGACAATGAAACCTAAATTTAATCATTTAACCTAAGCAATATTGTTGATATTTTGAGGTTAAAATAATCGAAAAATTGTATTTAAGGTAACAGGACAATATGGGATTTTTAGACAATACAACAAATAACATCATTTTAGATGCTGTTTTAACAGACACGGGAAGACAATTTTTGGCCAAAAATGATGGATCATTTTCTTTATATAAATTTGCACTCGGTGATGATGAGGTAAATTACAACATAATAAATAAATACGGAAGAACTGTTGGAATAGAAAAAATTCAAAAAAATATACCGATTTTTGAAGCAATAACAAATCAAAATTATGCTCTAAAATACAAACTAGTGAGTGTTTCAAATCGATCCTTGACATATTTACCCACCCTCAGATTGTCTCAAACACAAACTATTCGTTTAAATCTTGCACAAACAGGAAATAGATCTCAGAATTTAATTGTCAATCAGGTTGCCGGTGGAAATGGTTCTGTTGTTGTTGAAAATGATCTACAAGATTCGTTTTATATTATTGAAGTGAATGATTTATTCATTGATCTACAAGGTGCAAGAAATAACTTACAATTTGTAGATGCTCAGCAAAAAGCAACTTATAAATTTTTGAGTACCGAATCAAACAGCGACAGAGGGACGGGAGTTAGATTCACGGTTGCTACTAAACCTATATCAACACAGTTGTTTTCTATTTACGGAAAAAATAATGTGATTACAACTTATGTTAAAGTTACTGGTGGCTTATCTGGGGCTGTTTTAGAATTTCCGGTTTATATATCACTTGCTTAATAGGAAAATGAAATGACACTGTTTAAAAATTTAGAAGACGTTGATATTTCCGCCGCAAAATCTTATCTAAACCAATTAATTGACGTTCTTCAAGAAGACATCAGTGGTTCAGCATCAAGAAGAAAATATCAACATTATGTCACTGGGGGTATTGGACCAGGTGTTACTTCTTCTTTGTTTCAAACCGTGTATGATCAAGACTTTACTCTGCAAACAGCCAATCCAATTTTTGATATTACAATCGGTTTAAATCCTGACAGTAATACTATCACAACAGTCCAAAGTGGCGTTGATTCCAATGGAAAAGAATTATTTCCGTCAACCACACTTATGATGCGTGAAAAGATGGACAATTATCGCCAATTTTCTCAAGCTCTTTTAGGAGATTCTTCCAACAAATTTAAGTTTCCGCCAGACTCAAACACGGATGATGACATTGCAGATGTTGCTATGTTCATCTCATTTAAAAGACTATTCTATCGTGACAGAATAAAAGATCAAACATACGTCATGAATTTTTATTCTTCAGGTTCTTCAGGTTCTTTGCTTGGACCAAATTTGAACGTAACTTCCATTAATGGCTCGCATTTTTATACTGATTTTGGAACAAGTTTAAACAAGAACATTGGCGTGGGCGGCTCATTTGCAAACTTAATTGATGCAGCAGATAAGAACGTATCGGTTGGCCAAATTTATTATGACAGAGGAATTGTTGTTTGCGACCTTAAAAAGATAATGTCTGGAACAGAACATGCAAGTGGAACAATTTCAACTGTTAATGATGCTTCGGGTTATATACAGATTGGTAATGCATTAGGCAATCCAGAAGCAACATTTATCAAAGATTTTATGACATCAGGTTCAATAGATGATGTGTTGGACCACATTTGTAGCTGCAGATTTCAAGCGGGGTCATTAACTTCAATGACATTCCAGAACATCACTAATATCAATTCTACACTAATTTTCTGTAAAGCTGCTGCTGATGAATTCAACTATTCTCAAAATCCTACATATTTAGATGCCAACAACAGAATAGTAGTAATTGAACCAGGACAAGAGGATACTCAACAATCTTTTACTTTCATTACGACCATAGGCTTGTATGATATTAACGATAATCTTTTGGCAACTGCTAAATTGTCTCGTCCAATTTATAAGGACGTAAAGACAGATCTTACCTTTAGATTACGTTTGGATTTCTGATGTTATGTCAATCTTCAAGGTTGATCCTAGCGATGTTGAGACGATTACCTTAACGACCAATCCTAATACTTTTTTTGCATCAAGCTCTAACGGTATAACCGGGTCATTAAAAGTTTTTCCTCGTAGATCTCACTCTTTAAAAGAAAGCCTCACTTTTACTACGTCTTCATATTTTGAAGATAAGTTAATAAATGTGGACTACGGTGACGAACACTTAGCGGAAGTTTATATACAAAACGTCGGAAAACTTGTAACATATGATCCTTCCTTAGTAATAAATCGATTAGTACCCCAATATTCAGGACCATTGTCCTACGTTAATTACTTAAAAAAGGTAATATCAGGTACATTAATGCCTCATTATCGAGTTCACTACTCAGATTGTGAGATGTCATATACAAATTATAATTCTATTAATTTCGTTTCGTCTAGCACAATAGCTCCAGGTACTGCTCTTTTATACCCAAACGTGGGTGTAAATCAACCCAATCAAATTGGGTGTTATGAAATTCCAGGAGCATTTACTTTTGATTTTCATATTAATGTTCGTAACAAATATGCAAATCCTCGTCCTGGAACAATTCTTCATTTAAAACAAAGCTATGCTTTAAGTGTCGTATCTGGAACGATTAGAGATGAAAATGGGCTGTGCAGTAAATACGGATTACAATTACAACTTAGTCATAGCGCAGGAACAATCCCAACAAATGCGGCTCCGGGAGATTTAACATTTAGATTTGACAATGTTTTAAACCATAATTCGTGGCACCATGTCACGATAGCGTGGGGTACAAATTCCATTAATAATGGTACTGGTAGCGTTTTAATTGATGGTAACAGCGTAGGTAATTTTATTGTTCCTTCATCTTCAATTTTAAATAGTGCGCAGCTTCCTCCTGCTCTTGTTGTGGGAAATTATGATGATGCAATGAATACGCAAACATTTTTTAACTTTGCAACGAATTATTTCGGTCCAGTTAGATCTAACGCTTTTGGAATTAAATCAATAACATCGCCTGATACTTTTGGTAATGATTTTTCAGGAAGAAATAATGTAGGGTATTTTGAATTACATGATTTATCAATTTATCGAGAGTACAGTGATAAATTAAATTTGTCTTCTTCGTCACCAATACAATTATCAAAAAATTGTATTTTTTATCTACCTCCATACTTTGCAACTTCATCTTCACTAAAAACGGGTGATGCCACTTACGGATGCATTCCTCTTACACCTCAAGAAGCCAGTCAAGGATCCACGAGTACACCATTTAATTTGTCTTTGGCAATGTCTTGTGGTGGACACTACATTAATACTGAAAATTATTTACTTGATTTTGCAAACAATAGTTTTCCAAAACAGTTGGATCTTGTCTATAAACAAGACCCAGGTGCAATTTCAACGTTGTCTTTAAACGATTATTTTTATCAAGATTATCCCGTTAGAGGCAGAAATTTATTGATTCTTCCTTGCGATGATGGAAACTTTTTAAATAGTGCACCACTTTCAAGCATTATTCCTGTTTTTAATAATGTTACATTAACTAACTTTGTTAGTGGTTCATATCAATACAATCTTAACATTAATCCTCCAATAGTATCAACTTTTGCCGATCCTTTACCTGGAATATACGGAAATGGTGAGCAAAGTGAATTTGATAAAATTCGATTTGGTCTTGGTATTACACCTAATACCCCATTTAATACTTTTAATCTAGGCATTGATGCTTGGAAAAGCAGCAACAATAGTAAGATATCAAATAATGTTTACCTGTCACAAGATGATAGGTTACAACCTGTTGCTTGGTATTGGAAGTATCTGGATAAAGACTCTACACAAGTAGTAATATTTGATGTTAGCAACTTATATTATGGAAATCAAATTGAACCTGGCACGCTCACTTTGAGTGATTCTTCATTAACTGGATCAAACGGTCAAGTTTCAGTGACGATTAAAGATAATGGATTAGGTGGTCTTTATAGGGCTGATAGCTCTACACCACATGCAGTGTGGAATGACGTAGGAAACATCTTCTACAACGAAGGTTTGATATTCATAAAAAATCCTTCTCTCTATTTTTTGGGTAAAGATCAATATGAAATTTCATTTAAGGGAAACAGAAACATTCACGTATTGAAAATTGAAGCAACTGCGCCACGAAATTATGTCAATTCATCTTCTAATCCTACGTATAAAGAGCTAAGAGCAAATCAAAATCAAGTTGATGCTGATGATCATTTTGTGTATATAACTGGTGTTAATTTTCACGATAATAATCTTAATGTGATTGCACGTTCCAAGTTGGCTCAACCCATCATCAAACGTGATAGATCAAAGATAGTCTTTAAAACCAAGATAGATTTTTAATGGTTTCACAAAATCCTAAAAAGAGAAAAAGACGAAGGGGTTATCATAGAGGAACCTACATTTCTCCCGTGGCAGGCGAGTGTAAATATCGCAGTGGTTGGGAAGAAAAGTATATGAATTATCTGGATTCAAATGCAGATGTGGTTTCCTGGTCCTATGAAAATCTTGTGATCCAATATGTTTCCAATAAATCAACGGGAAAATTAAGAAAATATTATCCTGATTTTTATGTTGTGATGAATGACGGTACCAAATTTGTTGTTGAAATTAAGCAAAAGCGCAAATTAAATCAAGCCATCGTAAAAAAAAAGACCAAGGCTGCAGAGCAGTGGTGTTTGATGAACGGTGCCACTTATAAAATTTTGACTGAAGTAGAATTAAAAGATATGGGTCTACTGTAAAATGATTTTATCTAGTGACACGAGTGTTAATAGTTGATTGTGCCACAATTAATTCTAGGGTTAGACGTTTCAACATCAGTGACAGGTGTTTGTATCTTAAATTCTGACATTATACCTGATGAAAAAGGTTCGCACATCTTACATCTAGACAGGATTGAATTTAAAAAGTGTAAAACTTTGTGGGAAAAAGCTGACGTTGTTGCGTTGGAATTGTCAGACTTATTGAAAAAATTTCCCGGAGACTATCACGTTTTTTTGGAAGAACCATTGTTGGGGTTTCAAAAAGGAATGTCGTCAGCGACCACAATAACCACTCTCATGCGATTTAATGGAATAGTTTCATACATCTCTAGGGAAATATTCAAAGTTGATCCTGATTATATCTCTTCGTCCCACGCAAGGAAGGTGTGTGGAATAAAGATGCAACGAACAGCAATTGCTGGAATGAGTGGTAAGGAACAGGTCTTCAAATACATGTCAGAACATGATTTAAAGCACGTACAGTGGCCAACAAAGAAAAATGGCGCAGCTGTTGATTGGTCTCGAGATGCCACTGATAGCTATGTCATTGCTCGAGCTGCATCATTGAAAATGTAAGATGTACAAAAGTTGTTTGAGGTAGTCCAATCTATTTGTAGTGCAATCGCTGACAGAAAAAGTGAGATTCATCGAGTCAATTTTTGGCCGATGCCAGATGTCTCGTGATGAAAAAAACGTTGCAGTAAGATGTCCCATTTGTGATCCTAAAGATCCAAATAAAAAAAAGTTGATTATCAGGACAACGGATGACGTCACTCATTGTTGGGTTTGTGGTTGGTCATCAAGGTCTCTCTTACCTTTAATCAAAAAATTTGGTTCTCGTGACCAATTAAAAAGGTACGCAGAATCTCTGGGATTGCGTGAAAAAATATCTTTAGACGATCAACCCACGGTAAAAAAGTTAGACGCTCCCGAAGATGTGTGTTTACTGGCATGTCATGATTCATTTAACCCAGATGCAAGTGCAGTATTGAAATACTTGAAATCTCGAGGAGTTTCAGAAAAAGATCTTTGGTACTACAGGTTAGCTTTTTCAAATGAGCCTAAGTGGAATCGTCGAGTTATCTTTTTATCATATGATAATAGCGGTAACATGAATTATGTCACTGCCCGGGCAGTCGATCGTGACAAGCAACCAAAATATGTGAACTGTGACGTTGAAAGAACGACTGTTGTTTTTAATGAACACAACATTTCTTGGGACATTCCGTTGGTATTGTGTGAGGGTCCGTTTGATCTGATCCATTGTGGAGAAAATGCAACTTGCTTGTTGGGATCAGAACTCAGCGAGTCTTCTCTATTATTTGACAGGATCATATCAAACTCTACGCCCGTTATTGTTGCCCTTGATTCTGATACCCACAAAATAAAACGTCCCAAATTAATCAAAAAATTGGTTGAATATGACATCGAAGTTAAAGTGGTCGATATTGGTGATTATTCCGATCCCGGCAGTGCACCGGTTGATTTTATGTTAAAAGCAATTAACGATGCAAAACCTGTGGATTGGATGTTTAACTTTTCCAATAAATTGTCTTTTATAATGTAAGTTCTAAACACTTGATACACAAGTTATTATAGTCTTATGGATTATTCATGCGAATAGCACACATAGCAGACGTACATTTTAGGTCTTTAAGTCGCCACGCAGAGTACAAAGAAGTATTTGAAGCATTTGCAAGTGATTGTGAAACACGAGGCGTAGATCAAATAGTCGTTTGTGGCGATATCTTTCATACAAAGACAACAGGTCTTTCTCCCGAATATATTGATGTCCTAACGTGGTGGATGAAAAGGTTGAGTTCTGTTGCAACTCTGCACCTTACGTTAGGTAACCATGATGGAAACTTGACGAACAGAAATCGTCAAGATGCGGTGACACCCATCTATGAAGCGGTTAAAAAGAACAGTGACCTAAAAAATAACATCTTCTTGTATAAGAACAGTGGTGTCTATCCAATTGATGACAAACACAATCTCTGTGTTTTCAGTCTTTTTGATGAAGAAGGTTGGGATTCAGTTAAACCCGAATTAGGAAAATATAACATCGCAATCTATCATGGTTCGGTTGACACAGCTTTGACAGAAACAGAGTGGGTGCTTAAATCACACATAAAAGTTGACACATTTAAAGATTACGATTTAGCCCTGCTTGGTGACATTCACAGAACTCAATTTTTGGGATATCGTGAGTTAAACGGCAAAAGTGTGCCGTGGATTGGTTACCCAGGATCTACTCTGCAACAGAATTATGCTGAAGCGATAGATCATGGCTATCTATTATGGGACATCACCCCCAAGGGCCACGATGTTTCATTTATTAAATTACCAAATCCTCAGCCTTATGTAACCATTAATTGGTCTGATGATTTATCTAATGTCAATCTTCCAATCTCTTCAAGAATCAGGGTTAGACACACACGCCCTCTTACCCAAGCAGAGATAAAAGCAACAATGGGTTCTCTGCAGTCCCGGTTTAAGGCGACCGAGGTAATTTTTAATCTAGATTCAAAGGCACAAATTCGAGAGTTGGTGTCTAAAATTCCTTCTATAAAAGAGAATTTTCACAACGCAGAATCTCTGTTATCGTTATTACAACGATACGACTCTACACGAAAATTTTCCGAATCAGACTGGGAGTCAATAAAATCAACACTGGTTAGGTACCTCCTTGAATGTAAAGATGACATCTCAGCCAGAAATGTCAAGTGGTCTCTGCGAGAATTGAAGTGGGACAATATCTTGGGTTACGGCTCAGGAAATAAAATCAATTTCACAGCACTTGATGGAATTGTTGGAATATTTGGCCCGAACAGGGCTGGAAAGTCTTCTATCATCGGTGCATTGTTGTACTGCATGTTCAACACATCTGACAGGGGTTCAATCAAAAATCTTGACTTGATCAACGTAAGAAAAGATCACTCATATGCTCGTGCAGTGCTAGATGTTAATGGTGAAACTCATGTCATTGAAAGACAATCTGTCAAAAATACAACCAAAAAAGACATCACTGCGTCGACATCTGTAAATCTTTATAAAATAATTGATGACAATGCAATTGAGTTGAATGGAGAACAAAGGGTCGATACCGATAAAATCATTCGTTCAATTGTGGGTTCTTCTGAAGACTTCATGTTAATGTCTTTGTCCACACAAGGAGACATTGACAGATTTGTGAGAGATGGTTCTACACATCGCAAACACACACTTGCAAGATTTTTAGATCTTGATTTTTTTGATAGGCTCCATGAGATTGCAAAATCAGAAGTTACTTCATTAAAGGCAGAAATAAAAACTCTACAGTCTTCAAAAATTATTGATCCCTCTCTTCTTGCAACTGCACGAAAAGAGAGTAAGGATGAAATTTCTACACTGTTGAATCAACGTGATGAATTATCAGAAAACGTACAACGTCTTGTTTCTGACGTTAAGATGTCAGGATTCCAGGAGATTGAATCGCAGTTTCGAAAAAAAGAAAATGAGTTAAACTTACTTCGTAAAAACTTTAGTGATGTTGAGAGTGAATTAAAAACTTATCGTGAGGTTCTGTTCAAAACAGAAAGAAGACATGATGAATGCCTCTCAGAATTCAACTCATTTGATCTGCAGGCTTTAAGAGAAAAATATACAAAGATAAAGGAATTGAAGCAAGTTTCTCTTACTGCAAAGCATGCTGTTGAAAAGTGGGAACTAGAGCTTCAACGAAAGAAAAAATCAATTAGTGTCCTGTCTGAAGTCCCGTGTGGTGATTCGTATCCAACTTGTAAATTCATAAAAGACGCCCATCTTGACAGAGGGGCGTTAGATAATACAACCCAAGAATTGTCATTAGCAACTGAAAACTTATCAAACATTACTCTGTCGTTACAAGAACTCGAATCTTCAGGACTAGAAGTCTTGATTCGTAAGGCAGATGAGCTTAGAACAGAGTCTAGAGATCTTGAATTGTCGCTTCACAAGTTACGTTTAAATGTTTCTGATCGTGAAGAAAAATTTTCTACTACACGAGACAACCTTGCTAATTGCGAAGCTGAGCTAAAAAAATTAGATGGTCGTCTCAAAAAATCAAAGTCAGCAATAAAAAATGGAACAGTGGATACTCTACAGGAATTGAAGTCTGAACTTCGTTTGGTCGAAGAAAAATTATCCGCTCTTCATGCTAAGTTGGGAGCTCTTGATGAACAAATGCGTCAATCATCTGAAATAACAAATTTGGTTGATTCAAAAGTAAAAGCATTGTCTGTGATAGAATACGTCATGACATCCTTTTCTAAGCGAGGAATACCCAGCAAAATTTTGTCAGAGCAATTACCCGTCATCAATTCTGAGATTTCTAGTGTTTTAGCTGGAATTGTCAATTTTAACGTTGAATTAGAGTGTAGTGACAATAACAATCTGGATGTTTTCATCAATTATGGAGACTCTCGTAGAATCATGGAACTGTGTAGTGGCATGGAAAAAATGATTAGTTCAATTGCAATTCGAGTTGCTTTAACTAATGTTTCTACAATGCCTAAATCAGATGTTTTTATAATTGACGAAGGTTTTGGAACCTTAGATGATGCAAATGTTGATGCTTGTAAAAGACTATTAATGTCGCTAAAAAAGTATTTTAAGTCTGTTTTAATTATCAGTCACGTACCTGCAATTAAGGACGTAGCTGACATTATATTGGAGGTGCAACGTGTTGAAAATGATTCCAAAATGTGTTACGGATGAAAATTTAAAAAATCTTGAATGGAAAGATTATTTGGGGGACAGGGTGATAGCATTTCATCCATCTGGATTTCACGTTATAGTTCCAAAAGACTGTGATCCTGCTGTACCTCTATTTTGTCCCGTTTGTCAATGCGCATTATCAACGGGTGAAGATGTCTCAACGTGTAGAGATTTTGGATGTTGTGATCACTGCAAAGATCGTTGGTATTACCCAAACAAAGAACAATGGTCAACAGGTTGGAGACCAGTTCAGGAATCACGGTGTGAGCATAAAAAAACCGTAATAGTTGATGTAGCTCGATAATTAGACAAAAGACTATGAAAGACACCCTAGACCCAAACATTAATGTTTTTGACCCCGAGATAGACGTTAATGCCCTGGGACAAGCCTTGGATTCAACGTGGGGAAGAACAACTACACCAAAAACATCCCAGTATTCAGTTAAATTTTCTTTAACTGGAGGTTGTTTGCAGGCTTCTTACGCAGCTATCGTGAACTTTGCGTCTGAGCGTGAAATGATCATGATGAAAAGAAGATACGAAGAAGAAGCTCGCTCCGTGATTGAAAGCGTAGCAAAAACAATTTCTAAGACTTACAAAGAAATTTGTGGTAAAACTTTAAAACTTAAATCACGCTTACACACTGATTCTGTTGAAGTCATTAGCAATTCTTCTAACAACCCCAAACGAACTGCCTACTATCGTAGTAAGTGTCTCTTTGACATGGTGGGTTGATGCCCAAAAATCACCTTTCATTGACCCGAGAAGAACAGGTCAGAGAAATCGTGCGTTGTGGCAAAGATCCAACGTACTTCACAAAAAATTACGTAAAAATCCAACATCCAACAAGGGGAACAGTACCGTTTGAAACGTATCCTTTCCAGGATGATTGCATCAGTGATTTTCAAAAGAATCGTTTCAATATTGTTTTGAAATCACGCCAGCTAGGCTTGTCAACCATCTGTGCTGATTATGCGACATGGGATGCCATATTTCACCGTGACAGAAACATACTAGTCATTGCAACCAAACTAGACACTGCAATCAACTTTATTAAAAAAGTTAAGGTAATGTTACAAAGTTTGCCTAAATGGTTATTGCTCCCCAAATTTGAAGACAACAAAAGATCTATCAGATTTAGTAACGGATCAGTTATAACTGCAATTCCAACTTCGCCAGATGCAGGCCGTTCAGAAGCTTTGTCACTTCTCATCGTAGATGAGGCTGCATTTATTAGAGACTTTGAAGACATATGGACCGGTCTCTATCCAACAATCAGCACCGGTGGTAATGCGATCATTTTATCTACACCAAATGGTGTCGGTGGACAATATTATAAATTATGGACCCAGGCTGAGGCAGGGTTAAATGAATTCAATCCAATTAGATTGCCTTGGCAAGTACATCCAGAACACGACCAGGAATGGTTTGATAAAGAAACTCGCAACTTACCCAAACGAAAAGTAAGTCAAGAATTTTTGTGTGATTTCATATCATCTGGTGACACTTACCTTCAAAGCGAGGTAATGGATAAAGTTCGAGACAATATCACCCCACCAACTGAAAAATCTTCTATTGATAGAAACATTTGGATCTGGAAAAAACCAGAACTTGATCATCGTTACGTCATATCAGCCGATGTTGCCCGAGGTGATTCAAACGATTTTTCTGCATTTCACGTGATAGACGCAAATGCTTCTGAGGTTGTTGCGGAATATAAAGGTAAAACAACACCTGATCGCCTCGCAGATTTATTGGCAGACTTCGGTAAACAATATAATAATGCTTTGTTGTGTCCTGAAAACAATACGTTTGGTTATACGACTTGCATTAGGTTAAAAGACATGGGTTACCCTCGTCTCTATTATTCTTCATTCAAGGGAGACCCCTTTGAACACAAGCTCGTTGATCCGGATGAAATACCGGGATTTTCTACGCAACAAAAAAGTAGGATTCAGATCCTGACTCACTTGGAAGAAGTGATTCGTAATTCAACAATCAAGATACACAGTCAAAGATTGTACGATGAATTACAATCATTCGTGTGGCACGGCGTTAGAGCTCAAGCCTCAAAAGATGGTAATGATGATTTGATCATGAGTCTGGCGATCGGAGCCTGGTTGGCCCTTGGAACGACAGGTTCGACAACAGGTGCAATGGAAATAGCCAATGCGTTGTTAAAGGCAACAGGAATAATCAGAACAGACACAACTCAAATGTCTGCTGGAATAAACCAGGTTGGTCCTCTTAAAAACCACTGGTCATCAATGAATCAACATGCCAACTCAAGAAATTACTTAAAACCTAAGGACGCAGATTCTGTGGGAGGAAAAGATCCATCTATCCACGATTTTTCTTGGCTATTGAGATAATTCAATATAAATAATCTATCAGGAGACAGCACCCATGCCCAGCATTACTCAAAAAAGATTGCGACAAATTATAGCAGAAGAAGTCAAAGCAGCAGTGGAAGATAATTCTGCCAACGAAAGAAAGATGGTGCCTGCTATCTCAACAGCTGCCTCTAATTTTCTTGATGCTTTAATGACATTCAAAGAAAAGTGTCCCACCGATTGTCTGTCGTCTGTCTCCGGTCTAGAACAACTAGAAAAAACACTAGAAAATATGTTCATGCACCCAGGAGATTATTTGCCCCGCGCTTCTCGACCATCTGTCAGAGATGACGTTCAGGAACTGATGCCTAAAGAGCCAGAAGCAGATGAAGACGAAGAAGAACAAATTTAACAATTATTATAAAAAACCAATATTGATCTAAGGGCCGAACCTCGAAATAGGTCGGTGTATCAATGGCAAATAAAGAATCACAAGAAAGCCTCTTTAAAAGATTAACTCGCCTCTTTCGTAGCGGACCGGTAGTAAAACGAAAGATCAGAACCGCTGATACGACCATCGCCGTTCCTGACAGGACAAAATCTTCTGGGGCTTTGCTTTTTCAAAAGAGTTTGTCACCTACATACGCAACTATCACTTCAAACGCTTATAACCTCTCAGAGCGCCTGATGAGGTACCAAGATTTTCAAGAAATGGAATATTCACTGGCAATTTCTACAAAAATTGCTACGCCTGATGGATTCAAAACTATCGGTGAGTTGACGGAAGAGTGCGAAAAAGATCCGAACAAGACCTTCGTCGTTTATTCTTACGACCATGTACAGAAAAAAATAGTACCCGCTTTAGGTAAACAAGCTCGTCAGACTTGCGTTGACCATGCGTGGAAAGTCAAATTTGATAACGGCAAGGAAATAATTGCCAGCCCAGAGCATCGTTTGATGTTGCGAGATGGCACCTACAGGAAGGTTGAGGATTTGCAGCCTGGGGATTCCATGATGCCCTTCTATCGCAAGGATCTTTTTGAAGGTGCCAAGGAAGGTACCAGGGGATATTCTTGGATTTATACGATGGACGATAGGTTCCGTGGATGGACCAAAGAGCACCAGATGGTTGCCGAGTGGATTGCGGGTAGAAATTTGGCAGAAGATGAAGTGGTTCATCACATTAATTTTGTGAAGACCGACAATCGACCAGAAAATCTAAAAATTATGTCGAAGTCGGATCACGATTCTTATCACACAGCCTTAAATAATAATGTAAAATGGTCGCCTGAAAATGGGGAATGGATAGAAGACTTTAAAAAACGTCATTCCGCATGGATGCGTGACAATGCCCCAACCGCCCGCACCGACGTTACATTTTCTAGGATACTGGAAGTGGCCGAGCGCGTCGGTTTTAGCATGCCTGCGATTGCGTCGACCTTGGATGTGACCTGGAATTTGATATATTCCCGGCTGACAGCACATGGATTTGCCAATTTTGAGCAATTTGTCGAAGCTTATCGCGATGGACAAAAAGATTCTCTGATCGATGGTCGTCCTGGATTGTTGACAAGAGACTTGACGTTAGATATGATACGTTCTGTAGTTCTTCCCGAGGACACAAAGCGATCTTTGGCCATTAAATTAGGTTGTACCACCAATGTGCTGGATAAATTTTTAGCAAAAAGAGAACGAATGACCTGGACACAGCTGAGGTCTTCTTTGGGATACAATGATCAAGGAAGCACTGGCTTTCCAAACTTGCTCCGCCGTGGTGGAAGGCCTAAGGAAAAGAATAATCACGAAATAACATTTCAGCAAATATGTGACGCTTATCTACCCGGCCGAACTCTCCCCAGATTGGCTTCTTCTTTAGGTGTTAACAAGAACACTGTCATTTCTCGATTGGCGCAACAAGGTCACAAGAGGTACAGCGATTTTGCTTCGGCTTATCAAAACTGTAAAGTGGAATCCATAGAATACATGGGAGTTATTCCGCTCTACGACTTAACCGTCGATGGATATAAGAATTTTGCGACCGATTCAGTAATGTCTCATAACACACCGGAGTTGGCAGCTGCAATGGACATCTATGCAGATGAAACGGTCGCCTCTGATGAAAAGGGAAAGGTACTCCACGTTTACTCAGATAACCCTAAAATAAAACAGATTTTAGATGACCTATTTTATAATACCCTAAACGTTGAATTTAATTTGAGGTCATGGGCAAGGAATCTTTGTAAGTTTGGTGATTTCTTTTTATACAATGATGTGTCACCACAGCATGGCGTTATTAATGCTTTCCCCATCCCAGTCAATGAAATTGAACGTGAAGAAAATTATGACAGGGCAGATCCTGCAGCTGTTCGTTTTAGGTGGGTGACTTTAGGAAACAGGGTTCTTGAAAATTGGGAAATATCACACTTTAGGTTGTTAGGCAATGACATGTTCTTGCCTTACGGTTCTTCAATTATTGAGCCTGCTCGTCGTATTTGGCGACAGTTGATTCTTATTGAAGACGCCATGTTGGTTTACAGAGTTGTTAGAGCTCCTGAACGTCGTGTCTTCTACATTGACGTTGGAGGTATGCCAGCAGAGGCCATCTCTCCATACGTTGAAGAGCAAAAAAGAACATTAAAATCTAGTCAAGTCATTGATAACACGACGGGAAGAGTTGATTTAAGGTACAATCCTCTTTCGGTTGATGAAGATTACTTTTTACCCGTTAGAGGTGGCGAGACGGGAACAAAAATTGAGACTCTTGCGGGTGGTCAAAATGCGGCAGCAATTGAAGACGTTCAGTACATTCAGAAAAAGCTATTTGCGTCTCTTAAAATTCCACGTGCTTATTTGGGATACGATGAAATGTTATCTTCAAAAGCGACTTTGGCACAAGAAGACATTCGTTTTTCTCGTACAATCAATGTTATTCAGAAGACCATTATTGCTGAATTAAACAAGCTTGCAACAATACACCTTTATGCAAATGGATTTGATCAAGACGATCTTGTTAATTTCACACTTAAATTATCCAATCCTTCTACAATTGCCCAACAACAAAAATTAGAACTCTGGCGTGCCAGATTCGAAATAGCAACATCAGGTTTGGGCGAAGGAATGACGTCCAAAAAATTTGTTAGAAAAGAAATTTTAGGACTTAATGACGATCAAATAGATGCAATTGATTCACAACGTTATGATGAAAAAATTGTTGAAAGTATGATTGAGGCTGCAAAACCCGAAGAAGGTGGTGAGGGTGGTTCTGAAGCTGGCGGTGAAGAAACCGGTGGTGAAGAAGGCGGCGGAGAAGATTTATTTGGTGGTGGTGAAGAGGAAAAAGAGGCTGAAAAACCCGAAGGGGGTAAAGAGGCAGGTGGTGAAGAAAAACCAGAAAATGCCGGTGAACCCGATGAAGGTGGTATAGACTTGTTGACAGCCAATGATGACCTTGATAATGAAGTAATACAATTATCAGCAAGAGACAGAAGAATTAAGAAACCATTACCTGTCAGGGTAAGTGATAAAGTAAATCTTAGAAAGCACAACAGGAACAGGCAGAGGAAACAAGGGAGTGGTGACAAGAGGTCAGAACTTGTAACACCAGATTTTGTGAAAATGACGTCCGATTTTGAGTCCTTAAACAACCCCTCAGACCCTGATTGGTTTAAATCATTTGTTTCAAACCCCATGGGGGAAAACGTTGAATCTCCCCGTCGACGCGGCTTGCCAGGAGACATGATAAAGACGCTCGAAAAAATGTCGAATGCGCTCGGGCCAGCAACAAAACGTGGAGTCATCAGTGAAGCGTCAGGATTAGATTTAGAACTATTTAACGAGGAAGATTCAGAATGAGCACGACACACAACAAGAAAAGAAACAGTTGTCTTATCTATGAATTTTTGGTGCGTCATATCAGCACAGCGCTGGTTAACGATGATAAAAAATCATCCAATGCCGCTCTAAAGATACTGAAACAATATTACAGACCTGGGACAGAACTTTATAAAGAGTTTAGGTTGCTGAATGCACTTGCTACTACATCTGTTAGCAGCGAGGCTGTTGCTGTGTCAATATTGAGCGAAGCGAAGAGTGCTGCAAGGTCTCATGACGTTCACCAGCTAGATGCAGAAAAGACAGCCTTGATACATTCCATCAATCGTTCCATATCAGACGTTGATTTTTATGATCAGCCCATCAGTGAATACAAGACCTTGGCTACAACGCAATCATTGATTAATTTTTGGCGCACACCAAATCATGATTTTCTTGACAAGCAGGCACAGTATGAAGATACAATTTTGCGTCATCTGGTGACACAAAAGGAAATTCGTGATGCACAGAAGCTAAACGAAGAATCAATTGGAACAAATAGATTATTGTTTAAGGTTTTGCTTCGAAAAATTAACGACAAGTATTCTGGCACTTTAACAACGGAACAAAAATCTTTGCTTAAAGCTTATGCTTTTTCTGAAGCAAATGGCGACGATACCATCGTTAAAAAGATGACAGAAATAAAAAGTGATCTCTTGAGTTCTTTGGATCAACAGCTAATAAAAGAGAATGGTAATAGTTACATGTCTAAAAAATTGCGTGAAGTTAAAGATGAAGTTTTAACAACGAGCGTCTCTCCCACTGACGATAACATCACAAAATTTATGTTGTTCACCAAACTAAAAACTGAACTCATCTCGGAGGAATGAAATGAAACTTTTAAATTCATACGAAATTTTTGATTACACGCCTGAGACCCTTAGGGAATCTCGTGAAAAAAACAATGGAAAAATTGTGATGAAGGGTATCCTCCAGAAGGCCAACACTCTGAACCAAAACGGTAGAATTTATCCTAGAGAAATTTTGGAGCGTGAGGTTCGCAATTATCAAAAATTTATCATTGAAAATCGAGCAGTTGGTGAGCTTGACCATCCAGATTCTTCTGTCGTTAACTTGAAGAACGTATCTCATATTGTTCGTGAAGCGTACTTTGATAAAGACGTTGTTTACGGATCTGTGGAATTATTGGATACGCCTTCTGGAAAAATTCTTCAATCTCTGGTTGAATCAGGTGTTAAATTAGGAATCTCTTCTCGCGGCGTCGGTTCGACTCGTAGAGACGGAGATTATCAAGTGGTCCAAGATGATTTTCAGTTAATTTGTTGGGACTACGTTTCAGAACCATCAACACCTGGTGCTTTCATGATGGCCGAAGGAAAGACAATCAACACAAGCGAATTAAAGTCCGTCTTTAATAAATCTGATCGCATCAATCGCATAATCAACGACATCATGTCAATAAAAAAGTCGTGAAAGTCAATATTGAAGAAAGATATTTAAAATGTCATTGAATAACACAAGATCGGGTCTCAACAATACAGCAGAATTTGTTACTTCTGCTCTTCCTTGGGTGATAACCGGGACGACTTCTGGAACAGACGTTATTACATACACTTTACCCAAAGTCAGCAAAAATATAATTTTGATGAATAACGCCAGTACGGGCAATTATCTACGATTAGGGTTTACTAAGAATGGCATTAATGCGGTAGAAGACAAATATTATTTTAATGTTGATGGTGGTCAATCAATTAGTCTTGACGTACGGGTAAAAACTTTTTTTGTGAGAGCAGATTCGTCAGGCACACTTGATTTTAGCATTTATGCAGGATTAACGACGATAGACAATATTATGATGCCGACTTTAACGGGAAGCCTTGCTGTTCATGGAGATGGTTGGGAAGGAGTGGGATGATATGAAATTAACTAAGCAACAACTAAAAGACGTGGTCAAAGAATGCCTTGTTGAAATATTGAGTGAGGGTGTAACACCTGTAAGAAGAAACTCCCAGACTTCAAGTCCTTCATTAAGTGAATCAAGTTTTCGTGACAAATCAACAACAAAACAAAATCAAAAACAACAAATCGTTCCCGATCAACAAAGCAGGGCTCTGTATGAAGCGATACGAAGAGAGTCCAATGGCGATCCTGTGATGGCTGAAATTCTAGCAGACACTGCAATAAAAACCTTACCTGCGATGCAAGAAGCAGAATCTCGTCGTCAACCGATTGTTACCGGAACAGTAGAAAAATTGGTCAGTGAATCTGATCCTAAAAACCTTTTTGGTGAGGATGTGGCATCTAAATGGGCTGCTCTTGCTTTTAATGAAATTGGCAAAAAAAATTAGCAAATCATTTTTAACATATACTTAAGGCTTAGCTGAGGTATTCATTATGAAACTTACATCTTCAATGTTACGCACACTTGTTATGGAGGAAGTCGCCAAGCTTAAATCTGACAAGCTTGATGCGGAAGCCGCCAAGGAAACAGACGCCGACGCGCTCGCTGATTCTCTTGAAAATCATATTGACTACGTTAAGGCTCTTAAGATCAAAGAGTCAAGACTTGTGAGTCAATTGAAACAAGTTCGTGAGCAAAAAGAAAAAATCGTTCGTAAGATCATCGGTTCAAAGTGATCGTTGGATTTAACATTTGATTGGAGGGTAACAAAATGCCAGGTGAAGGAAAATATTCAAACTATCTTGACAAAATGCCAGATGAAAAGTCTGGCGGTATTTCTTCTGCAAAACTTGTCCTCTTGAAGAAGTTGTTTCCAACTGCACCATCTTTAAATAAAGATGATGTTTTAAAACGTGCTCTAGAGAACTTAACCCCGGCTGAGCAAAATACGCCTGATCCTGCATTTGCAAATTTAAATGGAAAAGTCAATCTCAATTATGCCGGTTCGCCAAATTTAAATGATGTTAAATTTAATTCTCCCGGTGGACCATCAACCCCTTACACACCCGACATTAGATCACCAGGTTCAGCAGTACCTGTTGATCAATTGGGTAGCACAGACACGACATCAATTAACACAAACCTAAAACCAGCGTCAGGTGATCCCGGCGTTGCACCCGCTGATTTCCATAAAAATTATGTCCCTGGAACTCTAGACAGCGGCACTAAATCTCCAGCTCTCCAGACTGAAAAAGTAGCATCAAAAGTTGAATTGGGTAAATCATTACCCGTCAGCAACATGGATGATAATTCTGGAGGCGAAATCTACAAGTGATTCGAACCGAGGAAGGAACATGAGCAAACAACTTTACGAGGAGGCCCTGGCAGAAGTTCGCCAGCTAAAACAACTGGCTGAAGACAACGCCAAAAAAGCCATCATAGACGAAGTGACGCCAAGAATTCGTGCGCTCATTGAGTCTCAACTTGTCGGTGAAACAACCGTCGAAGAAACAGACGAAAGCGCCAACACAGAAGAAAGCGTTTCTGAAGAGACAGAAGAGACTGCGGCGGAAGGCAAGGATGATTCATCTTTGTCTGAAGATCTTTCTGAGAACAAGAAAAAAGTCCTTGAATTAAGACACCTTGTTTTCAAATTAGGTCGCAAAGTTAATTCACTAAAACTTGTTGAACCCAGTTTATTCGCATCTCGCAAAGAAGGCCTTGCCGAAGCGTTAAAGACGACATATGTTCTGACCCAGGAGTCAGTGACCGATGAAACGGTCAAAAATTTGTTACAGGAAAGATTAGATACATACTACAGAACCTTACTTCAACAGGAGCCACAGATGATTTCCAGAAAAAATCGCCTCAACGAAGCAGACCTCAACGTCAAAATCAAAGGATTTTCTGACGAAGCAATTTCAAGCGATGAACTCGACAAATTAAGCGTTGAAATTGTTCCTGATACGGACGAGGCAGAGGACGACGAAGAGGCCGGTGGCGAAGAGGAAGAGTCTAATGACGAAGACCTCCTCGGCGGTGAAGAGTCTGGCGAAGAAAAATCAGGCGAAGAAGGATCTGATGAAAAAGACTTATTTGGTTCTGATGAAGAACCTGAAGAGAAAGAAACAAAATTGGAGGGTAGAAGAATGAATGGAATTGCGATGCTCAAAAACGACACAGTTGTCGAAATAGACGAGGGCATGCTGCGTCGGGAGATCGCACGCATGAAGGCTCTCCGTGAAGGTAAAGTCGAAGGCAAATCAGTTGCTGGCAAGAAAATGACTCCCGGAGTCCTCTCGGCTTTCGGTGGCGGTCACGACGAAGGTGATGCTTGGCTCGATGGTAAGGTCACAACAGAAGGTCTTGATGAAGACATGATGGACGAGAGTGACGATCTTGAAGAAGCCGATGAAGTGGACGAAGTTTATGAAGTCCATGGAATGGAAGAAGGCGACGAACTTGATGAACTTGTCAAAGAACTTACTTCTGGCCACGAAGACGAAGCTCACAAAGTTGACCACGAACCCGAAACTCACAAAGTTGATGACGAAGACGAAGACGAAGCTCACTCCATGGATCCACATGGCGTTCACTCGGCTGAAGGGCTTGATGAGTACGGCATGGATGAGGATGAAGAGGTTGATGAGGATGAAGAGAAAGAAGTTGCTGAATCTGGCACAGAAAAGTCTGAAGGCGCCGGACGCCGCCGTGGCGATGCAATTGGACAAAATGTAGCCGATCAGCATCCTTCAATGACAGAATCTCGCCGCAAGCTTGGTCGTGTTCTCGAGACACGTAAGGCCTCGGCTCATAAAGCCCAGAAGGCACGCCGCATCATGGAAGCTGCCCGTAAGGTCGGTAACAAGGCTGCGTTCCTCAAGGCGAAGAAAGTTTACACAGAGGCCGCTACGACATATGCTCGTGCAACCAAGGCCGCGAGGGTCCTCTCAGAGTCCCTCAAACGCAGCTCCAATAGCCGCGTTGTCGCAGAAACAGCGACACTCCGCAAACAGTTGGCAGAAACAAATCTGTTCAACGCCAAGCTACTCTACACCAATAAGCTGCTCCAGAACGAGTCCATGACGCCACGTCAAAAGGTCTCGATCATCGAGAAACTCGATGAAGCTCGCAGCCTACGTGAGGCAAAGCTTGTCTACGAGAGCCTGATGCGTACCATCTCATCAGGTAAGGATCGCGTCAATGAAGGCGCCGATCGTCAGGTGTTAGGTTCAGCCTCACGTGCAACCAGGCCAGCCTCCACCGTGTCGCTCAACGAGGGCATTGAGGCATCTCGCTGGGCCAAACTCGCCGGCATCGTCAAGTGATTGATACGGCACAGATTTTTTAACACATCAACTTTATTGGAGAACAACAAATGAAATCATTTTCACTAGATCAACTCGCGGAAGGCATCCGCGATCGTAACGTCGGCGCTGAACGCAGCCGACTCATTGAAAAGTGGAGCCGCACAGGCCTCCTCCGCGGACTCGACGGCTTCAAGCGCGAAGCAATGTCGCAACTCCTCGAAAATCAGGCAGCACAGGTCCTCAAGGAGAGCAACAGCCTCTCCACCGGCGGTGGCAGCGTTGCCTCCTCCGGCCAGATCCAAGGCTTCACCAACATCGCTTTCCCAATCGTTCGCCGCGTCTTCGGTGGCCTCGTTGCCAACGAACTCGTCTCGATCCAACCAATGAGCCTCCCAAGCGGACTCATCTTCTACATCGACTACACCTACGGCAGTAACAAGGGTGGCGATGCAGGTGATCTCCTCTCTAACTCGGCTACATACGAGACATACACCCGCGGACAGTCCATCTACAACAACCCAACCGGCCGCGGCGTGCAGTCTGGTTCGTTGGCAACAGGTGGTATGTACGACCTCGTCAATGTTGGTTACAGCAAGGTTCACAAGGCCTCGCTCGCCATCTCCGCTTCCAACGCTGATATCGGTGCTTGGAAGGGTGCCGATGGAACAACCTGGGCAGCTGCTGCAGCAGTTGCAACTCAGCTTGATCTCAGCGGCAGCAACGCTCGCTTCCTCAACTTCGACCCACAGGTCGACACAGACGTCACACAAAATCTTCTCGACGTTTGCTTCGTCCACGTTCCAACCTCCGCCATCGCGGCCGTCGTTCCAAACGCCGACCTCCTCGCGGTGGAAAATGCTGCTCTCTTTGGTTTCACATCAAACGGAAACGCAGCTGCTTGGGGCGAGACATATCAAGGTGGAACAGGCGTCCTCAACCTTCGCCGTCTCACCAAGCGTGGTAACTGGACAGGTTCGGTCTTCACACCAGACCAACTCAACGGTTCTCACTATCAGTTCGTTGTGAAGCTCTCTAATGGCGGATCGGTTCCATCCGTTGGAACTGCTGCACTCACCGGCTCCTTCGCAATTGCTGATAACGTAACAGCAACCTCTGGCGGTACAGGTTCAACTCTCACAGTGCCTTCCTTTGAGTCTGACTTCGGTGCAACCCCATCGCCAGCAATCCCAGAGATCGACATCAAGATCGAGTCAATCGCCATCACAGCTCAGACCCGTAAGCTCCGTGCTCGTTGGTCGCCAGAGCTCGCACAGGATCTCAACGCTTACCACAGCCTCGACGCTGAGGTGGAGCTCACCTCGATCCTCTCGGAGCAAATTGCCCTCGAGATCGATCGCGAGATCCTCAACGACCTCCTCGCAACCGCCAACGGCGCGAACTACTACTGGTCTCGTGCACCAGGCAAGTTCGTCAACAAAACAACCGGTGCTCAAATCTCGTTAGCTTCCAGCTTCCAGATTGGTCCACAATTCACCGGTACTGTCCGCGAATGGTACGAGACCCTCATCGAAACAATCATCGACGTGGCAAACTCCATCCACCGCAAGACCCTCCGCGGATCCGCGAACTTCATGGTCACAAGCCCTGACATCGCAACAATCCTCGAGAGCTCCGTCCTCTACAAGCCCAAGTACACACTCGACGGCGAGGGCCAGGTCGGATCACCATTCACCATCGGCGCAGAACAAATCGGTACCCTTAGCAACCGCTTCACCGTCTACAAAGATCCTTACTTCATCCGTAACAAGATCCTCGTCGGCTACAAAGGCGGCTCCTACCTCGAGACCGGCTACGTCTACGCTCCTTACGTGCCACTCATCGTGACACCAACCATCTTCGCACCAGAGGATTTCACACCCCGCAAGGGCGTCATGACTCGCTATGGTAAGAAAATGGTGAGATCAGATTTTTACGGCACGGTGACTTGTTTAGACATGAATATCATATAATCACAAACTACCAAGTTTGAGCGGAAAGGCCTTCGAAAGAGGGCCTTTTTGCTTTTCTGCTGTTTGTTTTTTACAATTCGCTAATTACCATGTATTTTTAAATCATGATTACATGCAAAGAATGTGGTTGCGAATGTTCGGCTCAGAATGCTTTAGGATATCACTTACGATCTCATGGTCTGTCATATCCTGACTATGTTGTCAAACACGAATACGATAATGTTTGGCCTCATTGTCATTGTGGAATAAAACTTCATTATAAGAAAGGAGGCTTTTCTCGTTTCTGTTCTAAGTCTTGTGCAGTGAGTGGAACCAATAATCCAATGTCAGGAAAGATTGGAGATAAATCTCCGAATTATGGATTGAAAAGAACCAAAGAACAATTAAAGCATTATTCTGAAGGTTCCAAGAAGCGATGGCAGATTCATGGTAATAAGCTTCGAGAGATGATGCAGACATCGGAATACAGAGAAGCTCAATCAAAATCAAACAAAATTTCCTATGCAACTTCAGATAGAGCCAAAAGAACATCAGAATCAGTCAACCGTTTCTGGGCCGAATCACCTTTGGCCCCTGTTCTTCGTGAGGAAGCATCACAACGAGCGATTAAGTTACTTTCAGAAAACAAGATTGGACCACAGGCACCATTCAAACGTGAGACTTTGATTAATCCATGGACAGGCGAAGAAGAGCACATGCATTCATCATGGGAGTCTATCTTTTTCCAGTCGTGCATTTCAAGAAGATATGAAGTGACTAAGAATCATGGAATAACGATTCCATATAGGCATCCAGATGGAACGACTAGAAACTATATTCCTGATTTCTTTGGGAAGGAAGACAGGGTGTTGTACGAGATGAAGGGACGACATGATGAAGTCGATGAAGCTAAATGGTTAGCAGCACAGGAATATTGCGACAGAATGGGTTGGGGATTTGTGGTGATGTTGTCTCCTGAAATTTGATTATTACAACCCCAGATTTGTTGATACTATATAGTCCATATAAGGGTGTAATGACATGGACTGTAGGTTATGCGACTTTCGACACGATGACGCAAAGAAGCTGACCAATCACATCAGATCCGAACATGGATTGTCTTCTGAGGACTACACGGTAAGGGTTTATCATGATGGAATAAAGCCTGTCTGTAGGGAATGTCAAGCTCCTGTTAGGTATGTTTCTTTCTCTTTCAAGGCTTTCTGTAAGGATCATTCGTACCTTGCCATGAAGGAAGGTGGATCTCGTGGTGGAAAAGCAGGGGCGTGGAATCGGGGATTGACGAAGGAAACAAATTTACGTATTAAAGAACAATCACTTAAAATGACGGGAGTTGGTAATCATTTTTATGGTCGTCAACATTCTCGAGATGCCTTACAAAAAATTAGCTTAAGTAAGTTATTGACAACATCATCTTTGCAAGAAAGATTATTTTCAAGGCAAAAAGAATTCAAATTAGTAACCTCAATTGATGATTACAAATCAAGGCAAGATCAGTATCTGTCATTTGAGTGTTTGATTTGTGGTGAGATACAACCCAAGACATTACAAGCCTTTGAAAGAGGTAGTAGGTGTTATCGTTGTTACCCGGTTGGTAAATCCAATTGGGAATTAGATGTATTTTCTTATGTTCAGATAAATGTTCCAGATGCAGTATCAGGAGACAAGAAGATTATTTCTCCGAAGGAGATTGACATTTATGTTCCTTCCAAAAAATTTGGAATTGAATGTCACGGATTGTATTGGCACAGTGAAGGAGCCAAACAAGATGAAATCTTTGACAAGAACAAACATTTAGATAAGTTCGTGTTGGCTTCCAACAAAGGAATAAAGTTATTGCAGATATTTGAGGATGAGTGGAGAGACAAGAGAGAGATCTGTGAATCTATGATTCTTCATCGTTTAGGATTGAGCCAGCATCGATGTAAGACATGGTCAACAAAAGTTGCAGAGTTGAGTACGAAAGAGCAAAGAGACTTCTTTGATTCTACGCATATCTCGGGTTACGTTCCATCAAAGATCGTATGGGGATTGAAAGACAGGACTGGCAAAGTTGTAGCAGGATTGTCGTTGCGTGTTCCTCGTCATGGTAAGAAGTATGAAAGTTTTTTGGAGATAGCTCGATTTAGTACTGCTTTAAAAACATCTGTTCCTGGTGGTTTGTCTAAGTTATTAAAACGAGCAAAATCTTGGTGTGTTGAAAATGGATACAAGGGTATCATGACTTATGTGGATAAACGTGTGGGTGAAGGAAATGGTTACAAATCTGCAGGATTTAAGCTAAGTGGATCGACATCCGCCGATTATTGGTACACCGATAATCATTTACGTTATGACAGATTTAAATTCCGCGCCCAAAACGGCAAATCAGAAAAACAAATTGTTTCTGATGCCAAAGTTTCCAGGATTTATGGTTGTGGATCGCTGGTATTAATTTGCGAAATTTTATGATACTTAATATTTTTATTTATGAATTACAATGACAAATTTATATTTATGAATTGATAACTTCACATTGAAGTTATGTATGAAGGAGAGCAAGATGACGACTGTAAAAATTAATGATGTTGTTGGGTTACAGGTTTCTCAGGTGGGTTCTGGCGTCGAAATTTCAAGTCCGTTGTCTACAACGGGAAACGCCACGATTACAAGTGACCTGTCTGTTGGAGGAAACACCACTCTCAGCGGCACCTACCTCACGATGGCCGGCGTCACTCAGACAGGCGACCGCCGTGCGATCATCGGGAGCGGTCTCGTACTCACTTCAGCAGAGAGCGGAGCCGTTCTCATACCTGGAGGGTCTGCTCAGACGTTCACGCTTCCTGCCCCCGCTCAAGGACTTCGCTTCAAGATGTATGCTGCCACCGCTGCAGCCCATAAGATCCAGGTTCCCGCCGGGTCCGCAAAGATCTACGGCAATGCCATCAACACGAATAACGGAGCCGCCTCCGCGGCCGAAGGTCAACAGGTCACGGCTGCAATATCCGTTGCTTTCGGTGTTGCTTATCAGACAGGTGATTTCATGGAAGTCGTCTGCAACGGCACCCACTGGTTCCTCCATGCGGTGACCAATGATCCGCTTACGATTGCAACATGATTTTGACTGTTGTAAAGATTGAAGTATAATGTTGTTGTGAAGCGTCGCAGACATGGTCAGGACAAGTTACTCAAGGATCGGTGTGAGGTTTGTGGGTATGACCGGTCTGCGGCGTTGAACGTTCATCACATCATTCCGCGGTGTGATCCTCGGTGTACCAATAACAACGAGAATTTGGCGGTATTGTGTCATTCGTGCCATGACCTGGTACATGCCGGTGAGATCACGATAATAGGTGTGTATTCATCTACGGCCGGTAGAAAATTATTGTGGTTTAAAGAAGGGGAAATACCTCCAATAGAAAAAGAATTTTGGTTGGTCAAGGAGAATCCACTGGTGATACGAGGTAAAGTCACGCCGCACCGGTCAGATCGTGGTGAAAATAATTTATAAATTCGTTGTTGATTTTGTCTAGATTCGCCTACCTAATTTTAGGAGGTGGATTATGGATCCCGTCCTTAAACCAACGTCTGTTGGTTCAATGTTGTTTCAATTGAAGTCTGAGTTAGAGGTTATCTCTCGGTCTGTGCAGGTGTGGAGGCAGATGGGAGTGAATGGCACTGGGTTGATGCCCATATCTGTTTTGCCGATGGAGGCAAAATTGAACAAGGTGATTTCTGAGATTGATGAAATGATACGTCTTGTTTCTAAGATATGATCTGTGGATAATTTGATATTCTTTTAATAATTAGAATAGTGTCAAAGCGCAGCAAACAAGACGTTTTATTGCAAGACCTAGAATCTCAGATTCTGTTGCGTCAAGTTATACGTGAGCAGATTGTTACCTTGTCAGAAATTAAAGGGAAAATACGACCAATTGATCCAAAACAAAAACCAGGATTTGAACAATTGGACGTCAATCCAAAAACGTTCGATGCTAAAAAGTTGGCTATGATATTAGGGTTTCCAACGTCCAAGATTGATTCAATAACCAAAAAAGCAGAACAGGGTTCAAAAAGATCTCCTGATGACAATGCTCTTTATGCTGATTTGTTGATTAAGGCGATTGAATCACCTAAAGTTCTTTCGCAAGTTATGGCTATTTTTAAAAAGGTTAAACCGTTTTAATAACAGTTAAAGTTAATTCATTTATTGAATGTTGTTGTAGAATGACCGGAATTGTCCTATATAATTTGGACACGGCGTTCAATGAGTTTACATATTAATTTAGGTTTGTCAAACATCTTTTATTGTATCCCGTTATTGGGTATAATGGTGGGTTGAGACATGGTAGCCAAACGGATAATAGATGACCACACGGAGTTGGTTAATATTGGTACGCTTGGTCACGATCAATTGGATTCCGTCGTCAATGATACACCATTTTTGGTGTTGTCAGGATCGAATTCTGATTTAGCTTCGAGCTCTCGTAGACTGGTTGCGGGTAGCGGGATCACCTTACAAGATTCAGGGCCTGCTGGTGATTTAACAATAACTGCAGACGTTACAGGCAGCAATTATACTTTTGAAAATGATTTGACAGTGTCTTTGTCGGGAGGAAGATCTTTTGGAAGGTATGCATCTGGTGAAAAAATACCAGCTCAGGGCAAGACGCCTGCTGAGGTCATTTTACTTGCGATAGCAGAGCCCATTGATCCGACAATTTCCTTGACTACGCCAACCTCAATTCCCTTTAATCAAACGTCTATCAATAATGTTCTTAATTTTAGTTATACGATAAACAGCCTTGGTGCTTCTGTGGCGAGTGTTGTCTTAGAGTGGAGAAGAAATAATTCTGGCAATTGGACGACCTTGTCTGTTGACAGCAATTTGTTGACATATATGCATGTAACAGTTGATACAAATTACAACTCTCAATCTTTTAATTACCGTTATACCGTAATTGATACCTTGGGAGCTACTTCAATTGGGACATTGGACATAACACCCCAAAGTTATGTGGCACCGTCCGTGTCGCTCTTGTTGTCAGAAATTGTTTCTGGGGGAGTTACCGGAGAATCTACTTATAAGAGGGAAAAGGGAAATATAAATTCTACTCTGAGTGGAACTGTGACAAGAAACAGCGTCAACATTCCAGTGACAAGTTATTCTGTGCAATATCAGGTTAATGGTTCAGGATCTTGGAATGACGTTCCAGGATTATCCAGCGTTGTTGTGGCTGGCAATCCATCGTCAGTTTCGATTCCTTTGACAACACATACAGACGAAAATCTTAAGACATCCGCAAGCCTGTCTTATAGAGTTCTTGTAGTTGATGAGTATCAGACACACATTTCCAGTTTTGTGACAGGTGGTAATACCACAATTAATTTTCTTAACGTTGTTTTTTATTCTCCCACATCTTCTGTCCCGTCTGTCTCGTCTGATGTTAGATCCTTGTCTAACAAAATCTTTACAGACGGCACAAATCCATTCATTTTAAATACAGGTAACGTGGACAGGAATTTTTCTGTTGCTGTTCCTTCGAATCTTTCAATTACTAATGTCGTCGATATTGATGCACTGAACGCGGATATTACGTCGAATTATGTTCAGTCTACATTTAACGTTAATGATGCCGGAGGATCATCGGTCACTTATCACGTATATACTTTGACGAATGCCATACCTTATGGAGCCAATCACAGGCACCAGGTGACAAGGGGATAGTGGGTTGATATCATGGCGTTGACACCAGGCTTACAGTTACCTTTTGGAATTCAACCGGTTAATCCGGTGCCGGTTGACGCCTGGTCGGGACCGTATTCGGGTGTCGATGAGAGTTCTGCAATATCTTTAGCAAATTCATTGATTCCGTTGGGCATCAGGTTCCAATCGATGGAAGTTCGTCTCATTATGGGGGGAACTTCTCGTAAATATTGGTATCGCGATGGAGTTACCGATTCCGATCTCGTAGAGTTTTCAGGAGGTGGGGTTGGCTCGCAAGGAGCACAAGGCAGTCAAGGTTCTTCGGGACCGCAAGGCCCTCAGGGCGTAGCAGGTCAGCAAGGAAGTATTGGATCTCAAGGAGACAGTGGACCACAGGGTGTAACGGGTCTTCAAGGTGCGCAAGGTGTAACAGGACTTCAGGGTAAAGATGGATACCAGGGTTTCCAGGGAGACGTAGGTCCACAAGGGTTTCAAGGTGCGACGGGAAGTCAAGGTATAGCAGGTCCTCAGGGAGATGTTGGATACCAAGGGTTTCAAGGATCCAAGGGAAATACTGGTAAAGGATTTGTAATTTCTAAGGTTTACAATTCTGACGCCGAGAGGTTGTCTGCAATTGGCATTGATCTTCCCGGCGATGGTGAGTTTGGGTTGGTGGCAGGAACTTTGCCTCAAGCTGATCCAGATTATGGCAAATTATATCTTTACACTGTTGCCAACGGATGGTCATATGAAACAGACTTGTCTGTTCAGGGAATTCAAGGACCGCAAGGTGAAACTGGTTTACAGGGAACTGTTGGGTTACAAGGATCAATTGGTCCACAAGGTGTAGCCGGATCATGGGGAGACGTAGGTCCACAAGGATTTCAAGGAAGTGTAGGATCACAAGGTCCTCAGGGTGAAAAGGGCGCTCAAGGTTTGCAGGGGTTGTCGGGAGGTGTTTCAACCATCATAGCCGGCAAGGGTCTTAGTGTAGTGACGGGATCAAATGGTGAAGTCACTATAAATTTGATTTCATCTGGAAGTAACGGTGCAGGAGATTGTCCTTCAGAGTCGTTATTTGAACGTCGTCAACAAGTCGTTGCGTCTTCGTCTGTTGCGGGCGATGACGTAGATCTTGGTTTTGTTATTGATCCTGTAAAAATGTCGCAGGGTCGCATAAACATTTATCTTAATGGCGTGTTGCAACGTTTAGGTAATCAATACGACGTTTATGCAGGATCCGTGTCTTCTGCACTGAAATTTAATCGTGATTTGTCCATGGGTGATTTAATCACTGTACATGTCGACCCGGGAACGTCGGCTGATCTTGTTCTGTTCCAACGAGAGTATTACATCGTAGATACTTTCTATGGTCCTGACGCCAACATTGAGTTAGGTTTTATCATTGATAGTAACAATTTCAGCAATGGAAGAATCAACGTTTATTTGAACGGCGTCTTACAACGATCAGGAATTGATAATGATGTTTACCTTGGAATGACAGCGACCTCTTTGAGGTTTAACTCATCCCTAGAGGTGGGCGATGTTATTACTGTTTATTCAGACAATTGTATTACCTTGATGCCGTATCCTTACTCGTCTATTGAGAGGAACTACGCTGCGATCGTTTCCTTTTATGATCCAGGTGACGATGTTGAGTTGGGATTCTCCATCGATCCTCATAAATTTGAGAAGGATTTGATCAGCGTTTACCTTAACGGCATTCTTTTAAGGCCAGGCCAAGATCACGATTTTTATCTGGGTTCTACGATAACCTCATTGAGATTCACTCGTGGCATTGATGTCGGTGATGTCATATTTGTTCAGGTAGATCACAGCGACGGATTGAGCAATTTTGCGTCAATGTCTGGCGATAATTTATTTTTTGGCAACAACATTTTTGCCGCCGGTCTGTCAGGATCACTACAGTCCCTTGCTAACGGAGATCCGTATTTGGTGTCCGGTCAAGGCATAAACATTGTCACCGGATCTTCGGGACAAATTGTTGTTTCATCTAGACAGATGTTTCAATGGAATGAGAAGCCCAATGGAAACATTGATGGAGCAAATGACACGTTTAAACTGTTGTTTTCGCCATCGCCTCCGGAATCTTTGATGGTGTTTCGAGATGGATTGTTATTAGATTCCGACCTCGGCGATTATGCTATTGTTGGTGACACAATAACATTACCCGTCCCACCCCCCGTTGGAACACGGATTAAGGTTTCTTATCCTCACGAATGATCTCAGAATTTTTTCTTGCGACCTCTTTTGGATTTTATTGTCTCTTCAACAACAAATTTTTCTTTTGACTTCTTGCGCCTTTGCATGAGGTCCATAGCAGCTTGTCCTGTTCTGGAGTGTGGATTTTTGTCAGGACGAATCTTTGATTCTTCTACACTTGGACCGTCTTCTGTGATGTTAGGTACTTCGACGGGTTGTGAGACCGATGGTTCTTCCCACGTTACTTCTATAGACTCGGCTGTCACATTTTCTGTTGTTTCATCTTCTACTCTTAATTTTTCGATCTCACTTTTTTTACTGTCAATTAGGACGCTTAATTTTGTTGTCCTGTTTTTGATGCCCAAGATTTCACCTAATCTTACGTGATGAAGCTTGTCCGCCTCTGACGAAAAATCTTTTACAAATTTTAAGATATTTCCAGTCGCTGAAACCAATAAAGTTGTCACGGCGGGCTGAATTTTTTCAGCTCTTTCTAGGGCTGCTACTTCTTCTTTTTGTTTTTTTATGTAATCTTCTACTTTATTGGTCGCCTCTTTCGCCCCCAGCGCATATCCTTCTATTTGTTTTATGTTAGACTCTAGAGCAACAAGTTCTTGTGAAGTTGTTAGAAGTAGTGTGTCTAAAATTTCTATTTGTGAGGTGAGAGATTCAATCTTTTTTTCGTTTTTCATGATTAATAAATAAAACCGCGGGGTGGAAAAATTCCACCCCGCGGCACTTATTTTACGTTATTGTTACTGTTTATTGATGACAATATCAGGCTGCGTCACGAATGAGGAAGGTCACCTTGTCACCAGCCTGGAAGGAGAATCCGACCAGGTCGATCTGCTTGCCTTGGCTGTCGGCATTGTTTCCAATGGAATAATCATCGCCAGCCGTGAGGAGAACGCCATTGAGATAAACGTCCATGTCTTTCTCTGCGTCGTAGTCTGCACGAAGCTTACCGACAGAAGAGAAGTCAAGGGAGCTTGCGCCGTCAGTGGCTGCAATGCTGCCCTTCTTGAGATGACCACCCGAAGCTGCTGACAAGATAGCACCGATGATGCTCTTGTCGGCGCCAAATTCCGCCTCGAAGGCAGCTTGATCGCCCGCAATCGCAAGGCTGAACTCAGAGCCGTTGGCCTTGAGCATCATGTCACCATCTGCTTGAAGTTCGAGCTTATTGCCGCGGATGGCTGCGAGTTTGACTGCAGCATCAGAAGCATTCCACTCGATTCTACCCTCTTCGCGTCCTTCTTGCGCACTTAGCTTGACACCGGCCATCCAGGAGCTAACGAGATCGATGCCGGCCATCGTTCCGTCACCATCTGAACCACGGTCGCCCTTGCCGAAGACGACTTCGCCTACGTTACCGTGCTGTCCGACGACGAGGTCCAGGTTCGCTCCCGCTCCATCGACGAGAACGATACCGGAGTCGACCGCCGAGCCCACGTTCGCGAGGATGACGAATGCATCTTGAACGCGCATGTTGGTGGTGTCGATGTATGTCAGATCGCCTTTGACGTTGAGGTTGCCGAGAACTTCAACGTTCTTTTTGAAGCTCACGTTACGTGCATCATCCTCGTCACCGATGGACGCAAAGACTTGACCACCAGTTTCCTTGAGATCCGCTCCGTTGAACTTGACTGCGGCAGCGTGAAGCTCGAGTTCACCAGCAGTTTCGCTGGAAACGTAAATGCCGTGGGAGAGATCAATCTTTCCGCCAGCAACTTCGAGGTCGTCTGCCAAGTAAAGTTTACCGGCAGAGCTGACAGTTGCTTTATCGCTGTAGAAATTAACTTCTTCAGAGGTGTAGGTCATGTTCTCGCTGTCAACGATGTCATTGTCAGCACCTGCAAAGGCAATGTGGGTTGGTGTGAGGCTGTTGATTATGAGCTTGGCAGTCGAGCCGACAGTGACGTTTTTTTGGAATTCTGCTGTTTCTTTGGCAGTCAATGCACCGTCGATCTCGAGGGTTGAGCCAACAACAACTGCACCCTCAGAATCGACCGTGAAGTCTCCATCTGCGAGGCTGACAGAACCATCAGCAGCGATTGATGCTTTTGTCCCGACAGTGACGTCGCCAGCAGCATAAACTGCACCACTAGAGCTGACCGTGAAGTCACCATCTGCAAGTTTTGCAGATCCATCACCTCTGATAGCAACTTTGCTGCCGCCTACAGAGAGGTCTGAACCATCAAATGCCAATCCGGCAGAGTTTGTCATGACAAGTTTGTCATTGACATCAACGTATGGGATTGCGTTGGTGTCAGATCCGTCGATCTGGACAGCTCCGCCGAACTCTGCATCGCCATTTGACTTGAAAGATGCGACGGTTGCTTTTCCGTCCACATCTAACGTGCCACGTGCATAGACGTCACCAGAAGCCGCGGCCACAGTGAAGTTAGAAGGACCACCAGCAGCGCTCTTGATGCTCATGTCTGCGCCAGAGAGTTCAAGTGAATCGCCATCAACTTCCATTCCACCGGAGGTGACGTTTACCTTTGCATCAAAAGTGGATACTCCCATCGCGTGGAGAGTTCCACTGAAAATCAAGTGACCTTCAAATTCTGCATCACCGTGCACCCTGACTAGTGATTCAAAGATTGCATCGCCTGTTGTTGTTAATTTGCCCTGAATCTCTGCGTCCTCTCCATCGACGTGCAATGCTGTGTAGATATCGGAGAGATTTTGAGTGATAGCATGGAGATATGATGCTTCACCGGTGACGGCTCTCATCTGCGTGCGAAGTTTGTTGAGCTCGTCGCCGAGCGATCCACCTGCGATCGCAAGATCGGAATTGGACAAGTCGTCATGAACGTCAGATGAGTGCGATCCACTTATTTGGGATTGTTGAATCATTGTTTTAGCCATAGTTTCCTACCTTTTTCCTGTTGGAAAATAGTTGTTAGTTAATTAACCGGTACGTGTGCAAAGTCCTGCACCTGTGCGTAATATTGCACACAATATATAACTATAATCATTAACGATTATTGAAGAGGTTTTTTGCAAAAATTTTTACAAAATTTTTTGACAGTTTTGCCTGAGGAAAGTACTATTTATTGTTTGACACCATGTCACAAAATAATGTCCAGCGACGCTGGAAAACCTTGCTCCACAAAGTGGGGTATCTGCGGCTTGAAGTGGAGGACAAAAAAGAAGTCCTGCAGGAAGCGGAGTCTGAGTTCAATGACAGCTATTCAGAAATGGCTCGTCGTCATCCAGATCCAGACGATCCTGATTCTCTGCCTAAGGAATCAAACGATTCTGCTGAATTGCAAGTTGAGATTAATGACGTGCGTCAATCTCCTTTACAAGAGGATTTACCCCCTCCACAAAATCCTGATTCTTTTGAAGAGGTAAAATCTAACGATTCTTTGGGAGAACAAGAAGACTTTAAAAAAATATGGAAATTAATTGCTGCCAAGACACACCCAGACATTTCTAAAGATTCAGATCTAATAGACACCTATAAAAGAGCATTGGATGCCTGGAATAATGGACGATACGAAGTTTTACTTGATATTGCAAGCGAGCTATCTATAAAAATGCCCCAACCAACAGAGGGCATGTTGACCGCCTTAGAAACCAGGGCTGCTGTTCTTCAGGATGAGCTTAAAAAATTCGAAGGCAGTGTGTTATGGGATTGGATGCATGCTCCTGTTGATAAAAAAGATGTCATCGTGGAGCAGCTGCTAAAATTCAGGCGAAAGCGTCGGAAGAAATAAAATATCGTGATCATTTTTGCTCGAGACAATATAATAGATCTCGGTGTCTTATGTCGATAGAAAAACTTCTGGTAGCTGACTTTGGTCCAAACAAAGCTAACGCCACGGGATCATCAGGTGTTGGGTATGTGTTATTGGACGTCACTGGGTCAATGTTCTCTCCTAGAACAACCAGTGATGTTTATCAAACAGTGCCTGGCATTTATGCTGTGAAAGCTTCTCTACCGTCAGGATTTCTTGGACAAGTCGTGTGGGACACGGGCAACGCATTCTCTAAAAAGTATTACGTTGCAGAACCCGTTGATTCGCCAGATAATTTGCAGGTCATCAATGATTTGACCACGGTAATATCAAGTTCTTCTACCCTGATTAAAGGAGGAGAGACTTTGATCGAAGACATGATCACCGCTATATCGGGTAATCTGGTGCAATTTAATTCTGGTGTTTTGGCAGGATTAAGTAATATTGACATGCAGAGCGATGTTCTTCAGGATCTTGTGACTCAACTGTCAGCTTCAGCTGTTCACATGGAAAACGCCGTCATGACAGTGCAGGAAGACATCATATTTCTTAGAGGAATAACTGCGGGTCGGTGGCACATCATAGACAACCAGATGATCTTTTACGGAGAAGACAATGTCACCGAGATCGCGAGATATAATTTGCTTGATGACAATGGTCAACCTTCTATGGAAGCCGTGTTTGATCGTGTCAGGGTGATTTAGTCTTGCCCCAGAAGATATTAAAGAGAAGAGGGAATGCTCTTCTACTGAGAGGAATGGGTCCTAATCCTGCGATAGTTTTGCAGGGGCACATTATTTTAATGCACGAGATCGTTGCTCGCATCGTTCGCACAGGTAGGTCCTCGGCTGAACGGGCCAAGAGAGAGCTCGAAGAGATCATTGCCTGGGCACGTCTTATTAGACTTAATGATGAAAGACCGGGAGTTGACATCGAGGGATACGTTAAAATTTTGGTTAAAAAGGATGTGGTTCAACAACTCCCCAAGGCACAATTCATTTCTTCAAAGGTTAGAGATGCCCTAGATGATATTAAAATAACGATTCAAAGAATTAAAAGATAGTTATCACAATAATTAAGGAAACCATGGAAAGCTTGCTTGAAACCGTAGACTTAGACATAGAAGAATCAAATGAATTGACCTTTCGAATTAAATTGGAAGGTGTTGGAACCAATCCCGTTAAAGTTAGACTGGTTTGTGAGGATAAAGATGTATCTTATCTGTTTAATGGATACGGTACAAGTGAGGATGGTGTGGTGCAGTTTGTATTACCTCAAATGAAAAATAAATTGAATGAAGGATTACATCAAGCCAAAGTGGAAGTTTTGGTTGACAATCGGTATTTTTCACCGGTTCAATTTCAGATCAATTTTAAGAAAACGATGAGTGTTGTTGCTGAGTCCATGTTCGTTGCGCCGAAACCTCCGTCTCGCCAAGAAATTAAGGTTTCTGCTCAACCAATAACGGTTCGTCAATTGTCTAAAGAATCTGCCATTGCTCCCGTTTCAATCGCAGAAGATAAACCCAGATTTCAACAGCCTGTCGAAGAAATCATAAATCATTTGCAAACAAATCCAGTACAAGTTAAAAGGTCAGTTGAAAAATCTTCAACTCAAAGAATTATAGAGAGAGACCTGTCAAGGCGTTCAACCCTCGCAGCAGCAGTGGATTCTGATGAAAAATTGCAGGAGATAGCCCGCACCATTAGATTCAAAAATTCAGGTCGTTGATTTGAATCGTTGGTCAACAGGTCGATATAAAAATCAAAAAACTGGGGTTGTTTGTAAGTATCGGTCCTCTTGGGAGGCCATCTACATGGGTCTTCTGGATTCAGATCACAGGATTGTTACGTGGGAGTATGAATCAATTCTTGTTTGTTATCTTCACGGAATTAAAGTCAAACGTTACATACCGGATTTTTTGGTGACTGTTAACACGGGAAAAAAAATTTTGGTAGAAATTAAACCCGAAAGAATGAGAGATATCCCTGTCAACGCTGCCAAGAGAGCAGCTGTGATGCAAAAGTGTCAAGAAGAAGGTTGGATATATTACGAGTGGTCACCCAATAATCCTGTTGTTCCTGAAGTTTTGTAATTTTGTACACCCTTAAAGTCTTAATGTAGTGTTAACCTCAACAACTGGCAAAAAATACTTGCCACTAGGAAAGGTAAATTTTCATGAGCACCACGTCTAATCGTAATGCAGTCATTCGTAGCAGCGTCACTCGTAATGGTCGGTATCGTACTGAGACAGCACGTCGAGACGAAGGTACCCTTCGAGCTTCAGCCTTCACCGATCCAAATCGTAATTCAACTCGTATTTACATCGATCACCCAGATTACGGCACGATCTCGCTTAGTGGCCGCGAGGCACGTACTATCTTTAGGGTTTTGAATGAGCATTATAATTACACTGGTCGTCAGTGATTTAAGTAAGTGATGCAATTTACAGCCAGCTCTCCTTAACTGGATTGCTGGCTGTTTATTATTGGAGGAAGCAATGTCAGCAAAAACTGAAAAATTGTTAGAGCAAATTAACCGTTATAAAAATACTATCCGTGAAATGGAAGAACAAGGTGAGGATCCTCACTCTATCAAGATTCAACTTGAAAAAGCATTGAACGAACTCAACGCAGCAAACAAAGTGCTTAGTGAAAGTGTAACAATCCTGAAAGGATGATCAAGACATGAACTCCGCAGACATTTATCAACCCATTGTAGCGACTTCGATGGGAACAGCCCCCATCACTTTAAGGGTGATTACAACACCAAATAATATGGAATATGTGGGTGGTGTTCCTTCAACTGCAACCAAGGCTGAAACTTATGTATTATATTCTGCGTTACCAGACGATCTCAAAGAAAGAGTCAAAGTAGCAGTACAAGCTTTAATCACGGCAGGATGATACATAAACCATGTCAGTTTTAATTAAATTAGGTTCTGTTGATCCCACGGTCATTCAATGGCAACAATTTTTGAAAGGACAATTTCCAGAGTCAGAGATTGTTGCCAGTGGAAATTTTGATGGTGTTACAGACTCTGTTACCAAAAGGTTTCAACAATTACATAGATTAACACCTGACGGTGTGGTTGGATCTAAGACCTTGCAGCTCGCTCTTTCGTTGGGTCTATGTGTTACTGATCAACCGACCACTAACGGTATTTTACCGATCACAGCAGCACAAAGAGAAATTCTTTTTGGTCATTTTAATTATACCCCTGCTCCCGTGGCAAATAATCCTGAGGCCATCAAGATTGATCAATCTTGGATTAATTCCAATATTACAAGTGTCACTATTGATGAATTAGCAAACATTTCTGGTGCACCTAAAAATTGTACAATACCATTTAATCATGCTGCAGCGAGTCAATTAAAGTCTTTATTTGGTGCGTGGTCATCGGCAGGTCTGTTGGACAGAATATTGACTTGGGACGGTTCATGGGCTCCTCGGTTCATACGTGGATCCCGAACTACGTTGTCAAATCATGCGTGGGGAACAGCCTTTGACATTAATGCTCGGTGGAATCCGTTAGGTACAGTTCCACCAGCAATCGGTGATAAAGGTTGCACGAGAGAACTCGTGTCAATAGCAGAAGATAATGGTTTCTTTTGGGGTGGAAATTTTTCAAAAAGACCAGACGGTATGCACTTTGAGTGTGCGATGTTGAAGTAATTGATTAGATGATTCAATCAAGAATTGTGTACCATACATATTGGTATGCCCTCTTTTGCAAGTACAATCAATCCGACACCCTTTGGTTTTTTTGATCCAGATACCAGCTTTCAAACAGAAGCTGACAGTATGGTCACGTTTGTCAAACGAAAGATGGGTGATGACATATTGTCTGTTGAATTAACCAATCGTCAAATTTGGGCATGTTTTGAAGAAGCTTGCTGTGAATATAGTCATCAAATTCATCAAGTAAAGATTAAATCTGAATTAATGAACATGCTCGGCGTACCAACTGGTTCTACCGACCTAACCAATAAACTTCCAAAACAATCACTTGAATATTTGATGCGTCAGGCTGAACCCTATGCTTCATATGCAAATGTCATGGGATCCTATGATCCCATTTTAGGGTACATTGATCTAAAGGCCGGCGTTCAGGATTATAATTTATACGACAGTTTAAAGAATGTTGTTAGCGGAACATTGGTCTATGGAAATGGCCCAGGAGGCGTGGGTAATAGTAAACTTAGATTGATAGAAATATTTCAGCTTGAGCCCTTAGCCGCTCAACAATTTCTTCTTAATGCGTCAAACGTTACCAATTTTTTAGCAACAAACTTCAATTACGAGTCTTATGTTAATTCAACCGTCTTTTACGTTCTCCCCGTCTTTGAAGACGTTTTACGCAGAGGAATGTTAGAGACTGCGTTTCGTGTCCGTAGATCACACTACAGTTATGATGTGATAGGTCGTCAATTAAGGATTTATCCGATCCCTGCGACCGAATTTCAATTAGGCAAACTTTTTATAAAAGTTGCCCCTCCCCAGAACCCTCTCGACCCTAGCTACGAAGATAGTTCTATCTATGGTATTTCTGGCCCACAGAACATGCCATTAAATAATATTCCTTACGTTTCAATCACCCAGCCAGGAAGACAGTGGATTAGACAATATACTTTAGCCCTGGCCAGAGAATTGTTAGGTCTTGTTAGATCAAAATTTCAGAACATACCCATTCCAAATGCTGATCTTCAACTTAACGGATCTGATTTGGTTTCTCAAGGTCGGGAAGATAAAGAAAAATTGATTACCCAACTTAGAGAATTCTTAGATAATTTAACCAATGCAAAATTGTTAGAAACAGCAGCAACTGCTGCGGATAACATGATAAAGCAATTACGTTACGTTCCGGTCCCCAACGGCAGAGCAATTATCATAGGTTAGAGTTTAATTTCATAAATGATAGTTGTTTGGCCTACTTAATCTAGAGGTCGAACAATGTCACGACTTTTTATTACACCACGAGAACTTAACTTTATTTCTGACATCTCTAAAGAAGTGATTAAAGATGTCATTGGTCAAAAAATCTATTATTTTCCAATTTCCGAAATTAAGACACAAACGCATCTTGTCTATAATGAGGCGATGCAAAAAATATTCGATAATCCCATAGAAATTGAGGGATTAATCGCAGGTCCAACTGCTGAGGTCAAAGTCAATTCCTTTGGTATAGACAAAACTTTTACAGTAGAGGTTTATCTCCAATGGCGTGACCTTGTTGATAAAGGAATCAACGTTAGTATGGGAGACTACTTTTCTTTTGGTGACGTGTTTTATGAAATATCAGAATTTTTTTACTCACGTCTTATTTACGGTATGCCAGAACATGTTGATGGAATGAAAATAACGGGTGTCAAAGTACGTGAGAGTCAATTTAAAGCCAAATATTTTGGTCCAACTGACGTTTCTTACACTGAAGACGATGCTGTTCAAAAAACCTTCGTTCAACAACGAGGTGCAGAAGAAAACAGATTGGGCAAAACTAACGACGTTAGAGATTTACAGAAGAACGGCGTTTTGGAATCACCCTTGACGGGCCCTAAAGAGGTTTCAGAAAAAGTTGCTGATCCCGCTGGTCCTGGATTTTACGGTGAGGACTGAACATTATGACAACTAGATTTTCTCCAATTCCCGATGGAACGTTGGAAAATGGTTACAGCAATCAGAACGTTTCTGACATCACAATCCCACCTTGTGGTTTGGAGGACGTAGACGTTGCTCTTTTTGACTTGTTTGATAAGGAACTTAGATTGTATGCAATGGGAAATGAATCAATCAAAGAGGCCAATCAAAAAAGGATACCAGTCATTTTTGCAGCCGGTGAAAAGTGGGCCATGCTCAAAAAGGGTCGTCCATTACGCGACAAATCAGAGGCATTGATACTTCCGCTCATTACCGTGATGAGGACGGGCATTGAACAAAATTCAGCCTCTGACATTGTGGGCAGAGGTATAAACCAACAAACAGGTGTTTTGTCGATTAGAAGAAAACTTGATTCTTCTGACAGGGAATACCAAAACCTAATTAACAAATTATACATTGTCAATCAGAAAAATGTTGCTGTTAATCCAGGAGATCCACACCTATTAAATCAATTATTGTCTGACAGAAAAGTCGGAGAATTACGAGATGATCCTGACGTATTAAACAGCGCGTTGATGGCACCCAATCGTTTGAACAATGTTTATGAAACACTGACACTACCAGCACCCCAATTTTTCTCCGCAAAATATGAAGTTACTTTCTGGACGCAATACACTCAACAAATGAACGCTTTGACCGAAGTTTTCATGAGTTCTTTTCTTCCTCAAGGTCGTTGTTTTAAGTTGATCACAAACAAGGGATATTGGTTTGTTGCTTACATAGAAGAATCATTTCAACAAGAAAACAATTTTGATGACATGTCGCGCCAAGAAAGGGTGATTAAACAAAAATTTTCAATCAATGTTCCGGCGTATGTTTTGGCCTCCGGAGCCCCTGGTGTTCCAATACCGATTAGAAGATACGTTTCATCACCCGTTATAACATTTTCAACCAATATAGATGATAATGTTTCTATGCCCTCCAACAATGATGGCATTGATTATCCTTATTTAGGTGCTGATGATCCCACTTTACCAAGTCAATTAAAGGGTAAACCGACTCGACTTGACATGAGAGACACCGGCATAGGACCTTTGGGAACACAAACCGGTGCACATCAGGATCCTGCACTGGCTTCGTATCGCAGAGGTGAGCCAAATGCAACATATGTAAGAGTTGGAACAAATCTTGTGAAGGGAATTCCTGTGTCCAATTCTAATGGAGAAATTGTTTATCGAGGGTATGATTTTATAAATTTAGAGACGATTATTGAGGAATAACAAGACTTTCAATCACGACAGCAATACTTAACATCAATCGTTAAAAACGTCTCAGGAGAACACGATGGCCGAGCAGACATTTAGATCCCCCAATTTTTTTGACCGTGAAGTTGATCTGTCAGCCCCCAATCCCGCTTTACCGTCTGGTATTCCAGCGGGTGTGATTGGTACAGCAAATCAGGGCCCAGCATTTGTGCCGATCACATTTCCAAATTTTTCAGAATTTACGTCTGTATTTGGCAGTTTTGATCCTAAAAAACCTGCAATTTATGCTGCCAATCAATTTCTTAATAATAGAAATGCATTGACATTTTTGAGAGTTCTCGGAGCAGGTGCAAATTCTTCTTCTTACGATATCAATTACACAAACGCAACGGGTAGGGTTGTTAATGCCGGTATGGTGGTTGAAAAAAATGGTATCAATGGTGGAGTTTCATTTTTAGTCAGTCAAGAAAGAGCCACTAATGATGAAACCTATGGCATGCCTCTAATCTCTGAAAATGACAGTATACCGTCTTCTTTAGCTGCCGTTGGTGGTTACCAATTTGTTAGGGCAATGTTGATGTTACCGACAACGTCTAGAGTTATGATTTTTGGTGATGTTACCCTAGTAAATTCATACTTTAACGATTTGAATGATCTACATGATGGTGGTTTCGGAGTTAATGCTGAAACATCTTATTTTAAATTGGTGATTTCTTCTTCTTTGGGAAGTTCTTTCTCAAATGATGATGGGCTACCTGGGATTAGAGTTTACAGTGCATCTCTTGATCCTTCAAGTAATAATTACGTAGGAAAAATTTTAAATAGTGACACAAATCAGTTTAATTCTTCACAACATGTGTTATACGCACATTTTCCCTTAGACACTCAGGTGTCTTTGGCACAATCTGCGTCAATCCTTACAGGATCTTCAACAGCAAATTCTATCAACACGACAGCGGGAAATGTTTCATTCCAAAAATTATTCGGAATGCAGGACACAAGATACACAACGGCACGAACACCAGCCTTCATTTCTCAACCAATGGGAAATCTTGAAAATGATTTATTCTATTTTGAATCATTAAGTGATGGAGCAGGTGTCAACAGTCTTTACAAGATTTCAATTGCTAACATCAAGATGTCTGTTGATGAAACCAGTCCGTATGGTAGCTTCTCTGTACAGGTTAGAGACTGGAATGATAATGACGTCAGTCCAAATGTTTTGGAACAATTCAATAATTGTGATCTAAATCCATTTTCACCTAACTTTATTGCTAGAGTTATTGGTGATCGTAAAATAACCTACAATTTTGATGCAGACATTCCTTCGGAAAAGAGAGTGATAACATCAGGTCTATACAACAATCAATCTAAATTTATTAGGGTTGTTGTTTCTGAACAAGTCACAAAGGCCGAAGTTCCTAAATCCTCATTACCTTTTGGCTTTCGAGGTCCAAGACTTCTAAAGACAACCGATGGGTTAATTGCATCAGGTTCAGTCGCAGGTCGTTTAGTGACGCAAGATGCCGCATTAAACTGGTCCCCTGTATTACCACCAATTCCTTATAGATTTAAGGTTACTCGTGGACCGGTAGCAACAGTAGGATTTAAAGGTAACCCCGGTAAAACAGAGGCAGTTAACTCCGCATTTTATTGGGGTGTAAAGTTTGAAAGAAACACAACGCCTTTGGATTCAAACATTAGTACCGAAAAGAATCAGTTAATTGAAAATCTAACTAAATTCTATGGTGTTGAAAAGATGGATGCATTATTAACTGGATCTTCTTCAGATTTGGTTAATAATAATAAATTTACCCTTGCTCGGGTTGCCTTGCCAAACAAGTCTTTAACCGACATTACCTCGTCCGTATCAAAACACCTCTTAGGTGCCGCATACATTAGAAATGGTGTTGTTGATGCCAACGATTATAGAATTTATGACGCTGATTTTGAGTCAGGTGCTTCACGCGTTACCTTCGCTTCTTTGTTAAATGCCCAGGACGCAAGTTACGCAGGTTCATCAACACCAATTATTGCTGCTGCTAATTTTAACAGATTCGCAGGGTTCATGAAATACACAACTTTCATGTATGGTGGATTTGATGGTATGAACATTCTGGACCAAAATTCATCTCTTTTAAATGATAAATTTACCTCATTTGATTCGAGTGGTGGAGCCCAGGTTGGTTATGTACCAACGGGATTTGCGAAGAATCAAAACGGTGTAGAGGTAAATAATAGCGCAGTTGCTTCCTATCTTACTGCCCTTGACATCATGACAGATCCTTATTCTGTCAACAATAATTTGTTAGCAATTCCCGGGATCAAAGAACCATATATCACCGATTACGCAGGAATTAAGACTCGTGATTACGGATTGTCAATGTATGTAATGGACATCCCCAGCTACGATGATTTAGGTGCTCGTATCTATGATGACAGCACTTCAAAACCAAACATTGAAGCGACCGCATCAACATTTGAATCTCGTCAAGTTGATAACAATTATGTTGCAACGTATTATCCTGAAATTTTTATCGATGATTCTGTAAATCGTCGCAGGGTAAAAGTACCTGCATCAGTCGCAGCTCTTAGCTCTCTTGGATTTAATGACAGGGTTGCTTATCCCTGGTTTGCACCTGCAGGTTTCAATCGTGCAGCCCTGGACTTTGTGACCAACGTAGCAGTGCGTTTGAATGTATCTGACAGAGATCGTTTGTACGATGCACGTATTAATCCAATTGCAACATTCCCCCGACAAGGATTTGTGATTTATGGTCAAAAGACCTTACAATTTAACAAATCTGCTCTTGACAGAGTCAATGTTCGTAGATTGATGCTAGAGATCAAGAGAATTATCATAGGAATTGCACAAAAAATTGTCTTTGAACAAAACACTGCTGACGTGAGAAATCGCTTCGTCGCAGAGTCTGCAATTCAACTGGGACTAATCCAGGCCCAAGCAGGTGTTGAGGCATATCAAGTTGTCATGAATGAAAGTAACAACACACAGGACGACGTTGATAATAACAGGCTTCGTGGCCGAATTGTTGTAGTTCCAACTAGAGCAATTGAGTTCATTGCTATCGACTTCATCGTCACAAATAGTGGTGTTCAATTCGCATGATGCGTTGTGAATAATAATTAGACATGATCATAGGAGCTGAATCAGATGGCAAACGTTAAGTTAGGTAGCGCTGGAGTCACCGCAAAAGAAATTGACCAACAGGGGCCCGCGCCCACATCACCCCAAGGAACACCTGCCGGAATTATCGGCACTGCGAACGGGGGACCTGCGTTCGTTCCCTACACAGTTGCAAACTTGCAAGACTTTTATGCAAAATTTGGAACGTCTGATGGCAAAAAATTCGGCCTTTTGGCGGCGTCAGAATGGTTAAGAAACGCAAGATCATTAACTTACCTCAGAGTGTTAGGTGTCGGTGATGGTTTACAAAGACTCAGTGATGGTCGAGTAAATACATCAGGTTTTGTTGTTGGTGAACAACTACCAAACGGAGAATGGGGACAAGCTTCCAATAATCCTTATGCTAACGTAGGTGGTCCACTTGGCAGAACATACTTTTTGGGAGCTTTCATGTCAGCCTCTAACGGAATTGATCCCTTGTTCACCAATGGGATTCAATCATCTGCCCGGGCAATACCTTTTATTCGCGGCGTTTTAATGACACCGTCGGGAGTTGTGGCAACATTATCATCGTCGGTTGCTATTACGAGTGATTCTGCTTCATCCAATGCTTTAAATCCCAACGGTTCCGAGGTTGGTGACGTTAAATTATTTACTTCAGCTCCTCCAGGATCTGCAGCGTCTAGCCAATTTATTATGTTGCTAAACGGACACATTGGAACTGTGTCTCATCCAAATGTTTTGACTGCATCTTTTGACCCAATTGCAGGGGGAGCTTACTTCCCACTAAAATTAAACACCGATCCTTTAAAATTACAAGAAGCTGGCCATTATTTGTATGCTGCATATGATATGCCAGGATTCGTAGTTACTGGTTCAGGTTTGCTTTCATCCTCTGTTGTTGCATCACTGGCAACAAATTATAATGAAACAGCTGCATTTTTGTTGTCTGGGTCAGCAAACTATAACAGCGGTTCTACAACAAAACCAAACTTTGAAAATTTTGAAACCCGTTTTGAGCATGCAAAAACGCCTTGGTTTATTTCACAAAAACTAGGCGGAAAGAATTTTAATCTTTTTAGATTCCACTCTCTTGATGCCGGCTTAAACGTTTCTGACAAATACAAGATTTCAATAGAAAATTTAACGACATCGACTGACCAAAATAATCTTTACGGAGCATTCGATATTCTCGTGAGACAATGGGATGACACAGATTTTGACAGAAAGATAATTGAAAGATACACGGGAGTTAGTTTAGATCCCTCATCTGATCGATACATCGCGAAGGTTATTGGCGATGTTAAAGTATATTACGATTTTGACAGGGCTGAAACTGATCAAAAATTAGTTGTTGAAGGAAATTATTCAAACCTTTCTCGAGTTTTTAGAGTTGAAGTTTCAACCGAGGTTGATCATGCGATCATAGACGCAAGCGCTCTCCCCATGGGCTTTAGAGGTGTATATCACCTAGTAACCTCTGGATCTGACCCACTTGCACCTGTACCTGCATTCAACATAACCGGTTCAAATTCAGTTGGTTCGTTTACCAATTTGATGAAATCAGCAAAACAACCACCCCTTCCTTTTAATCTCTCTGTTTATCGCGGTTCTCCCAACAAGCGTGTTGCAGATCCAGCGGTTTACTGGGGCGTCGCATTCCAATTACCAGTTGTAAGCACCGATGCTGGCACACGTCTTAGCAAGAAACAAGCAAACGGTGTCAAATCATTTGCTAAATTCTTCCCTGATTTCAAGACAGATACAATCAATTTCATCGTCGGCGACAATGAAGGTGTTGCAGATACGATCAAAAACGGTGTTCTTGATGCAGACAGATTCAATGACAATCTTTTTAATCTTGAAAAAATAAAGGTTGTCACGGGCTCAAATGGTTTGGCTGATCCACAAAAGTGGCAAGAAGCTCAATACATTAGAGTTGGAAATGTTACGTCAAATCCATCGGCCAAAACCCGTGCATTCTCGGTCAATGATTTAACGACTGAGAACAGAAGATACGCAAAATTCAGTACCTTCATGCAAGGAGGATGGGACGGTGTCAATCTCTTTGATTACGAAGAGTCAACGTTAAGTAACATTGCTGTTGAAAGCGACATGCAGATTCCAGAACGCGGTTCAAACATGGGTCCAAATGTTAGAGCATACACCAAGGCTCTTGATGTCATGAAGAATGTTGTTAACGTTGACGTCCAGTTGCTTGCAATACCAGGCATCAGAAATGAATTTGTTACAAACACCGCCATCGGCGCAGTTGAAGACAGATTCGATGCAATGTATGTCATGGATATCGTTCCTTACGACATGAATGATTCAATCGTTACCTCTTCACTCCAACAGGTTTCTGTACAAAACACAACACAACAGTTCGTCCAAAGAGGCTTGAATTCTTCGTTCGCTGCAGCATACTTCCCTGACGTTTCAATGTTGGATCCAAACCTAAACATAGCAGTCCAGGTTCCACCCTCTGTTGTCGTGATGGGTGCACTCGCTCTCAATGATGCTGTCGGATACTCATGGTTTGCTCCCGCTGGTTTCACACGTGGTTCTCTGTCCACAACACTAGAGACCAAGGTAAAACTCAGCAAGCTCAACCAAGACGTTCTCTACGATGCAGACATCAACCCGCTCGTTCAGTTCACCACTAACACTGTAGGTGGAACAGATCCATCGGGCAACGTAGTGGTCTGGGGTCAAAAGACGCTCCTCGCAGCAGCTTCTTCTCTCGACCGTGTCAACGTCCGTCGCCTCCTCATTGAGATCAGGCGCCAGGTCAGAGACATTGCACAGACAATCCTCTTTGAGCCAAACAGGGCAGCAACACTCGCCCGCTTCTCAGCAGCCGTCACACCAAGGCTCCAAAGAATCCAGGCTCTCGCAGGTCTCGAACGATTCAAGGTTGTCATTGACTCTTCGACAACGACCCAGGCCGACGTCGAAAACAACACGATTCGCGGAAAGATCTTCGTGCAGCCAACCAAGACTGTCGAATTCGTATCACTTGACTTCGTCGTGGCAAACAACGCTCAACAGTAATAACACGGCATAATCGAATGGAACGTGTGGCGGACAATTAAGGTTGTTCGCCACTCTCTTTTTTATGGTCTAAAATGATGCAGGTGATCAATTGAATAATCACAACAAGACAATTAAGATATCTGTAAGCAACCTAAGAAAATTAATTCGTGAGGTCGTAGAATCACATGCTGAGCCAGAAATAAAAACACTGGCTTCCAACCTTGAGGCAACCATTCTTGAAGCCATTGAAAACGGCGTGAGAAATATTGACGCAAAAATGATCGCAAGTCAAATACCCATGATCTCTATTCCCTCTCCACTGGGAGGAGATTACAAAGATCTTGCAACAAAAATAATTGATGCCGTCTTGTCAATGCCAGAATCGCGTGATCTTCCTCCGTCAGAAAATACATCAGATGTCATTGACCTGATCTCTGACGTATTAATGATAGCAGACGCATCAGCTCGCAGCGATGAGCCGATAAATTAAGTTAGAACATCCCCAGATCTTGACCACCCCCATCTCTGCAGCAACCTCAGCCTCTGTCATCCCCCTGTTTGGGTCGGCTTTAAACTTAAATCGATTGAAGCGATTGTCAAAATCAGTCCACCAAAATCGGGGCGTCGTCTCCCCAATTTTCTGAAATCCCGAAGATTCATAACCCACACCTGTTCCAATCCGCCTATCGACATAAGTCATCAATCCTGCCTTCGAATTTGCTTTTACAAATTGCATGGCAACTTTGGTCAATTTCCTTAACCCCCCTCTCACGTGAGTGTTAACCCTGGTACAAAATCGGGCAACCTCATAATAATCTTCATGTGTCTTGTGAAAGGGCTTCCTGATGCTTAACGCACAAACCAACTCTTTTTCAAGATATAAACCCCAAGCAACTATCGAGGCTGTATCTCCATCGACATGATTTGCATTAAAAAATTTTCTACGTGATTCTACGTCTAATTTTCCCACCCTTAACTGCCGCGCACCGTACTTATTAGGGGTCATTTTTAAACGGTGTAAAATCATGCTCTTGACAATGTCGGACTTGTCTCTCCAATCATCTTCAAAAACATGCATTAACTGAATCCCAACTTCTCCCGCCATCTTCAACTTGTTTTCATGGTAGGCTGAAGACTTGTGCAGATCAGAGTGCCAGTACAATCCATTATATTCGATCGCAAAGTTGTGATCAGGTACCAACACGTCCAACTCAACTCCCTTAAGAACAGACCGATCATTTCTTTTTAACGTCACTCCCAAAGAAACTATGTAGTCAGCGATTTCCTGCTGTGCGGCAGATCCTGTGGGCTGGCATACGTAACACCGACCACGTTGCAATCTCCTAAGCGAATCGTGAAATTCAGAACCACAAACATCACACCTCACCTTGATAACAGGCGAAGCATCATTAATGTAATGCTCTGTCCCCCCAATCACCCTTAGGTTTGATCCGATCTCTATCCTACTCTTGATTTCATCGACCTTCAACCTCTTGATCTGATCCAATCTCTTCCTAAGAGATTCTTTCTTCAGTGACAACGAAACCTTGGTCGCCATGTTCCGAATCCTGACATCAGTATCCTTGTTTAATCCTACAGACCAAGGCACCCGAGAGCCGGTAGAAAATTCTTCTTTCAATTTATTTGATAACCCCAACAACCTGTCATCTGTATATTTCGTGTGTCCCCTGGACCATGCAACCCTGTCGCCAGATTTGAACTGTTGCGACACGGTCAAAGATCTCTTCTGGGAAGCTTTCATCAGTCTGTCGTCTGTCTGCTTCGACAACCCCTTGGCCCAATTAACAACAATCCCCGTTTCCAAAGACTCTTTCAAAGTATTGTTTCGCTTCTCAACTACTCGTTGAGCCTCACCAGAATCGAGATAACTGTAAATGCTGGCGTTGTGACCGATGATGAAGTCAGAATAACCCACCTTCCACCCCACCCACCGTGGAATCTGTCCACACCCACACCTACACAGTCTGCACCCATTGATTTGAATCCACGCACTCTCAACTGTAATCTGATGTACCTCCCCAAGATGTACCTCAAACGACGTCAATCTTTTGGATTCAAAGTCACAAAAAGGACACCTAACAGGCTCTAACACCCTTCCTTTAATCGCACCCATCAATACTAATGTAATCCCCTTACCTCAAATTGTATCCAATTTTTGGTTTACAGGTTGCTCAATTTTCTCATGTGATATTTAAGACTGACCCCAAGGAGGTTTTACCATGGCCGCAGAGACACTTGACGTATCATCAATGATTCCCAATAAATTCGAGCCAAAACGCAAGAATCGGTGGGTACTTATGATTGAAGGCATCGACGCCTACATCATCAAGACCGCCGCCCGCCCAACTTTCACGACAGACGAAATCGAAATCCCATTCATCAACTCCCGCCGCTACGTGGCAGGCCTCACCAAGTTCGAGACCATGAGCGTCACCCTCCACGACCCCATCGCCCCATCCGGCGCACAACAAATCATGGAATGGATCCGCCTCCACTACGAATCGGTCTCCGGCCGCGCAGGCTACGCTGACTTCTACAAACGCGACATCCAACTCAAACTCCTCGACCCAGTCGGCACAGTCATCGAACTCTGGGACATCAAAGGCGCCTTCATCACCTCCGCCAACTTCGGCGAACTCGGCTACGACGGCGCAGACGCACAGGAAATCCAACTCACACTTCGTTTCGACAATTGCGTTCTGCAATTTTGACATCAATATTCGACAACTGCACAATTGTCGATTGTACAAGTCATTGGGTCTGTGGTACTTTTTAACCATGGACCCAAAGATTTTTGTGTGCCCTGAGTGTAAAGGGTATGAGGCGACAAAGTTAGATTCATTGCGTATTCATTATCAAAAGAAACACGGCTTACCTGCCCGTAAACTCTATGCAGACTTGTTTTTGCAAGGAGGCAAGGAACCACTGTGTGCTTGTGGTTGTGGTGAGCCGACCCGATTTTTGACCTTACAAAAGGGTTTTTCTAAGTATCTTCTGGGACATGCATCCCGTGTTACCAATAATTGGGGTCACAATAAAATGGCGCAGGAGAAGAGCCTAAAGAAGCGCCGCGATGAAGGGTTGTGGAGTCGGAACCCGTGGAACAAAGGTAAGACAAAAGAAAGTGATCCAGAGTTTGCTGAAATTGCAGAGAAAGCCTATGCTTCTCAAGCAGAAAAATCTCGTAAATCAAAAATGATGAAAGAACAATGGTCAGACGGGACGATAATTCCTTTGTCTGGTTCTGCACACCCTCAGTGGAGAGGGGGTACATCTGCGTTGCAACCTTTGGTTCGTTCTCATTTACACACCAGATGGACTTATCCTAAGTTAAGAGAGAGTGGGTTTAAGTGTGTTCAATGTGGTTTGACAAGCGATCTTGAGGTCCATCACAATGGAGAGAGGTTTGCTTCAATACTTCATCGGGCGATTGAGACCCTTGGCGAGCCTGGAGAAGATTTTCACAAGAAGTTTATCATTGCCGAGTGGGTCGCCGATTACCATGTCGAGCACGAGGTTCCGGGAGTTGTCCTGTGTCAGTCGTGTCACGATATTGAGCATGTCCAGTAATTGGTATAATATTCCGCTCAGCAGCAAATTTGGGCCGCGTAGGATATATATACTTAAACACGACCGGCAGATTTTTGGAGAAGAGTGAGATTTTGACATGAGAAATGATACCTTTTTGTTTGAGTCCAACGTTGATGATTGTGAGCTCATGACCGAGGCTGGCATTTGGCAATGGGCGAAACACAAGCTTGGAAAGCTTGGTTCTCTCGAGAAAGGTGGTAGCATTTTTGGTTCAGGTGAAAAGGCTGAGAAAGCGAAGGAGCAATTTGCTGATCAGTTTGAGATCGAGACCAGTAAGATTGGTAATAACATTAATAGCATCATGAAGGAGAAACTCGCTGAGGCCGATCCTGATCAGGACAAGTCTAATTCCAGGGAGTTCCCTAACGGTCCTGATGGCGAGGCTTTTAAGGCGATGTTGCCTGCCGCGTTTGAGGCTGTCAACGAATATATTGACGGTCTTGAGGCGGGTGGTGAGAAGCTCGTCGCCCTGGAGGCGTTGCAGAGGTGGATCAAGTATTACATGGACTATTCTCTCTCTGATGTCTACAAACATTTTGAGTCAATGAGCAGGCGCGATGATGTCATTTTGGAACATAATCTGCTGGTGAAGGAACATGCTAAGTGGGTTCAATCTCTTCTCAACGAAGATGAAGACTTGCTTGCTGGCAAGTCTGAGACGTGGAAGGGACTCAACAGCAACATGTTACCTGGGATCTTAAGCGGGCTTGCTGCCGTCACCGGAATTGTTGCCCTCGCTGCAAAGATAGCGATTGCTGAGGCTGGGAAACAGGGTGTAGAGATTGTAAAAGAGGTTGTGTCAGGCGGTGATGTGAGTTGGGTCAATGGCAGTCCCTTGAAGTACGTGGTTCAGTCAGGTGATGGATTTGATAGGATCACCTTGGGTTTTATGAAGGCAGGTCACTTTGCAACTCCTCAGGAGTTGTTCAAGGCTTGTGGGGCTGGTGATGAGCACGCTGGAATTCTTGCTTTTGCAAAAGATCTTGGCATGAAAAGCCCAGAAAAAGTTGCCCAATACGTTGAGGGTCAGATGAAGGCCGGTAGTATTGATCCTCTCAATTGGGGAGGACCAGGAACGGGTGGTGGATTAGGAGATCCAACGGGTACGACCGCAAAGTCGTTCATGGCTGCGAATAAACACCCAAAGGACTTGTTGACAATAGGTGCTTTTAAAGCGGTGTTGATTCCAATTGTCAAGTCGACAGTTAAACTTGGAGTTGCAGGCGGAGCGTCAGCTGCTTTGGTGGCAGCTGCTCCTGCACTTGCCGGAGTCGCAGCTTTTGCAGCTCCTGCGTCATTGGTTTTGGGTTTAGGTGCCATGGCGATTAAAGCGTTAAGGAGCAAAGGTAAAAAGTCCAGTCGGGCATCACAATTACAGGCTTTATTTGATGCGTTGGATGAGAAGCTTCGTGATTTGAAAAAGAAGATAGGAATGGGTGAGAAAGAAGAAAAAGCGATAAAGACCGTGCCTACACCTCCACCTGCCCCTCCGCCCGAGCCTGAGACGAAACCTGGTAGTGAAGAAGGAGAAGTTAACTTCTTACCTGATGAGGACGTCGTGAGCGTTGAAGACACGCCTCTGTCACAAATTAGGGCAGACATGAAAAATAAGAAGCTTAACGCCCGTCTCTTTGACGCGATTATCAAGGCGTTTGATTCCAAGGGACTGGTACGTAACGTCGCCATGAATGAGGCGATTAAATCACGTGATCTTAACGTTGATGCCGCTATTAATGTTATTGCTGATGATCCTGGGGTTAGAAAATTACTCGGAGCGATGTTGAGGGTTGTTCCACCAAAACGCCTCAGCAGTGACAAGATAATCAATAATAAGTCTGTTAGACGGATTGTCGCCATCCTGGTGAAGCACGACTTTATCGTCGCAGGTGGGGGCAAAAACAAAAAACCAGAGTCCAAACTTAAGAAAAAAGTTACCGCAGAATCCTTCAGCGGTAATGATGATTCTGTTGTGTTGGTTGAGAGATGGCAAAAGATTGCTGGTTTAATTTGATTTTAAGAAGAGTGGAGTCATCTTGAATAATCACAATTTCCAGTACAAAGCATACCAAGGCCTGCTCGAGGGCAAGATCACACGGTTAGAGTACGACACGCTCGTCGAGAAAGTTGGGTTTCTCAGCAGAGTTGGTTCAACCTTGAAGGGATTGCTCTCGGGCGGCAAGGAATTTAAGAAGGGATATGATGACAAGAAGTACAAAGATCTCCTTGGTAAGGCGCAGGCTGACCTCAAAGACACTGTTACGCAGATACGAAAGTTTGCAGAAAAGGTCGGTGTCGAAGACGTAGAGGATTTGATTCAGCAGTCTGTTGCAGGTATTTTAGGTGCCGCGAACGTGCAACCTGCCGCAGTTGCTCGAGCTATCACTCCTGCCGCTGCGGGTGCTTCCGGTGGTGGTGACGGAGGTGGGGGAGCTACAACGAGAGGTACAGTCGCAGTTGATAATCCGGATGCAGCAGTTGACAAAGGTGCATCTGTGACCAAACCAGAACAGGCAGCTGCGAGTCTTGCTGTCGCTCAAGGAGCAGATGAAAAGAAGGTTGATGCAGCGGCTAAGAACCCCCAAAAGGTTTTGGATGACTTTGCAAAATACGTTTCCGGCAAGTCAAAAGTTGATATTGACGTTACGTCAAAAATTTTGAATCTTTTGTTGAAGAACGGGATGTTGAAATCAAACGTTAGTATCACTTCTGAATCTTTAAGAGCTTCAACACAGAGTCTTATTCTAGAACAGAACGGGGTTGTTTTGGGAGAAATCTCACACAGTGACGTCAGGAGAATGTTGAACCTGTTGAATGAGGCAAGTAAAAAAAAGCCCGCCGCTTCCGCAACACCCAAGACCGCAACACCCACGACCGTAGCTACCACGACGGCTGTGAAGGCTCCCACGGCCGGCAAGGGCCGCAGCAGTGGAAAAATGACCGCGCCGCCGCCGAAGGCCGCGAAGCCTGCGCCGCCGCCGAAAGCCGCGAAGCCTGCGCCGCCGCCGAAAGCCGCGAAGCCTGCGCCGCGCGCCGAACCGAAGAGCGCGCCGCCGCCGAAGGCAAAGCCAGCTGAATCCTCAAGTAAGCAGGTAAATGTTCCAGAGAATCTTAAGACAATTGTTAATAAGCTCGAAGGACAATTGAAAGAAAAAGGAGTTAATAAGACCAATTTGGTAGCAACTCTTAAGGTGATTGATGATTATTTTCTTGTGAAGGAAGGAAGAGTTACTCAAGAGGTTTTAGTAGAACGTTGGCAGCGACTTGCTGGTATTCTTTGATTCCTTGTTTTTGTTCTCCTGTGATTGTGAGTGCAGTGATCTTTTGGGTCACTGCGTTTTTATTTTAAAAAAAGGTTGTTAAATGTGAGGTAAGGTATTTACTTCTGTTGTCGCAGGACCGTATAATTGACGCAGCAACAGGAGAATTATGTCAGAAGAAAGAGAACAACGTAACGCAGTGTTTACCAATGTTGGTGTTGATCCACGCATTCCAACAACAACAGCAGCTGATCGAGCGCGGGCTGATTTTGGTCTTGATATTCCGGTTGAAGTCGTGCCGCTTCCTTCGATGGGTAGAGTGTATCCTGCCAATTCTTCTCTTCACGGGAGAGAGACAGTTGACATTCGAGCCATGACGGCGCGTGAAGAAGACATTTTGACAAGTCGAGCCCTGTTGAAAAAGGGAACTGTTATTACAGAGCTTATTAAGTCTTGCCTCACTGACAAGTCAATTAATACCAGTGAGCTTCTTGTTGGTGATCGAAATGCTCTGATGGTGGCAGTTAGAATCACGGGTTATGGTGCTGAGTATGAGGTTGAAGTTGATTGCACCGAGTGTGGATCCAAGACGCCTCACGTATTTAACCTTGGTGAGCTTCCGATTCGCAGGTTAGAGATTAATCCCGTTGAAGAAGGAATGAATCTTTTTGAGACTGTTTTGCCTGTGTGTAAAAAGACAGTTAGATTTAAGTTTTTGACGGGTCGCGATGAGGAAGAGATCAGTGCAACTTCAGAGAAGCAAAAGAAGTTAGCGTTGGGAACCGACACTGCTGTGACAACCAATTTGATGTATGCGATTGTTGCTGTGGATGGTGTCACTGATCGTGCAAAGTTGGCTAACTTTGTTAAGATGATGCCTGCACGTGATTCTCTTGCATTGCGTAATTTTATTCGTGACAATGAGCCTGGAATTATCTTGAAGCAGGAGGCAGCCTGCGAAAGTTGCGGACATACGGAGGACCTAGACATGCCACTAGGTGTGTCCTTTCTTTGGCCTTCCGTCAGACGCTAAAACGTTATTGATACTTGAACCCGCCTTTCTGCTCATGTATTACGGCGGGTTCACGTATGCTGAAACGTACATGATGCCGATCTCATACAAGAGATGGTTTTTGGAGCGTATTTCTAAAGAGTTGAAGTCAGGTTCTGAATCTGGAGAAAATGCGCCTTCAAGAGCAGCTCATGCTGACACAGCAGAAATGAGAGCGATGCAGGGCCGTGTTAGATCTCAAGTTCCTTCAAGAATGAGACGATTCACGTGATTGTCGTGTGGTCGTTCTTGAAATCTGTTGATACTTAAGTCCATGTTTTGTTTGGTAATCATGAGGAATTGTGGCTGATAATAAAGAAAAAGAATTATCAGCCCAATCTGCAGCTGCTACGCAACTTGTTGCTGCAATGATGCAGCTGAATGAAACGTTAAAACAAACGGCGGCATCATGGGCCTCTGTTTCAGGTGCTGTTCAACAAGTGACTGCTGAGGAACAGAAACATTCAGCAGCTGTTAGTGAAGCAATAAAAAAAGAGGAAGAGTTTAAGACAGTCACCGGCGAGGTGATGAAGTATATTGAAAACAAAGTAGAATCCGCGACTGGCGCTGTAAAAAAGTATTTTGAGCAGTTTAAAAATCAATCTGCTCCGTTGTTGGCCATAAAAGGATTGGCCAAAGGTTTTTCTGGATTTTTCTCTACGTTATCTAGCGGATTCACCATACTCTCAGGCGTCGTAGAAGGTCTTTTCAACATAGGCGTAGCAATTCTTAAAATTCCGCTCAAAATATTTGAGTCGTTTATTGACATGGCTGGTTCTGCCGGTAGCACTGAATTTGCTCAAGCTTTAGAAGATATTAGGAAAGAGTTTGGTGCCCTTAACGGACCGACTGCTTCTTCTATCGTTACGACGGCCAAAAATATGCAGGGCTTTACGGCCACTGGTTTGAGTGTTTATAGAGTTTTTGGTAATACAGCCGAAAGATTAAAAACTGTCGCTGAAGCTGCGGCTGGCATGGGTCCTGCGTTTGATCAGCTGATGGAAGATTTTAAGGGTGCAGAAGGTCAAGCGTTTGCTTATCAAAAAGGTTTAGGCTTGACCTGGGAACAGATGTCAATCATCACCCAAGGTGCCATGGCCATGGGTAAGAGCAGTGAGTCTGTCCTGCGTGACATGACCAAGATATCAAATGAATTAGGAGATGCTTTTGGAATTAATGCCAAGGTCATCTCCAAAGACATGGGCAAAGCCCTCCAAGACGTAGGTCACTTTGCCACGGCGACACAAAAACAATTGGGTCAAGCTGTCGTCTATTCTCGTAAATTGGGTCTAGAGCTGTCCAAAATTACCGGATTGATGGATGCCTTCGGAACATTTGAGGATTCTGCAAATGCTGTGTCTGACTTGACGCAGGCAATTGGAATCAATGTTGATGCTTTGAAATTGATGAATGCCGCGACGCCCGACGAACAATTGGATTTGTTACGTAAGTCAATGGCCGCCGCAGGCAAGAGCGCAGAAGATTTTAATAGATTCCAATTGAAAGCCGTTGCATCTACTTTACACCTTGATGAGGGCACTGCAAAGGCTGCTCTGTCAATGAAGAATCAGGGTAAAACACTCGAGGAAATCAAAAAATCAGGTGATAAAGCCGAAAAGAAAACGATGACCCAAGAAGAGGCAATGAGCAAACTTGCCGACTCTATTGAAAGATTGGTGAAAGCCGGCGAAGACATGAAGGGTGGTTTCTTTGCTACCTTCATGAAGGGATTTGGAATAGGGTTGCAACAGGCTCCTGAATTCCGCCAAGCTATTATGGCCGTCCGCCAGGCTTTATACGCTACATTCCAGGCTGGTATTAAATTCGGTAGAATGGTGATGGACACCTTTCCAGGCATCAAGAAAATGTTTTTAGGAATTGCTGAGGCATTCTCCGGACAACGTTTCAGGAATTTTTTTAATGAAATCACGCAGTATTTTAGAACTTTCTTCAAAGACCTGTCGTCAGGTAAACACTCGTTTCCCGAATTGATGAAACACTTGAAAGAAAGTTTTTTTAATTTCTTTAACAAGTCTTCACCGGGCGGGTCAAAATTTCTTGATGGATTAAAGGAAGCGATGAAAGCGATCAGCACTATCGTTGCTGAAGGAATAAAGTGGGCGGCCGGTGCTCTGGCCGACGGTTTGCAATACATTACCGATATTATGACAGGTAAGAAAAAGTTGGGCGACCTGGGTAGTGGTACGGAATTTTTATCGCAAGTTTTAGGACCTATTGCCGAGGCACTTGGACAGGCTGCTGAAAAATTGGGTCCGGTGCTCAAGGATTTCGTGCTTGCGTTGTGGGAAAAACTTCAGGAATTGTGGAACAGTGAAGATTTTGCACCCATAAGAAATGCCATCGTCGGTGGATCCATGTTAAAGATGTTCGGTCCGGCAGCGATCAACATTGGAGGAGGATTGATCGCTAAATTTTTTATGAGCGGAGCCAAAAAGGGAATCGAGCAAGCTGCTCCAAAGATTGCTGCTGATATGGCAACGGCCGGACAAAAGATTGCCGCCGACGCTCCCAAAGCACTCGAATCTGGCAAGGCTGCCATGTCAGCTGCTGTTCCCAATTCTTCGCAAACGGCCGCTTTAACGGCCGCAGGCAAAGCTCAAATTGATTGGTCAGGTGTCAAGAAATTCTTGGTAGGATTTGCAGGCGTGGTTGCCATAGGGCTAGTCGCCATGGGAATTGCAATTGCCGCGATAAGAACTTTCGATATTACAACCGATGAAATTTTAAAGGCGGGTCTGTTGATGCTAGCTATCGCTGTGACGATGGCACCATTTGTGCTCCTGACCAAATTTATTTCGTCAATCAAGATTGATGAAAAAACAATGAACAAAACTTTGCTTGCGATGGGAGTTGTTATGGCCGAAGGTCTGGTTGCCTTTGGATTCGCACTCTTGATGGTGAGCAAGACTGACATGGAGGGTGTTAAAAAGGCGGGAATTGCGTTGGGAATTATCGTTTTGACCATGGCATCTGTAGGTCTGTTGGTTCTTGAAATGGCTGGTATTGGTTATCTTGTCAAAAAAATGGAAGATAAAATCACAGCAGGTGCGGCTGCGATGGTTGCTACAATAGCAATCATGATTACCACAGCTACTGTGATAGGTGGAATTACAGCAGCAATGGGTGTGGAGGCAATGAAGGCAGGTGCTGAGTTACTGAGCGTTATATCTAATGTGTTCGTGAAAGTAGGTGAAATCCTGTTTGTTGCTGCTGGCGTTGGTGCTATGATTGTTGCAACTGAGGGGATCGGAGCAGGTTTAATGGCGGCAGGCATGGCAGCGTTAGTCTCAGGTGTTGGAATAATGACAACAACGGCAGTTGGAGTTATGGAGACCTTGTCAACTTTAAAGGAAGACCCGAACACGATTAAGCTGAAGGCACAGGCCTTTGAATCAGTGATGAATTCTATCACAAATCTGATGAACGCGATTGGCAATATCTTGGGAACTGTCAAATTTGATCCAACAGATTCTGAAGCCAAGGTCAAAGCCAAGTTTGGGGGTCTGAATCAATTCATAAAAACTTTGTTGGAGGGTGAAAATGGCAATGCGGGATTGATTGGTGTCGTTCGTTCCATCATCGAAGGTTTAAAATCTTTGAAACCGTCTGCGATTGAGACGGCAAAGGCAATCGGTGGTATTTTGTCAAGCATCGCTTCATTGATGGACGGCATGGGTAAAAGCATGCAATCGTTAAATGATGTCGTTAATGGCAGCGGGTTAGCTTCATTTTTGGCTTCGGGCGGTGAAAAAGCTTACAATTTAAATACTGTTCTTACTGGAGCCGGTGATTATATAAAAACCGTCACTGGAGCTGCTATCGGTTTAATAAAAGTTATAATTAATGCCTTGAGTGGTATTCCAACGTCTCAGCTTGGTAAATTAAAAGAGGGAGGTGAGGCGGTCGGTAGTTTGTTGGGAGCTGTTGCGAATTTATTGCATTCAGTTGCCCCCGATCTTTCTGCTTTAACAATGGAGACTCAATCCGGGGGTACAGTCGCAGGTATTCTTGACGTAGGAGAAAAAAGTAAATATCTTGACATGAGTGCATTAAAAGCAGTTGGTCAACAAATGGGAACGATGTTAGAAAATATTGGAAAATACTTGCCTACTTTAATTGATTCCATGGTTACAGCAATTAATAAAGTTAAATTAAAACCCGAAGACGTCAAAAAAGTAGAGGGTGTTGGACATCTGCTTGGTGCTGTCGGCAGCATTATGTCTGCAATTTCTAGTTCTATCAAACAAGCAAAGTCAACGACAACGACAGATGCAGGTTCAAAACACGAAGTGGGATTGGCAAGTGCTAGTGTATCCAAAACATCAAAGAACGTTCAAGAGATAGTGAGCGTAGCCCCCAAGTTGTCGGAAATCATAGATTCTATCAAAGATTCTTTACCCGATCTTATACGAAGAATAGTGACAGTTGTTGCTTCAATCAGTCTGCCTCCTGGGTTTAAGGAAAAAACTGAGGCGATGGTAAAGTTGTTTGAGGGTATTTCAGCATTGACTAGCATGTTAGGTAACATGCCACAAATGGGTGCTGAGGGTACTGGTGCTACAGTTGAGCTCGCTCTTCGCCCCTTAACAAATTCAATACATCTAGCTCAATGGTTTTTTAAAGGTCTTGCTGACAATAATGAAATTGGAAATTTAATTTCATGGATAGCAGTCGTCCAAGCACAAATTGCAAAAGGTTCAATTGCGGCCGTTAATTCTACGACAAGTTCATTAACAAAAATGTTTGATGGTATCAAAAATTTGTTTGAAAAATTGAAGGATTTTAAAGATTTATCAACGAGTGAAGGGAAAACTGATTTCTCTCCAATTCTCGCCGTGCTCGGTGCAGCTACAAGATTTTTACGATCTTTAGCCACCCCCGCCAGCGACACAGGTCTTGAAAATCTCAGTTCAGCTCTTAGCAAGGCAAATACAGCAGCTTCAAAAAACAATATGATTGAAAATGCTGCGAATTTGGGTCGCATTTTAAAGGCTGTTTTTATTGATGGAACTCTGTTTAAAGATGCGTTGCCCAAGATGCAAGGAATGTGGGACGCTGGTAAGAGTGCAGAAGTTGAGACGACAATTTCAACAGCAAAGATTTTGTTCACAAATTTATCAACGCAAGGCAATCCTTCTTCTCTTGTTGATTTGAGTCGTTTAATAACAAATGATTTGTCTGTTTCAGCGGCTTTTTTGGCAAAAGCAACCTTCCCGGACATGAGTTCACTTACAGAAGGTTTAATGACATTCGTAAAGCAATTTGAAAATTTAGGAACTATAATTAAAGATTCTGGTGTTGAGCCGACCCTCGAGGCTGTCAATAAGATTATTAATACCTTGAATGAGATGGATGTGGCAATGTCAAAAGCTGTTGACGTGAAATTCCCAGCCAGATTACAAGCGTTAGCGGGTGGAATAGGTTTAGGCAAAAAAATGACGGTACGTGTTGAGAGGGGAGAAGCAACGATCAATGTTGATCTTGCAGTTGTGATGGAAGTTGGCAAGGTCGAAAAAGTTTTGTTATCTGGTGAATCTGCGATCAGAAAACGTATAAATTATCTTTTTGATAATGCACAAAAAAAGACAGATGACAAAGCAAAAACAGTTGGACAAGACGTTACACAATATGATGGATTTAGTTGGAAGATTGGAGACGATGGTTCTGCTGGCAAAATGCCTCACAATTATTGATAAAAATTCATATGAAATCGCTTAAAGAACAATTTTTAGAAGATCCAAAATTTTTGAAGATACTTTCACAGGCACGTTCACCCGAAGAACGTCAAAAAATTCAATCTGTTGTGTCCAGTTTAATTGGACCACTGTGGTCATCAATGGAAGATCTTTTAAAAGACGTTGAAAACAATCCTGAAAAATTGGAACAAATTCGCGAAGATATGAATCAAATAATTTCCCAAAAATTTGAGAAGTAGTATTTAATTTTTGTAAGAGATTTGTCCAATGCCCCCACCCCCAGATTCCAAGATAAATTTAGATACCGGGGATCCGGGATTTGAAATCGATGGTGAAGAATACACATATGATATTGGTGATTCTCAAGATCCGCAGGTACCCGGACCTGGTAAACAGCGAAAAAAGACTATTGATGTAGATAAATCTTATAATGGTAATTCTGGTCCCAAAGATTTATCTAAAGGTACTCTTTTAACGTTGTCGCAGTACATGAGTAACCTTACAAATGGTACAAAGGGAACAGCAAAAAGACCTAATTCGTACCCAGTTGATTACAATTCTGCAATAGAAAAATTATCTCTTGAGACCAAAGGTTATCCAACAACGCTTTCGCCTACCACAAATTCTCAAAAATTTATCGATTCAGCATCTGCTCCTGGCTTAAATCCCTACGGTAAAAATTATTCATCAATTAGCGCAACACTAAAAAAGGGTGCTGCGAGCCCAAATAATATTAATGGAAATCTTCTATTACAAAATTTAACACCAACTCCTGTTTCGGATAATGAACCTGGATTCCCCATCGAGGGTAAAGTTGGCAGCAAAGATTCCGTTGTTCCTTATGTTTCTGCCATACTAAAAAGAAACAGATTTAAAAATGAAAATGTTTACAATTCCGGCCAAATGCGTGTGCGTGGAAGTTCATTTAATAATACTTTTGAATACGGCCGCTCCGGCGGCGGCGAATTAGTTAATTCTTCTATAATGAATATGGTTGGCGTTGAACTCTCTCGCCGTTCGAGCAATGAATTTTTTTCTAATGAATCAAACCAACATCCTAACAATATTGGTAACCAAATTGCTGACGGTCTCACACCCAGTTTTAATCAAATAGGGGTACCTCCAGCTACTAAATTTACAACAACATTATTGGAAGCACAGGATGTTTTAAACAAGCTTGCTCGTGATCATCAAGACATTACAACGCTCAAATTATCTGATGAAACATGGGGTGCACTGAACAATGTGCATGATACATTCGACGGATTTGACGCCGTAGGCATGGGAATTTTATCAAGTGTTTTAGTGTTTTCTATTGCTGCTATAATTACAAGCATAAGCCAAATTCTATCATTAATAGGCAGTAAAAACGCAATTTCTGCAAGATATGATAACCAGGGCTTGTATAAAAAAGGTTGGTCGCTTATCGATCTTTCACAAAGTTTTAATGGTTCAAAGGGCCTGTCTTACATGGGAATTAGTCCAACTAAGATATCTTATTCTGATGCCGTTTTTAATGGAATCATGATCTTTTTTAAAATTAATCCCGAAGATTTATTGAATACTAACAATTTTAAATACAGCGGATTTAATGTTGTAACTTCTAGGTCGATAGTTAGATCGTCAAAAACATTTTATGATTCTGCTAAAAATTTGTTTACTGTCGCCGGCATACCAAATTTGCTAAAAATAATTGATATTATAAAATCATCACGCATAATTTTAGCAATCAATACATTCGCGCAATTGGGCGATTTTAACCAGAATGATCGTAAATTTAATTTAGACAAGCAACCTGCTATAGGTTTTACTACGACCAAAAATAGAAAAGTTGCAAATTCACCAGGTTTGGCGTGGTCATCTGTAAGTACGCCAAGCGCATTCTTAATACCCAGTAATATTTTACCATTTTTGAGTCGAGCAAGTACAGATCCTGAAAATTCAATGAAAGGTGTTCACGCTGATCTTGGCGCGTTTTCTTACCAGACGCCAGAAAATAGGCTTTCCCAAAACGTAGTTGAACGTGTTGAAGAGCAGATGGATTCGGAATACATGCCTTTTTATTTTCACGATTTGCGAACAAATGAAATTATTTCATTTCACGCATTCCTGTCGTCATTGACAGATGGATTTACCGCAAGTTATGACAGTCATGAATCATTTGGAAGAGTAGAACCGGTAAGAACTTATAAAAGCGCTGAACGTAAGATAGGGATGTCATTTAGTATTGTTGCGACAGGACCCAAAGATTTTGACGAGATGTACAAAAAGATCAATAAATTGGTGACCCTTGTCTACCCCCAGTTTACTGCCGGTAAAAAACAACTCTTATCATCGGGTAATAAAACTTTCACCATGCCGTTCAGCCAAATGCCTGCAGGAAGTCCGTTGATTAGATTAAGGTTAGGCGATATCTTTAGGTCAAATTATACCAAATTTGCACTAACACGCCTTTTCGGCGCAGTGCGTGAGACAAAAGACGTACTAAACGGGGACAGAGAGGCAAAAAACAACGATAGTTTAAAAGCGTCAATTCTAGCAAATGAAATGAATGTCATAGATGCAGACCAAAATGTGCGCAAAGTTTTGGGTAATCCTGATACTGATGCTCTAGCAATAAAAAACTATACTGATGCTGTCAAGGAGCTAGCAAAGTCCCAAACCTCTTTCAAGAAATCACAACGTAAAATTGTTGATATCTCGTCAAGATTAGAACCAAAGCCGCTAAGAAATTCTACCTATGATTCACTTTTCCGCCCGATACCTGGAATTTCTTATGAGGGTAAAGATGCAGACAATAACAAGTTTACGCTGCGATCAGATCAATGGAGTTATTTGTACGATCACATCGGTTTTAAGCGTAAGCCAAATGGTAAATTTTTTATAGATGAAGGAAATACAGCCCCAGATGTGTTTGCATCCCTGAAAGAAGTTGGAGCCGTATTAGTTGAGTATAATATACCCATTAGTTTTTTAAATATAAAGGGTTATAATAACATAAGATCACAAAAAGATGACAGTTTTGTTGACCCAGGTGAGTGGACAGAATCGGGGATAGATTTAACCCAGAGAAATAATGCAATTGTAAGATATTTTGAAGAAACGAGTGGAAAGGGTCTTGCGGGATTCATAGAATCTATGAACTTTAGTTGGCTTGATGGAACCTGGAATACGACCAAGAATTTTGATTCTCGAGCACCAATGATTTGTAAAGTCGATATTACATTTGCTCCTGTCCACGATATTACTCCGGGATTGGATCACTATGGTTATAACAGAGCTCCTGTCTATCCTGTCGGTGCATACATGGCGCAAGTTGGACTTGGAAATGGTGGCGATGTTAGTGGCGACGGTGAAAATGTTAGTCCTGACGTGGTCGGAACCCCACAACTTTCAGATGAAGAAACTGCAATCGCCGCATCACCCGACGTGGTCGCCGCATCACCCGACGTGGTCGACATGGAGTATGACCCCGATGTGGTCGACATGGAGTACGACCCCGAAAATCCCGCCACTAATCCCAAATCCCCCCCTCTCCAAATTCATGAAACTCCCGGTTACAGAACAATCAAGGTTGGAAACACGAGGGTAGTAAAATTTGAACCTTATAAGTATAATCAAAGTGGAGAGCCAATTTCAGGAAACCCCGGAAATCCAGCCGCGATTGTTGCAGCATACAATCAATACAACCACACTAATCTTACTGTTGAAGATCTCTACAATGCAGACCCAAAAACGTCCGATAAAGTTTACAAGGATGCCCGTGCGTATTTTACCCGAACTGGTCAAATAACCAAAGGATTTCCAAAGTGATTTAATATGGCACACTCCAGGTACACAACAAACACTCCGGTATTAGGATCTAATCCCTATCGCGGAACTTCACGCACGGTTTCTATTATACGATCGGCGATTCTTACAGGTGATTTGAGTTATACTCAACGAATTGTGACCGGCGTAGAAAGACTGGACACCGCCGCTGGTCGTGAGTATGGTGACGGCAGATATTGGTGGATTCTTGCCGCAGCTTCAAATATAGGTTGGGGTTTACAGATTCCCCCTGGAACAATACTGTACATTCCCTCGTTGTCCGACGTTTTATTACTGGTGTCGTAACATGGATTTACCTGACAAAGAACTTGACAAAAAAATTCGATCAATTTTCTTGAACATGCACAACGGCATGTTCCCGAGCAATGTGAAATTATTTGAAAAATTCGTAGACGAAAACACGGAAGTCGCACCATGGAACGAAATTGATCCAGACAAATCTGTGTATACTGAAGAATTTCAGGGTTTTAAACTCGTAAAAATGATAAAACGTTTAATAATCATTGCCCCAGATCCTGATGATGTTCCTGCATTTAAAAACACAAGCTTTGGCTCTGGAAAAGGAAAACCCGCGCTCGCAAGATTTGATAAGGGTTTCATTAATCTTAGTGGTAATAAAAAAAATTATTTAATTTTTAATGTAAAAGATCAACTTGCATCAACACCTGATGATCGTGCAGCCTTTAACACAACTCAATTTATGAATCGAATGCCTTCAACACTGGTATCGTCAATGATGCCCTACGTTGACATAGAATTTGAATACGGCAATCCTCCCGGGTCTCTTAAGTCTGATTTTAAAAACAAGAATGAAAAACCGCCAGGTCTACTGAGATATCTACTCCAGGGTAACGAACTAGGATCTTTTGACAGATTGATATTACAAAACAGCACGATTTTCCCACCGACCGATTCAACTGCAAACATACGTAGTTATTCCGGAATGGAAACTTTTCTTAAGCCCGTGACTCTTGCAGATCCTAATTCATCTGGTCCTGATTCTTTGGATCCCTTTGCACCATTTTTATCTGTTGATTCTTTTACGGTTACCAATGTATCGCAGGGTTCAGGAACTGGTGATCTTCAACGCAAGCGAGGTTCTTTGAATATTACTTTACATGATCGCTCAAGATTACCAGAAATCGCCGATCTAGTAAGACCTGAATATATTTCTCAAATTAATGTATGGGTAACATACGGTTGGCGTTGTAATAAATACGGAACTGAGGGTGCTGTTTCTGAAAATGATGTTTATGAAAAATATTCTGATTTTATTAATGGCAATTTTTTAGTTAAAGACTGTTTCTATGTCAGCAATTCGTCTTTTTCTTTTGAGGGAAATGGCATTAAGATTTCTTTGACTCTGACTTGCAGAGGGGGAACGGAATCAGAATATCAATCAATTGATGTTGCCTTATTGGAAGACGCTCCTCTTCTTCGGTCGGAAGATTTAAGTAAAAATGGTGCAAAAGCGTCTCCAAATCTTCAAAGGATTCAAAACATTGCAACATTACTTGACAGGCTTCGAGCAGAAGAGAAGGGAATTTTAGATTCCCTTGAACGTTCAAAGAAAAATACGTCGATACTCGGATCTGATATCATTCATAACTTAGATGATTATCCAAATTATGCAGCTATTGACAAAAAAGAATTAAGTTCAAAACTCGAAGAGATTGAAAATAAATTAAAAGTAAGTCTTGGCGATGAGTTTAAGTCACAGGGTCAACAATTTATGAAAGATTTAAGGGAGTTGTTGCAACAAAATCAACAAAATAACAATAACTACACCAAAGAAACAGAATTATATGAAGGTCTTACTTCTAGGGTTCAAAAAGTTTTTAAGAAATTAAAAGAAAAAAATGATGTGTTCATGATTAGCGGTTGGGCTCAACAAACAGGTGCAGCATATGCAGTACCAGATAAAATCAAGGCAGCGGGTGTACCACTTACTCTTAATAATGCTAAAATACCTGTAAATAATTTTATGTCTTACGGACATATTTTTTCATCAATTGTCGTCGGTGCTGCACTAAAAACACCAAATGTGAGAGAAGTACAGGTGCTTTTTTATCCAATGAATCCAACATTTAAAAACAATGATCCTCATTATAAAGAACCACAAAATTTCAATATAAGTTCTTTCCCCTTGGAGACAGCTGTATTTCTTGACAAATACAGGCGTATGGAAATGCAAACTGGATTAAAAAACAACTTAAAAGTGGGCCACATTATCACGATATTAAAACAAATGGTAGAAGACCCCGCAGCAATACCTTATGATCTGCGTCAATATCTTGAACCTTACGATGCCGAACGCAAAGAAACGGACAAAAAAGACGGACCGTCTTGGCAGAAAACCCTCAATGCTGAAGGGAAACTGGCAAAAGCAAGGTACGAAGAGACAATCATAAAGCCTGAAATTAGTGTTGAAATTGAGAGTTATATGATTGACACTGGTGAAATCACGGGAGTTCTTAACAACGGATCTGTTGACTTGCTGACACACTTTGAAAAAACGGCGGCTGATTATCGAAGAACGGGTGATGGTCTTGGATTAGGATTAAGATTTATTGTTTCTGACAAAAGCAGGGGACGTTCTCAATTTAATGAAAAGGGTTTACTACAACAAATCAAACAGTCTAAATCAGAAGACAGAGGCAAGTTACTTGATCAAACATTAAATGAAATAAACAGTAGTTTAGAAAGACTAAAAATTTTATCCGGAGATCAAAACAACGGTTCCTCGGTCATAATGATGGACCCTCAACAGGTTTATAATGATAAAACAAAATCAACAGGCGCTCAATTAAACAAAGATCCCAGTGCAAGGGCAACAGTCTTAAGTGAATATGTCAAATTAATCTTGAATGGCGGAGTTTCTCAACATCCACCCATGGCAATTTTTAATTCTCCGTCAACTCGATTTGTCAAAGAATTGATATCAATGGGTTATCCAACGATTGTTTATGGTTCTCAAGGATCGGTGATTAAAACGATTTCAGGAGGTTCCAAGATTAATCCCCTGATCGGCGCGTCTAATATGTACGAAAGTACGACAAAACCGGGACAACCTCTGGCTTCGTCTGGAAAGAACGGCATACCCGTACAAGTTCAGCCTGGAGAAATTAATGTCACTTGTCTTGGGTGTCCCTTGGTTCGGTACGGACAATTTTTCTTTATTGACATGGGAACAAACACCCAAACCGATAACGTTTACATAGCCACAGGAGTTACACACAATTTTACACCCGGCGCTTTTGAGACCCAAATCAAGTTCTCACCATACAATAGATATAACGCATTGCAAGGTCCCAGAGAAATAATCGACTTGTTGGATCAGGTACAACAATATCAAAATTGAATTATCTTCAGTGTAAAAACAACATGAACACACAGATTTCTTGTTATATCATTTGAATTAATGTCTTTGATTCAAGACGTTTATCTGTGTCCCGATGTCACGGGTGTTCAGGGTTCAGGTTTGTTGATCTCCACAACGGGAACCTTCACACGTCTATCTCGGCGACCACCTGGAACGTGGTTTTTGCGGTCTGCCTTGCGACCCAACGATGATTCTCCAAACGTAAACACTGCGTTGCGTCTCGAGGCACGTGATTGTATCGCGGTGCCTTCGCCCAAATTTTCATCAACGCTGACTGGTATGCCACAAGGAACGTCACCACCGTGGCCCATGTTGATGCCGCGTCGTGAGTATCTGTCGTACATAAATTCAGTGATTGATTGTGTCAGAAGCAGTTTGAATCTCTCAGACAATTCATATTACTTGAATGCATGGTCTCAGGTGACTCATTTATTCACGTCAATGCAACGTTTGGTCGCTCCCAATCCGGTCATGTTTGATGATCAATCGTGTCACGAAGCGGCTTCATTTCGTCCTCGTGGAGGAAAGTGCGACACCATTTCCTACAACAGATTCGGAACACGTACTGGTCGCTTGACCACGTCGTCAGGTCCACAGATCTTGACACTCAGGAAGGACCACAGAAAATTCTTGAGGTCTCGTTGGGGGGATAATGGTCTGTTATTATCGCTGGATTTTTCTGCCCTGGAGGTGAGGCTCCTGATGTCAGATATGGCCGGAATTGTGGTACAACAGGATCCGTACCTGGACCTGTCTGGCGCACTGATGGGTGAGTTAAACAGAGAAAAATCCAAGCTTGCTCTGATCTCAACAGTGTACGGATCAACAACCCACGGCCTGTCACAATCCCTCGGTGTCTCTCTGACTGAGGCCAAACACATTCACTCGACAATTGCTGAACGGTGTGGGGTGGGAGACCTGCTAAAAAGACTGCGATCAGAACACAACAAAAATGGCTTCATCAGAAATCGGTATGGGCGCCGGATAGAAACCCCAGATCCAGGCGATGGCCAACTTCTTAACTCTTACTTGCAATCTACTGGTGTCGACGTAGCGCTGCTTGGCTTTTCTGAAATAATCCGTAGGCTTAATTCCGACCATGCCGTCCCCGTCGCCCTGCTACATGACGCCCTGATTCTGGACACGACCCAAGAGTTTGCAGATAAAATTAGTGTTTCGTTGTCGATCCCAGTCCCAGGATTCATCGGCAAGTTTCCAATAAAGGTAAGTGCGTTCAACACTTGAACTTTTCTATTTTAAGATAATAAAGTCGATCCATGAGTTTAACACCTGAACAAATTGAAGAGAATTGGAAGAAGTATTATGGTTTGTGCCAAAAAACTTTAGGAGACAGGTCAGCAGCCGCGACAGCAATGTTGGACGCCCTGGAAGACAGGTTGGCTGTTTGTCCTGCTTCTGGAAAGGTAGAATTCCACAATGCATTTTTAGGGGGATTGGTAGAACACTCTTTAAGGGTTCTGTCAAACGCTTTCACCCTGGTCAAAGCATTTGGGTGGGATGTACCAAAGGATTCTTTGGTAATTGGAGCACTTTTTCATGACCTCGGAAAAGTAGGTGATGATAAAGATGATTATTACGTAGCACAGGATTCTGATTGGCATCGTGAGAAATTGGGAGAGATGTACAAGCACAATAAAGAGATTCGTTACATGACAGTACCCGATCGTGGTGTCTGGTTGTGTCAGCACTACGGTCTTCGTCTCACTCATGATGAATATTTGGCTATCAAGCTTAATGACGGTTGGGTTCTGCAAGAGAACAAACAATATTGTCTCAAGGAACCAAAGCTCGCTCACGTCATTATGACTGCAGATTACATTGCTACGATGCAGGAGAAAGGACTTTTGTGATCCCTTGATACTTAGGGAACATGGACGTTAACACACTAAAAAATTACATTGTTGAGATTTTACAAGATATCGCTTTAGATGAAGCAATGGTGGTAGGAGGAGCTGGCGGAGTACCTCAAATACAAGGTTTTAGTGGACCTTTATCTGGTCCTCCACTACCAAAACTTGCATCTAAAACCAAAAAGCGTGCAAAATCAAAAAAGAAAAAGAAATCTCAATAAAACTTAAAAGATTATTGTGTGAAACACAACGCACCGTGAGGATTAGAATTTAATTACTGATCACAAATTACTTTGAGATCGTTTATTAAAAAGGAAAGAGGAAATTTATGGCTATTGATCTAGAGGCGATTCGTCGTAAGGTTGCAGAGCTCAACGGAACTGCAAATAAGAGAATGTCAAATGTCCAACTGTGGAAGCCCACAGTGGGAGAATATCGTGTTAGGTGTCTACCTTGGAAGAATACTCCAGAGGGCCAACCTTTCATGGAACGTTGGTTTTATTACATTGGAACCAATCCTGGAATTCTGGCACCAAATCAGTTTGGAAAGCCAGACCCCATCAATGATTTGATGAAAAAGTTGTATTCTACAGGTAAGCCCGCCGATCGTGAGCAGGCTAAAAAGTTGCAGGCAAAAATGCGTTGTTATGCTCCTGTCATTGTCAGGGGTGAAGAGGACAAAGGAGTTCAGGTCTGGTCATTCGGTAAACTTGTGTATCAGCGATTGCTAAGCTTCTTCATTGATTCTGAGATTGGCGACATTCTGTCGCCTACGGATGGATTTGATCTGGTTGTTAAGATGTCTCAGCCTCCTGGCAAGCAATTTATGGATACGACTGTTGACGCAGCTCGTAGATCTTCCAAATTGTCAGATACTTCTGAACAGGCGCAGAAGTGGTTGGATGGAATTCCAAATATTGATGACATGTATCGTCTTAAGTCAACAGAGGAGATCACATCAGTTCTCAATTCTTGGATCAATGGTGATTCTGCCCCAGAGGTTGTTTCCCCCGGTCCTGGAACGTCCAAGGGTTCGGTAAAGACAGATGCGTTAGATGATCTGGTTGCCGAGGTAAAGACGACAGCACCAAAGGTAAAGAAGGAAGACGGTAAGTCTAAGAAATCTTTAGATGAAGCATTTGATGATCTTATGAGCTAATTTAGTTTACAATAATCTGTGATCGCCGGGGCATAAATTAATTGATTAGCTCCGGCGATTTTTTATTTGTCACATGAACCCCTAATGCTGTAGGATAGCGAACATGGCACGCAAGTTAAACGAAATCACAACAACACAAACCAAATCTCCCGCTGATGATATTGCTTCACAACTCATCAAAGATTTAAATAAAACATTTGGAACCAGGGTTGCATATAACCTCAGTGAAGATGAAGCTCCCACGGTCGTGAAGCGTTGGATTGATACAGGCTCAATTCAACTTGATTATGCAATCAGAAACAGCACCGATGGTGGTTACCCAGAAGGAAGAATCATAGAAATTTCAGGCCTACCATCATCAGGAAAATCTCACCTCGCTTATCATGCAGCTGCAGTAACACAAAAGTTAGGTGGGTTAGTCGTCTATGTAGACACAGAAAATGCGACTCCTGTGCAGAAGCTGGCTAACATGGGGATTGATGTTGCGCATAGATTTGTTTATTGCGACACACACTGTACAGAAGAAGTTTTTGCTATCATTGAGTCGACGATTCTTAAAGCAAAACAAATCATTGATAAAAACGTTCCAATCTTGGTCATCTGGGACTCTGTGGCAGCGACTTCTCCCAAGGCCGAGTTGGAAGGCGAGTATGATCAGAATTCCATGGGTCTGCAGGCTCGAGTCATTTCAAAGGGCATGCGTAAAATTACGGGTGTCATCGGGCAGAATAACGTCACCCTGCTCTGTTTGAATCAAATTCGTGATAATATTGGAGTGATGCATGGAGATCCATTGACCACCCCTGGTGGCCGTGCGATTCCCTTTCATGCTTCAGTTAGAATTCGTTTGGGTTCTGGTAGTCCTGTCAAAGACAAGGCTGGCAATATCATTGGCATTCATACGACTGTGACGATTAAGAAAAATAAGGTCGCTGCACCCTTTCGTAAGTGTGAGTTTGATATTATCTTTGGGAAGGGTATTGTCGAGGATGAATATCTTTTTGATGAAGTCCGGTCACATTGCAAAGAATCAGGTCCTGTTAAACGAGGAGGCAAAGACATTAATATTTCCGGCGAAGGTGCATGGAAAGAGTTGGTTGTCACCGACACAAAAACGGGTGAAGTGTTGCTTGAAAAGAAATTTTATAAATCGGAATTTGGAGAAATGTTAAAGGATGACAAGTACAGGGAATACATAATGTCAGCAATTGATTCAGCACTCACTTTGGTCGGAGGTGAACCATCCGGTGAAGGCGACGGCGAAGGAGAAACAAGCGATGAGTAATTTGAATGAAGCAGCAAATCCTGTATGGGTCAAATATGTTGCATGTGAAGGTGTTACAGTCCCTAAGTATCAGACTTTAGGTTCCGCGGGGTGTGACTTGCATTCGACAGAAGAGTGTATCGTAAGAGCTAGCGATAGGAGAGTCGTCAACACCGGATTGAGACTGGAGTTACCTTCAGGTTACCAAGCTCAAGTTTGTTCCAGATCTGGTTTGGCAGCCAAATACGGGATCATGGTTCTAAATGCGCCTGGAATTATTGATCAAGACTTTACGGGGGAGATAAAAGTGATCTTGTTTAACTCAGGTAAGGAAGATTTTATTGTCAAAAAAGGCGATAGGATTGCACAACTTGTTTTCCTTCAAACATATCAGGCTATCTTTCAGAAGTCAGACGAACTACCCGAAACAACCAGAGGTCATGGTGGATTTGGTAGTACAGGCGTCTGATGACAATTGACAAATCAATTCTTATAATTGATGGATCAAACATGTTTATTAGGTGTTATAGCGCCTGCCCTGACATGTCATTACATGGTCACCAGGTCGGTGGAACGATAGGCTCTTTGAGGACATTACGTCGTCTTTTAAATGAATTGCAACCTTCAGCCTTGTATCTTGTTTGGGAGGGTGGAGGTTCGTCTCGACGAAAGAGTCTGTTTTCTGAGTACAAAGAAAATCGTCGACCTGAAAAGCTGAATAGATTCTACGAAGATGATATTCCAGATTCAGACGACAATCGTCAACATCAGCTTGTGACTCTGATTAATTTGGTTAGGTTTCTTCCAATTAGACAATTATATGTTTCTGACTGTGAGGGAGATGATGTCATTGCTTTTTTGTGCAGAGGACCACTACGAGGTTTAAATAAAGTTATTGCATCTTCTGATAAAGACATGTATCAACTTTTAGATCCTTTGACGAGGACATACTCCTTTCACAAGAAACGTTATGTTACAACTCAAGACGTGTTAGAAGAATTTAGAATATCTTGTGTCAATTTTTCTCTGGCCAAATCACTGTGTGGTGATCCGTCAGACAACATACCCGGTGTTGAGGGATTAGGTTTTAGGACAGTGGCAAAAAAATTCCCGTTTTTGGGATCAGATAATCCAATTATTTTACAAGATATTTTTGATTATTGTCACTCACGCGCAAAAGAATCTATCATTTATCGTCGAGTTTTGGAACACCGTGACGAGGTGGAAAGAAATTGGCGTTTAATTCACCTAGATGTTACATCGCTTGCTCCAGAGCAAATAAAACGTATTGAAACACAACTTAGTACATCAATACCCAAGGGGGATAGGATGTCACTAATTCGAGGTCTGGTTCAAGAGGGAATCGGAGATTTTGATGTTGAATCAATGTTCTACGCTTTTAACTGTCTAGAACGATAGGAAAATCATGTCAGAAATTACAGAATCTACAGGTCTTAACAAAGTCAACTTTGGAACCTATGGCAAACACTTTCAAGAGTGTGTCATGGCGGGTCTGCTCACAGACAATAGATGGGCAGAGCAAATGATGGAAGTATTTGATACAGAATATTTTGAACTCAAATACCTTCGATTCTTGGCCGAGAAGTACTTTGCTTATTCTCGCAAATACAAGGTTTTTCCTACCTTACAACTTCTTGCAACAATTATTAGAGAGGATCTAAAGACGGGATCAGACGCTCTTTTGCGTGATCAGATCATCGATTATTTGACTCGAATCAGAGCCAATCCGATGACCAACGACATGCAATATGCCAAAGAAAAATCTCTTGATTTTTGCAAGAAACAAGCCTTGAAGCATGCGTTGGAAACTGCAGTGGATCAGATGCAGGCAGAAAAATACGAGTCAATCGTTGAGACCATTCGTCGAGCAGTCTCTGTTGGAACAGTCCCCGCAGTTGGACATGATTTTTTGAATGACATGGAGGCACGGTTCACTCGACAAAAAAGAGACACCATTCCAACTGGATTGGCTGAACTTGACAAGAAAGAAATTTTTAACGGTGGTTCCGGTAAAGGAGAGCTGTACTGTGTGATTGGTTCAACCGGGGCAGGAAAGTGTAGTGTACGTGATACTTATATTCACGTCAGATACACAACAATCAAAATCAATGGAAAATCCTACAAGCCTTGGGACAAGATCAGAACCCAAAGAGGCGAAATTTTTGTAAGAGACATCGTCAAATCAGACGAGCTCCTGTAACAAATGTGTTTATTGTGATAGGACTTATGTTTCCCACAGCGGATTGGTAAGTCATCTAAGAAAGAAGCATGGACAAACTTATCGAGATTACAGGACACAAAATGGAATTTTGACAAAACGTCAGCAAAATCCTGCAAAAAACACAGTTAGAGAGAAAATGAAACAACGGCAGCAGGAATTATTTCAGCAAGGGCTCGCTGAAGGTTTATCTCCTATGAAGTGTTTAATTTGTGGTTTTGAGTCGATGTTTACGTTGATTAGTCATATTTCTATGAAACATCAAATTACTACCGATGTCTATAGGGAAAAATTTGGTATTGAAAAAATACAACAAATTTTGCCATCGCAGAGACAAGTTATAAGATCAATTGTAAAAGAAGCAATGAACAGGCCTGACGTCAAGGAGAGAGTTGCTTTGAAAAGGTCGTTTCCATCCGAGAAAAAGCATTGGCTTAATAAAGGTTTTACAGATGATGAGGCATCGAAAAAAGTCTCTGAATTTCAAAGAAGCATGGCTCTTCGAGCCGATGAGGAAACAAGAGCAAAATTATCGCAAAAGTCTCGTGGTAAAAATAATCCAATGTCAATTGAGTCAATCGCAAAAAGACACGGAGTTTCCCACGAAGAAGCGCGGCTTCTTACTCCGGCATGTGGTAGGTCTGGAGAATTACATCCAATGTGGGGGAAACGTCACACGCAAGAATCTTTGGAAAAGATTGCCTCATCTCGGCACCTCACAGATCCGACGTGGAGATCAAAACCAGAAATTCAGCTTGAGGAATGGTGTAAGTCTGTGTTCGGTGAATCTCAGGTGAAGGCAAACACAAAGATTAGCAGGTGGAATATTGACATCCTCATTCAGGAAAAAAAGTTAATTGTTGAATTGTTTGGAGATTTTTGGCACATGAATCCTGACAAATTTTTGGAAACTGACGTCAATAAAATCACCAATAAGGTAGCAAAAGAAATATGGCAGCACGATCTTAAAAAACTTGAATATCTGAAGACAAATGGTTACAATGTTTTAGTGGTGTGGGAACGTGACTGGAAGTTAAACCAGGAGCAGACAAAGGAAAGAATAAAAGATGCTTACAATCGAGTTTGACAGTGTGGAAGAACAGATTAAAATCGGTGATTTGTTTGACCAAATTGGATTTGAACAAACATCACGTCCCACCGACGATTCTGGTGACTCATTCATCAAGAACGATTGGTCAATTGAAGCGCTTTCACTGGATGGGTATTATCCTGTAGAAGGTTTTCGATGGACAAAACCGGAACGTAAGATGCAGATCGCTCACAGGAGCATCAACCCATTTATCTTGGAGGATCAAATTCCGACTCTCGACTGCTCACCAGAGCACCTGCTTTTAAAGAGGGTCTCTGAGACTGAGTTTCAATGGGTGGAAGCCAAGACGTTACTTGAAAATGATGTCATTGTTGGATCCTTTGGTTCTTTAAGAAAAGTTGTCTGTGCATTACCTCTCGATCAAGCTGATGAACGACTCTGTGATTTGCAGGTGTCAATTGCACACTCGTATATGACAAATGGTATCTTGTCTCATAACTCTCACTTTTTGACAATGATTGGGGCCAATGCCCTGCAGGACGGCCGCAATGTTTTGCATTACACCTTTGAATTATCTGAAACTTCTGTCGGAACCCGGTACGATTCCAACCTTTGTGATATAGATTCCAATGAGGTGATGGATCGTAAAGAAGAGGTCAAATCATCCTATGAGAAGATGAAGTTAGGTCGACTGTTCATTAAAGAATACCCAACTAATTCTGCATCCATTTTTACCCTTAGAGCTCACATTGAACGTTTGGATTTGAAAGGATTCAAACCCGATATTATCATTATTGACTATGCCGACATCATGAGATCAACACGCCAGTATGATTCTTTGAGACATGAGTTGAAATTGGTGTACGAAGAGTTACGTGCTATGGCAATGGAACTAGGAGTACCTGTTTGGACAGCGTCTCAATCAAACAAAGAAGGTGCCAATAGCGATGTTATTGATGTTACTAACATGAGCGAGGCATATGGCAAAGCGATGATTTGCGATGCTATCGTGACAATTTCTAGAAAGGCTCATGAGAAATCAACGGGATGGGGTCGATTATTTGTCGCTAAAAACCGTGCAGGCAGAGATGGATTAGTTTATCCAGTGCAGATTAACACGGCTCGGTCCAAGTTTACCATTGTGGGTAATGCGGGAAGCCCAGAACAAGTGTCTGCAGAAAATGACGCAGAAATGAAAAAAGCCTTACGAGATAAATGGAGAGAGTTACAAAGTGAAATGTCTTTTATTCCGTCAACAAAAGGCGAGTTACCTAGAACAGGAACAGATAGTTAAGAACCTCCGGAGTGTGATACAATGATTACATACACAAGAGATGAAGCATTTGCAACATCATTGAAGTATTTCAATGGTGACGAATTGGCAAGTTCCGTATTCATCGACAAATACGCATTAAAAGACTTGTCAGGAAAGCTCTTGGAACTGACTCCATCCGACATGCATCGTCGTTTGGCAAAGGAATTTGCTAGAGTCGAGAAGAAATATCCCAATCCGCTGTCTGAGAAGGAAATCTTTTGTTTGTTGGCAGATGTCAGCCATCTTGATGCGACCCAAATCGAGAAGATGTCTATCGATGAGTTGGCCGCCGAGTCTAGAGGATTGGGAGCCGTTATTCCCCAGGGGTCTCCCATGTCGGCGATTGGTAACGATTTTCAATACCAGTCTTTGTCCAATTGCTTTGTAATTCAGTCACCATACGATTCATACGCTGGCATCCTTAAGGCTGATCAAGAGCAAGCGCAGATCATGAAGCGCCGCGGCGGAGTTGGTTTTGACATCTCTACCATTCGACCAAAAGGTATCGTCACCGCCAATGCGGCTCGCACCACCGATGGCATCGGCGTATTCATGGAGAGGTTTTCCAATACGTGTCGAGAAGTTGCGCAAGGTGGAAGAAGGGGTGCTTTGATGCTTACCATCGATGTTCATCATCCCGAGATTCGCACCTTTATTAACATTAAACGTGACCTAAAGAAGGTTACTGGCGCCAACATCTCCATTCGCCTCTCCGATGAATTCATGCAGGCCGTGAAGGATGGGACCAAAGTTCAACTCAGGTTCCCAGTTGAAAAGGATGTCAAACACTCCATCGAAGAGATGGTAGACGCCAAGCAACTTTGGCACGAGATTATTGAGGCAGCGTGGGCTTCAGCAGAACCTGGTCTTCTTTTTTGGGATACCGTAAAAAAGCGAACACCCACCGAGGCTTATGAAGCGTACAAGTCGCAATCAACCAACCCGTGTGGTGAGATCGTTTTGTCTCCGTATGATAGTTGCCGATTGCTTCTCGTCAATCTCTATAAATTTGTAAAGAATCCATTTACATCGGCCGCTGCATATGACAGCAAGGGTCTCAAGGACGTTGTCGTAAAAGCTCAGCGGTTAATGGATGACCTCATCGACCTGGAGATTGAAGCGGTTGATAAGATCATAGAAAAGATCAAGAATGATCCTGAGCCAGAGGATGTCAAGAGATCCGAATTGGAGCTCTGGAACAAGATTAAATCGGTAGCTCTTGGTGGTCGTAGAACGGGTCTTGGCATTACGGCTCTTGGGGATGCCATTGCGGCCATGGGTTTTGTCTATGGTTCCAGCAAATCCATTGAAATGACAGAGTCTTTATATCGGGCATTGGCTCTTTCTGCTTACAAGTCGACAATCAAGATGGCTGAAGAGAGAGGGTCATTTCCTGCTTTTAAATATTCTTTGGAAAATAATCATCCATTCATTCAGCAGATTTTAGAGGCCGCTCCTGAGTTGAAAGAAGATTATTTGAAATTTGGTCGCCGTAATATTGCGCTGACAACAACAGCTCCGGCAGGTTCAGTTTCTGTTCTTACCCAGACAACCTCTGGTATTGAGCCTGCTTTCATGTTGTTCTACAAACGTCGCAAAAAGGTCAACAGCGAAGATCCTAATGCCAGAGTGGATTTTGTGGATCCCCTTGGCGATAAGTGGCAAGAATACACTGTCTACCATCACGCTTTTAAAGTCTGGATGGACGCCACCCATAAGACAGAGTTGGATGCCAAAGAATCGCCATACCATGGTGGAACAGCCAACGAGATTGATTGGCTAGCCAAGGTAGACCTTCAAGCCGTCGCTCAGCGATGGATCTGTCATTCGATCAGCAACACCACAAATATTCCAAATTCTACTTCCGTGGATGTGGTGAAAGAGATCTATATGCGTGGATGGGAGACTGGATGTAAGGGAGTTACAATTTATCGCGATGGTTGTCGAGCTGGCGTTCTCGTGGCCGACACCAAGAAAGAAGACAAGAAGGCTGATGTTGATGGTCAACCGGAGTCCATGGTAGAAAGTCATGCACCAAAGAGGCCAAAGGAATTGCCATGTGACATTCGCAGAATAAACGTGAAGGGTTCTGGGGGTCCAGAATCATATCTCGTTCTGGTTGGTAAGTTGGCCGATAAACCATATGAGATCTTCTGCGGTTTGTCACAACACGTGGAGGTTCCCAAGAAAGCAAAGGTTGGAACCCTTATTAAGAATGGTAAGCGTGATGGAGTCGCAACATATAATCTTAGAATTCCATTGGGTGACGATGATGAGTTAGTGTTCAAAGATGTTGTAGAGCTGTTTGCAAATCCAACCAACGGTGCTTTCACTCGATCTCTGTCACTATCTTTACGACATGGAATTCCTGTCCAATACATCGTAGAGCAGTTACAAAAGGACAAACAGTCAGACATGCAAAGTTTTTCAAGAGTTTTGGCCAGAGTCCTTAAGGAATATATTCCTGATGGGACCAAGTCAAACTCTGACAAAAAGTGTGATTCCTGTGGAGCTGATGGACTGATTTATAAAGAAGGTTGTGTGTCGTGCGTAAGTTGTGGTACAAGCAAATGCGGGTGATAAAATGAAATCTAAAAAAATATTAGGTGTAGACACATCAAAACTTTTAAAAGACTCACGACTTGATGAGAACATTTTGGGTCACATACCTGATTTTATGATTGAACAGGCGGTGGATTCATGCGTCAATCAGCTAGCTCAACATATGAAATCACATATCTTGAAAGACAGATCAAGAGATCCAGTTGAAAAAAGTGAAGCGATAAATTCAGCTCAACTTGTTCTTAAAGACATTAGAAATGAATTATTGGAAATGATTCAAGAAAAATTATTTGGGTTTACTCGCCGTTGACCAATCCTTAATACCTTGTTTAATATACACGTATGCCTTCACAGCCCAACAAGGTCGAGCTCATTGGTGTATACGGGTCCGATGAAACCCATGCTCTTTCAGCATGGACTTCTACTTCTAGAGATTTAAACGATGACAAGAAAACCAGGATTCCCCAACTATTAAAGATGTTGGCTGAGAATGAGCATCATTCTGTTTTTGAGAAGAGTTCCTTACACTTTCTTGTCACAACCGATGTTGCTTCACACATCCATCTCGTCAAACATCGCATTGGAGTTTCCGTCAACGCAGAGAGCGCCCGCTATAAAGAGTTGAAGGATGACAAGTATTATGTTCCTTACGATTGGGATTATGAGGAGCGTGAGAAGTACATCATGCATATGGAAGGATGTCTTCACAAGTATCACGAGGCTTTGAATAGCTTGGTGGAGAAGGGTGTATCAAGGAAGCGAGCCAAGGAGTCTGCTAGGTTTTATCTGCCGTACGGCAACCAGATCACTGCCGATGTTATGTTTAATTTCCGCAGTTTCTATCATTTCGTGAAGTTGAGGTATTCGGTCCACGCTCAGGCCGAGATCAGAAACATTGCGCAAGACATGTTGAAGTTGGTGCAAGAGACAAAGCAATTCGATCACACACTGACTGCCTTTGGATTGACTGAAGGTGGTGTGTTAAGAGGACCTTTTGCATGAGTAAGATAATCGTATTTGAAGGGCCGGATCGTTGTGGAAAGAAGACTCAGACCCACTTGCTCCGAGGTTATCTTGCTTCCAAGGCTTATCGTTCCGTGGTAGTAGAGGTTCCAGTCTATGGCAATCCGACGTACCACATCATCTATTGGATGCTTGGAAATGGCCTGGCAAAAAAGTTTCCTAAATTGTTCCAATGGTTCCAATATTTCAATAGAAAGATTTTTCAGGCCCTAACTCTGCCTTCTCTACTGAGGAACAACGATTATGTGATTTTGGATCGGTGGAGCTTGTCGACTGTGGTGTATGGGACGGCCGAGGGAGTAGACGCCGAATACTCTGAAATGCTAGCTGACAAGCTCGTATACCCAGACCACACAATATTGTTATTGGGCCAGTCTCACATGGGTCTTGCTGAAGATGTGTATGAGGCAGATAACTCTTTGCAAGAAAGAGTCAAACAGTTGTACAAAGACTGGGCTATTATGAATATGTCTGTGTCTTCGATTGTTGATTGTACACTTCCTCGTGAAGAGATTTCTCAAAAAGTAAATGCAGCTTTGCAGGCTTCAAATCTTCTGTAACACTTATATTCATAAATGAGGGTATAATTAGGATTGTGTATACAGCTCCTAAAAGGATTAGTGAAGGATCAAAGGTTGCCATTGTTGCACCTTCATCTCCAATTGTTACAAAGAGATTGGTCGAAGGATTAGACATAATCAAAGAGATTGGTTTAATACCGGTTTTAGGACCTTGTGTCCGTAGGCTACACTCTGATGGTATTCATGCTGCCCCTCTTGAAGAAAGAGTTGAAGAGCTTAATTGGGCTTTTGGTGATGATGAAATTGAGGCAGTAATCTGTGCGATTGGTGGAAATGGTAGTGCGGGTGTTCTTCCTTACCTCGATTATGATGTTATTCGTGACAGTAAAAAACCGTTGTTGGGTCGATCTGACATAACAGCATTAAATACGGGATTATTAACTCACGCAGGGTTGATCAGTATTTGTGGTCAAACACCAAGCATAAGAGTCGAGGATGGTCCTATTGCTGTGCAATTACAATCCGATTCGTTTATAAAAACGTTGACCATGATGATGTCAGATAACCCGTGGGAATCTGAACCATTTTCAGTTAATCCTTATTTGCCCCGGACCGTGTCTGAAGGTTCTGCTCGAGGATTTGTGATAGGTGGAAACATTGATACTTTTACTCGTTTAATTGGAACCCCCCATTTTCCTGACTGCGAAGGTGCGATTCTGTTCATAGAAGACGTTCATAAGAATGGTAGTTTGTTGGCAAGGGAATTTCTTCACATGAAACTGGCCGGAATTCTTGACGTAATTTCCGGTGTTGTTATTGGAGAATTTGTAGATTCTGACAAAAAACCTGACGCAAAGACGCCGGCAATTGATGATGTTATTCAAGAGTATTTTGTTGACGGTCCTCCTTGCGTATATGGGTACCCTTTCTCTCATGGTTCAATTGTTGCACCAGTGCCCATTGGTGCAGAGTGCGAAATGAATGCTGACACAGGTGAAGTAAGTTTTAACTTTGCCATGTCCTGATACAAATTGACATTTTGTTGTACCCTTTGATCCAGGAGATACTATGAGTTACAAAATTGCTGACAGTGTTTGGCACCGTGTCGTGCAGATTGTTCAAGAAGCCATGATAACCGGTGTAGATTGTGCAGACCTTATGAGACAGGTTAGAGTTCAGGTTGACTCAAATGATGAAACTACGCTCGTTTTGACAACTGAATATGAAGCTCAGGTTTTAAACATGCACAAGAAGTATCTTGAAGAGATCGAGTCTCTTAAAACACAGGTTGAAACTGCTGAAAATCAAAAGTTAATTCTTGAGAATTGAAAATGTTTGCAGTAGTCATTGTCTTAACACTAATCCTATTTTTTATTAGAATTGTTGTTGACATGGATGGAGATGACTGATGAACAAGTTGCAAGACATGTGGGATCAACAGAAAAGTTTTATGGATCTTCTTCGGGAACACCGAAATTTTCCTGCTTTTCCAGTTGATACGACGACAAAATCAGGACAAAAGATACTCAAAAGTATTACCCATGAATGTATGCATGAGCTTTTTGAAGCCAATCTTTTATTGAAGAATTCTAAAGAGCATCGGGCAACAAACATTTGTGAATTTGACAGAGAAAATTACGTTGAGGAACTAGCAGACGTTTTACACTATTTTTTTGAAATTGCAATTTTAAGTGGTATTTCTTTGGAAGAATTGTATTCAACTTATATGAAAAAGGGTGAAACAAATATTGTTCGCATAAAAGAAGGTTATTAAAAAAAGTGTATCATAGGCCTGTCCATTTTTGATAATGGATTTATCATAATCTTGTAACCGACGGTCAACCGTCAAATAAGGAGAATGATAATGTTTACCAGGTATTATGATACCACTTCTACACGTTTGCCTATGCTCGATTTGCTTGACGCTTTCAAGGTTTTTGACGATATTGAAAAACCCATTGTTCGTTCCACGTCAAATGTCATTGATGATTTTGGTGTGAAAGTTGAACTACCGGGTGTTAAAGTCTCAGATCTTGATATCAGCGTGGAAGGAAAAGTTCTTAAAGTGTCGGGTAAATCTCGACATGGTAAAGAGTTTTCATATACCTACACGTTGAAATCTACCGTTGATGAATCTGCAATCACTGCAAATTTCCAAGACGGTTTGCTTGACATTTCTCTTCCCAAGAAACAAGAATCTGTTGCACGCAAGATTCAAATTAATACTTAAAAGTTGATCAAAACATCATAAGCCCAGAGACAAAAATTCTCTGGGCTTATTTTTTGTCTATGTGTAAATTTCAATTATATATTGATGGATCATATGACTCCCGAGCAAGACAAACATCTTTGTGAAAAGTATCCCAAGATATTCAAAAATCGAAATGGTTCCATCCAAGAAACCTGCATGGCCTGGGGCTTCGAGTGTGGCTCAGGATGGTTTGATATCATTGATGTGCTTTGCGAAGCCATTCAGGACCACGTTGATGGAAAGACAAAACATCTTTCACCGGCAGAACAAGAGACTTTTCAAGTCGTTGCCAATCAAGTGAAAGAGAAATTTGGTGGGTTACGCTTTTATTGTTCGGGTGATGATGATCAGATTCAGGGAATGGTTGATATGGCAGAGCGAATGTCATACAAGACATGTGAAATGTGTGGACAACCTGGATCGGAAAGAAATTCTGGGTGGGTTGTTGTGCGTTGCGATGCATGTTATAAGAAAAAACCATGAAAATTGTGTGGTGCACCGACATTCATCTTGATTTTATCGATGATTCAACGATCGAAAAAGGCGACCCAAAGTTACAAAGCTTTGCTAAATTGATATTGGGACATGCGCCCGATGCTGTCATGATTACTGGCGACATATCAATATCACCTCAGTTAGAGCATCACCTTAACACTCTAGAAAATCTTTTACAGATTCCAATATTATATGTTCTTGGCAATCATGATTTTTATCATGGGTCAATTAAAGATGTACGTGATCTTGTGGTGAGACTCAATCATTCATCAAAATACTTGAAATGGGTGGGAGGGTTTGACTGTGTTAGATTGACACCAAATGTTGCGATGGTCGGTCATGATTGTTGGTATGATGCCCTCAATGGATCTTGGCAATCATCTAGATCGTCCATGTCTGATTGGCAATTGATCAGTGAATTTAACACTTTGCGTAACATAGATTCAATCATTAATGTTGCTCGAGAGCTTGCGAAAGAGTCCGCAAATCACCTTGAAGCATCGTTGAACAGCGTAGCCAGAGATTTTAAAACCGTGATGATTGTCACCCACGTTCCACCCTTCATAGAAGCCTGTTTGCAAGAAGGCAAATGCACCATTCCGAGTAATTTGCCATGGTATACGTGCTTAACTGTGGGAAATCTTATTAAACGAATCGCGTCTAGTTATCCACAGACAACCTTTGAGGTGTATAGTGGACATACTCATGGTTTTGGTACGGCAAGATTGGCTCATAATTTAACTGCTTACGTTGGCAGATCAAGATATGGTAATCCTTCCGTTCAAGGAATTATTAGTCTAAAGTAGGCTGATATTTATTAGTGGATTTCAATAATGAAAACATTGATGCTTGACTCAACGTGGCGTCCCATCAATTTCGTGAAACAGCACAGAGCTGTCATTATGTTGCTTGCTGGGAAAGTGGAATTGATTACAGCTTGGGACGGTGAGGCAATCACTTCTCCGTCTTACAGTATGGAAGTTCCTGCTGTGATTCGTTTGAAACACTATGTGGGTGGTCGATTTGGACGTCCGAGGTTTAGAAGAAAAATTTTATTTACCCGTGATTCATGGTCTTGTCAATACTGTGCTGCAAAATTAGGTTGGAAGAATATTACAATTGATCACGTGATTCCTAGATGTTCTGGTGGTAAAACTACATGGGAAAATTGCGTTGCTGCATGCTGGTCATGTAATGAAAAGAAAGGCAAAAAATCATTAAAAGAGGCGGGAATGAAATTACTGTCTCAACCCAAAGAACCAAAACCACAACATTTCTGGAATCTATATGATCACATAGATCATGACAGATGGCACCCAGAGTGGTCTGTGTTTTTAAAGACCGATCCAATCACAGTTGATGTTTTAAAAGATTATTTAGAAAATCCTTGATCATAAAATCTTTATAAAATACAACTGAAAGACTATTTAGTACCTAGGAGTCTCACATGAGTCTTAAAGTTAGCCAATTACAAGAAATAGCGACTGGTATTAAGAAACAACAAACTTTGCTTGAAACTCTTAAGTCCGAAGTTTCTCACGTTTTGGGCCAACACATCTCTATTTCGCAAGGTTTAGAAGAGGCCTGTTACCAAGTCAATGATATCCTTGACGCCATGAAAATTAAGGGTGATTTAACAGAGGTTCAATTTAAGACGTCCCTAGGCAAGAAATTGTTAGAATCACAATCGTCTGAGGCTCGAAGACTTGCTACTAGAACTTTGCCACGAAATTTAATCACGAATCTTCGTTTTGATTCAGACAGATCTGTCAGAATTGAGGCCTGTCGCAGGCTTCCCAAAGATCTAGTTTTTGAAGTCGCAGAAAATTATCCACGCGATTTTGAGCTAAAGTATATTGCCGAACAGAAAAAGAAAGAAGCAGACTCTCACCTTCACATGTATGATGAGAAGAGATTAGGTTCTGCCGCAAAACCCGAATTTCAATCAGAACTTAGTGATGTCTGGTATCGTGATATCGCAGCTAAATTTTTGCAAGATTATGGAACAAACATTGAGTACCAATGGGAAGAAATTCTGATCAATCGTTTTGTCGCGAGCTTAAAAGATTCAACAAGAGTTTTGGTCGACAAACAACGTCTTTATGATTCTTTGATGGAACTCATTAAAGAAAAAGAAGATAATGCGCTTCTCAAGGATGAGCAAAAGCACATTAGAAAATTAGTCAAGATGCGTGAAAACCGTGAAATTGAAGACGTTTCAGATACTTTCAATTCTCTTTTGCGATCAGAAGCATCACAAGCGCAGTTTGTTTCAATGGTCAACGAGGCATTCAAAGTAAAAAAATCTTCACTGCCACCTGGAATTAGAAAATATGCATCGTCTCCAGAAAACGTCCAACTCCCAACTAAGGCGACAATTCCAGGAGGGAAAATAACCTCTTTGGTCGAAAGAGTTCTTGATACCTATGTTTCCAAATGGAATGAATATCAAGCTCTAAAGGGTGAACCTATCAAAATTTCTTGGTATGAAGATCCCTCTGGAGAAGGTAAGGTTGGATTTAGCGCGGAGCTACGATAAAATGGGATACTACGATAACATGAAGGTGTCACGCCCCACCCTGGCTTTGGTAGAAGCGATGTTGGCGTCTTCAAATGAACCTTATTTTCAGCTTCATGTAGTGCTTTCTTTTTTGAGATATCTTTACTTGTTGCACCAGACAAATCACTGGACTGCGAGCGGTGATCCTTATTACGGAGATCACCTTCTTTTTGAAAGATTATATACTGCAACTGTTGAAGAAATTGACGCTATAGGAGAAAAGGCTGTTGGATTAGGATCTCCACATCTGGTTAATTTAGACAGTCAATTAAAATCAGTTATGCTTATACAAGAGTCAAATCATCGCCACTATGTCATCCCGCGACCTGATGAGTTAGTCGATTCATCGTTGGTTGCTGAGGCTACGTTTCTTTGTTCCATGAAGTTAATTTGCGATTCGCTGAAATCTGACGGTCTCATGACGCACGGCCTAGATAATTTACTAGCCGGCATAGAAGACAAACACGAGGGTTCCCTCTATTTGCTAAAGCAAAGAGCACAATCAACTTTCATGGTTTGAAGAACCAAAATATAAAGTAGTAAAAACTGAAGCCCCTGAGGTTATTTTCTCAGGGGCTTCTTATATTCAACAATTCAATTCTTTTTTGAAGGCCACTTGCCAGTAGCCTGTTTTATTCTTTTTGCTACAAGACCTTCTGGGCTTTTGACTTTAATACCCTTGTCTTTTACCTTTTTTACTTTTCCTGCAAAAGTTTTTGCATCTAAACCTTTTAGGAAATTTTTTGCTGATTGTTTCTCTCCGGTTTTTTTGCTGTTTTCTTCTTTTTACCTTCGGAAAGTGCGTGCGAGTATCCACAATTTTCGCAAACATCTTCATACATGGTACCGCCACATTCTGAACAACCAACACCTTCAGAATAACCACATTCATCACAAACATCTTCATCCATCATTCCACCACATTCAGGGCAACCTAATGCATTATTATATCCACAAATCTGGCAATCATCACCCAATAATTGGGTTCCACACTCTGGACACCCACCCATACACGCCTGGCAAGTACCGCAGTTACAAACTTCAACCGCAGGCATTTCTAATTCAGCTCGTACATCTGGAACACCGTTAAAAGTAGGCATATCTCCTGCGTGAGATCCCCAGGTTGCTATCATTTCACGTAATGCATTTTTCATGTGAATTAATTATCCTGTACTTTAAGACAAATCTGAATAAGTTATAAAAAACTAATGCGTCATATACTCATCACAGGTTCAGCTGGATTTTTAGGCAGCCATCTTGTTTTGCACCATGTTTCGCAGGGTGATCGAGTTTATGGGGTTGACAACTATTCTTCATCAAAACCCTTGTCGCCACATCACAGAAAAATTATCAAAGAATGTGGCGACAAATATCTCTTCTCTGTCGCTGATATTTCAAATCCAGAATTTCCAAGATTGTTCAAGGACATTTCTCTGGATGTCATTTATAATTTTGCATGCCCTGCGTCTCCACCACGTTATCAAAACATTCCCATTGAAACAATGATGACTTGTGTTGCTGGAACACGAAACGTTTTAGCAACTGCTCGACACAAGACAACAGTTGTTCACGCATCAACTTCGGAAGTTTACGGAGATCCTCAGGTTTCGCCCCAGACAGAAACTTATCGTGGTCAGGTCAATTCCTATGGTCCTAGATCTTGTTACGACGAAGGAAAACGTGCGGCAGAAGCACTGTGTTATGATTACCGTCACAAACACGGAATTGATGCAAGACTTGTCAGAATTTTTAATACCTACGGTCCACATATGGACATTGAAGATGGTCGAGTGGTCACCAATTTTATTGGCCAAGCGTTGAGAGGCGAATCATTGACAATTTATGGTGACGGCTTACAAACACGTTCCTTTTGTTACGTTGACGATTTAATTCGAGGAATTACTGCACTGGCACAACTACCAGAAAATCCCGGAACCCCTGTTAACGTAGGAAATCCAAATGAATTTACAATAGAGGAATTGGCTCTGAAGATACAAAAAATTTTTGGATCTAAAATTGAAAATCGTCCTTTACCGGTGGATGATCCCATGCAACGTAGGCCTGATATTTCAGTCGCTAAAAAGTTATTCAATTGGGAACCGGTCGTTCAATTAGACGAAGGCCTATATAAGACTATAGAATATTTCAAAAGTATCAACGTTTAATATGTCAGAACTTATAATCTCCTTGCTTCTTTATTTGACTGCGCTTTTGGTAGGTTTCCTAATTGGAAGAACCACAGCACCAGTTACTGGTTCAAGAACGCAAAACAGTGAATCAGAAGTTTCAAATATCGACGCAAAAGGTTCTTTCTTTAAACCTGAAAAACGTGAAAAAAAAGTTGTGAAAATAGATGATTCTACTTTTGTCACCAACGTATCCTCAGATTCGTTAGAGAAAAAAGGAAATGATCTAGGGACTGAGTCATCAGTAGAAGATGACGTAGGATCGTCAGTATCTAAACTTGCACAATTAAAGAAAAAATAAATTCGAAGGAAACAGGAGAAAAAACATGGCTAAAGGTCTCGACGTCGGAACATCATTCATCGTCCTCGCATCCGAGGGCGTCAAAGGTAAAGTCAACTATAAAGATTTTAGAGATGCATTCTATGTCATCAAACCAACAACGCCCATCGCAACCAAAATGATTGAAAAAGGTCTTACCGGAAAAGTCTTCGTCAAAGACGCTGACGGATCCTTCATCATCCTCGGCAAAGACGCTATTGAAAAAGCAGTTGAACGTAACGATTCCGCAAAACGTCCTATGTTTAAAGGAGTCGTTTCGTCCAAGGAAAAGGACGCTCGCCGTATCCTCACTTACATCCTTAAAGAAGTTGTTGGTACCCCTTCAGAACCGGGAGAAAAATTGGTGTTCTGTGTTCCAGCACAACCAGTCGATCAGGAAGACGATGATTTTGATGTCGGTTATCACGAGGACGTCATTGTTAAACTTCTTTCGGAAGTTGGTTATTCAGCCCGAGCCATCAACGAGGCCGAAGCACTTTGCTACTCAGAACTTGATAAAGACGATTATACTGGTGTCGCTCTTTCGTGGGGTGCAGGTATGGTCAACGTTTGTGTAATGCTCAACGGTGAACCAGTCGTCACCTTCTCCACAACAAAGTCGGGTGATTGGGTCGATCGCATGGCCTCCGTCGCCACTGGTGAACCTGACTCTATCGTCCAGGCTGAGAAAGAAAATGGAGACTTCACCGTCGGTGAGCCCAACGAAAATCAAGTCCTCTCTGCCGTGGCTTCATACTACGATCGTCTTATTGATTATACCACGAAGCAGTTGACAGCCGCGATGGACGGTCACAAATCAATTCCCAAATTCAATGATCCTTTGCCAGTCATCGTAGCCGGTGGTACCTCGAAGCCCAAGGGATTTGTGGATCTATTCTCCAAGAAATTAGAGGCAAATGGTTTCCCGTTGCCAGTCAAGGAAGTCCGTCACGCCGCCGATCCGCTACATGCCGTGGCTCGTGGTTGTCTCATCGCCGCCCAGGTCATGTAATCAAACTTGAAAATAACTTAGCTTAGGTCAAAAGGCTCCTGGTGACGGGAGCCTTTTTATTTGTGATTTTTTGACTAACGACGTCGAGATCCCATCGGCAAAGAAGTTTTTGCAGATGAATCCCATTTTGTTCCGCTACCCATTGCACCGGGTCCACCTCCAAATGACGTAAAAGTGGATCCACCAAAGTCGGAACCAAAACCTGAACCTCCACCACCCATACCTGCAAACGGATTTTTTCCGTGTGGGTTACTGGTGATTCCTCTGACTTGTTTAATCGGTTGCAACGGTCTGTATAGAAAACCGTAACTTTCTAATTCTTTAATGACAAGCTTCACTTTCTGAGGATCTGATGCCGAGATTTTGTTTTTATATTTTCCGAGACTTGATTTCATCATATTTCGTGCAATCGCATGAGCCTCTGCTGTTGAAAAAGCTGTCTCATCATTTTCTAACTTAAATTCTGCAAGAGATTCTGTGGATTGGTATTCAGGTTCATCGACAATTTCTTCGACCTGTTGTTCAACGTTTGCATCTAAGGTTTCTCTTATCAGGCAACGTAGTAAAGATTTTAAATTCATGCCAGATAACTATGGTGAAATTTATGTTGTGTAATGTTACACTTTAAGTTGTTAATATGGTGTTAAATGTCTACCAAAATTCCTTCTAGATTTGTTGGCTTACACTGTCACTCAGGCCGCAGTGCCTTTGACGGGATGGGTTCTCCTAACCAACACATTGACTTTGTTCTTAAGAACGGAATGGATGCGTGGTCACTCACAGATCATGGACACATGAATGGATTTGCTGAGGCTTTTCTTTACGGAGAAAAATTGAAGAAGGCTGGCAAAAATTTTAAGCTAATTCCTGGTTGTGAAATTTACGTTCATCCTGATCTCGCCCAATGGCAGAAGGACAAGCTACAACAAGAAGAATTGGCAAAAGCTGCAAAAGCTGCAAAGGTCGCAGCAAAGAAAGCCAAGGAAGGAATTAAGACAAATATTGATCGTGTTGGAGACGAGGATGATGAAACTGTTTCTATAGAAACCAACAACGCACTAACAGTTGAAAATGAAGATGAGACAAAATCTGGAAAAGCTTTCAATCCAGTCAATCGACGTCATCATCTCGTCGTCCTTCCAAAGACGACCAGGGCACTTCAAAAAATCTTTCATCTCGTTTCCAGGGGTTATCTGGAAGGTTTTTATCGATTTCCTAGAATTGACCTGAAGATGCTTAAGGAGGCATCAAATGGTGAGAATGACATTCTAATTTCCAGCGCATGTCTTGGTGGTGCACTATCATATGAAGTATTGTCACAATTGCGTTATGTTTCATTTGACAAGATGGACGCAAGATTGTTGGATGATCCGTCCTTGATGGACAAGGTTCTCGCATCAATTTCAAATACGTATGACAAGTATGCTGACGCCGTAGGCCCACACAACGTGATGTTGGAATTACAGTTCAATCGACTTCCAGCCCAAGACGTTGTCAACCGGGCATTGATTGAATTTGCTCGTCGAAATTCGTTGACCAAACAGCTTGTCGTCACGGCTGACTCTCACTATGCAGGTCCTGACCTCTGGTATCACAGGGAGATGTACAAGAAGTTGGGGTATCTCAACTATTCAGAGTACGGTCCAGATTCCCTTCCTAAGACAAAGGACTCAATCAAGGCCGACCTTTATCCGAAGAATGCATCCCAAATCTGGGACGAGTATCTTGACGCTAAAAAGAGACAGGATTTTTACGCTGATTGTGATGACATCGTGTGTGATGCTGTCGAACGCACTCACGACATTGCCCACAGCGTGATCAGCGACATTAACTTTGACACCAACTATCGTTATCCAAGCAGCATCATTCCGAAGGGCAAGACGCCTCTACAACAATTAGTACAATTGTGTAAGGCTGGCATGAAGAAACGTGGCCTGGACGAAAAAGAAGAGTACATCGAACGCATTAAATTTGAGCTTGGTGTCATCAAGAAGATGGACAACGCTGCGTACTTCGTTACACTTGCTAGGGCACTTGAACTTGCTCGGTCTGTGTGTTTGCTTGGAGTCGCTCGCGGTTCTTCAGGAGGCTCTTTGGTCGCGTATGTTCTGGAAATTACTGACCTTGATCCCATCAAGTATGAATGTCGCTTCGATCGTTTTCTCAACCCGTATCGTGTCGGCGCACCAGATATTGACGTCGACGTCGGCGACCGCGACAAGGTGTTGGATGTCCTCCGAAAGGAATTTGGTTACAACAATGTTGTTCCAATTTCAAACTACAACCTCTTCAAGGTGAAGTCTCTCGTCAAGGACGTCTCTAAATTCTATGGTATTCCTTTTGAGGAGGTCAATGAGGCGACGAAGACGGTCGAACAGGACGTAAGAAAAGCGACTATGAAACATGGTGACGATAAGAACCTCTTTGTCCTCACATTTGACGATGCGTTGAAGTACAGCCCATCATTCAAGGCTTTCATTGACAAACATCCGCACGTAGCAGAATCAATCAACATCCTGTTTAAGGAACAACGCTCACTTGGACGCCATGCGGGTGGAGTCGTCATTCTGGATGATGCACCAAAGATGATGCCTCTCATCACAAACGCTGGTGAACCTCAGACACCGTGGGTTGAGGGTGTTGGTCAAAAGACTTTGGAACCTCTTGGGTACATTAAGTACGACCTCCTGGGTCTGGAGACCATGAGATTAATTCAACGAACGATTGAATTGATTCTCCAACGTAAGTGCGGAAAAAAATATCCAACCTTCTTGGATGTTAAGGAATGGTATGACAAGAACCTTCATCCTGATGTCAACGACTACAACGATCAAAAAGTGTATGAGTACGTGTACCATGACGGAAGATTTGCAGGTGTATTCCAATTGACTTCATCAGGTGCTCAACGCTTGTTTAAGGCTGCAAAGCCTAGATCAATTGTTGACATTGCTGTGTTGACGTCAATTTATCGTCCTGGCCCACTTGCAGCAAACGTCGATAAATTGTATCTTAAGGCACGGCAAGGCGAGAAATTTGAGTGGGGTCATCCACTGTTTGAAAAAGTTCTTGGCAAGACAGACAACCTACTAATTTTCCAAGAGTCAGTCATGGACCTTGCCGAACATGTCGCTGGATTTCCAAAGGAACAGTGTGACAACGTTCGTCGAGCAATCATGAAACGCGACCTTTCAAAGGGTGACTCTGCAAAAGCAGAAGCAAAAAGGATGGAAGACGATTTTGTCAATGGTGCTGTCAACAACGGAGTTCCTGAGGAGACTGCTAGAAAAGCTTACCAACAAATTCTTTGGTTCGCTGGTTACGGTTTCAACAGGGCCCATGCAGTTGCATATGCAATTGACTCATACATGTGTGCATGGTTGTTGACTTACTTTGAGGAGGAATGGTTGTGTGCATACCTCGAATCAATGTCAAACAATCCTGATGACAAGGCCAAGGCATTCGGCGAGATTCGTGAAATAGGATATCAGCTTGTTCCGATTGACATCAACCACGCCACAAAGACCTGGACAATTTTGCAAGGAAGAAAATTCATGCCAAGCCTCCTGTCCGTCAAGGGTGTAGGTGAAGCAGCGATTGAAGAGTTGGTTGCAAACAGACCTTATCAGAACATTGAGGAATTTTTGTGGAATGACGACGGAACCTGGAAGCATTCAAAATTTAACAAGAGATCACTAGAATCTCTGATCAAAATAGGTGCTTTTGGTTCTCTTGATGTAGTTGGCTGTGGAAAATTATTCTCCAGCTACAAGCAAATGCACCATATCTTGGTCGAAAAGAATGATCAAGTGAAGAAGACTTCCAAGAAGGATCCACACCTGGGACGCAAGAATTTTTATGAAATGTTGCGAAACACCAGCGACACGGTCGAGTGGAATTCACCTGAAAGGGCAGAGAACTACGTAGAATGTTTTGGTTCAGCTGATGTAACGGCGCTTGTTGATCCACAAATTTTGACCAAGTTTTCTGAGAAGGGCGTGAGACCCATTGAAGAGATTGAGGTCGGTGAGAAAGACATCTGTTGGTTCTGCGTCCAGGATGTGACGCCTAAAAAGACAAAGAACGGAAAGTCTTATTTGCTGGTCAGTGCAGTTGGGTTAAGCGGCAAGGCACAAAGGTTGAATGTCTGGGGTTGGGACAATGTAAGAACTTTTAATGCTTATACATTATGTCTTGCCGAAGTAGAAAGAAACGATTTTGGACATTCCACAACCATGTGGAAATTGAAAGAACTTAACACGGAGAATTGAAATGACGAACTTTCCAGAGAGTATTCCAGATAGAGAACGGTACATTTTTGACCAAGTGGTTGCAGGCAATTTTGAAGCTGTGTGGGTTCCGTTGGAATATGATGCAGGTGGAAATAAGGTGAAGCTTAATGTGATGGCTGATGCATTGAAGATTGGAGGAGTTAGGGTGAACGTGTCAGCCACTTTGCAGCAGAGGTTGGCAGATGTTTTTCATGCGTCATTGTTGACTACGCAGGTCGCTGATTTGATGTATGTTAATGCTACTCACAGAATTGATCCGTCGCCTGTGATGATAACGTTGTCAGTTAAGTCAATGATTGATCACAGTGCTCGGGTAGATTCCATGGTTGGAACTTATACGGGTGGTATTGTTGCTCCTCCGGGTAAACACTGGGTTCTTGACAAGAAGCTAGATTATTCTCCAAGCAAGGCATGTAATTATGGTTGGCATTTTCTTGGGACAAATTTTAAAGGCATTCGTGGGTATTCTAGCACCTCATTTGTGAAGCAAATCAAGGGAAAGCCAATCAGCGTGATTCAGCCAAATGCGACGGCTCATGATTCGCACCATTCAGATTATTCTCAAGTGTGTCAATTGGTTTCTCAAGTTTGCTGGATTGATGGGCAAGAGATGAAGTTTTCAGATGTGTTACAAAGCAAGTTATTGTGTCACACCGTCACGCACCTGGGACCGTTGGTAAATGTAAGACAACCTGGGGTTGTCCCTATTATCGGGATTAGTGTGAATATTCCGGTTGTGTAGTTAAACAAATGGCAAATTTTGAGGTAGTTTTTAAACACTTGAGGCAAAATGTCAAAGAAACTTAAAGAGTATAATGCTGATTACGAAAGAAACACTTATGATTCAGATTATTATGAAAATCACGTGAAGTATTATCAGAAAGGGATTCCACATTTTGTCTCATTTTTGAATGAGAATTTGAAGTTTGATTCTCTCTGTGATTTAGGTTGTGGTACAGGTGCTTTTAGTGCACCTCTTCAGGTTGACAAGGACGTTTTGGGAATCGATTTTTCTGTAGGTTCTGAGAAAGTGACCTTTCTTGATCCCAAGAATTTTAGGTTGGGAGACTTGACTCAGCCTCTTAATCTAGGAAGATCATTTGACGTGGTGATGTCTTTAGAGGTTTGGGAACATTTACTACCACAATGTGAAGCGGCTTATTTGAACAATGTTTTTGCCTTGCATCCCAAGACTCTGATTATTAGTTGTGCTCCTCCTGGTCAGTGGGGTCGTCATCATTACACGCCAAGAAATGGTGAAGAGGTTGTGCAAATTATTGAATCAAGAGGTTATAAGTTAAATCAGGCTTTGACAGATAAATTTAGAGTAATTCCTAAATTGGCGTCATTCTATCGTAAGAATACTTTTATTTTTGACAAAGTTTGAAAGGAAAGGAAAGGTTGATGTCTTCTCACCAGACAATCGTTTTTTTGATTGGTCCCGATCGTTGTGGTAAGTCTAATATTGCCAAAGAATTATCTAAAAGGACGCAAATTCCTTATTTTAAACCTTCTGAGGAGAAGTTAACGTTCATAAACAATCAATCAAAATTTTTTATGGACATACGGTATGCAGATCCCAGAATGGTTGATTTTTTGAAACAGACAAGTCACAGTGTAGTTTTTGACAGGGGTTACCCCTGCGAGTGGGTTTACAGCAGATTTTTTAATCGTGAGACAGACTTGGCTGCAATTCAACACGTTGATAGTATGCACTCTAGCATGGGAACCAAGCTGGTGATAACTTATCGTTCACATTATGATAATGTAGTTGACGATCTCGATCCTAAATTAACGGGCGCCAAGTTATCTCAGCTTGAAAATTTGTATCGTGATTTTGCTAAATGGTCACAGTGTCAGTCTATGTTTTTAAATGTTGATTCTGAAGACCTGAATGATCAGGTTAATAAAGTCATTGAATTTTTGCAAGGTGGTGACAAATGACTTACGAATATGCGTGTAAGTGTTGTAATCACACCTTCGAAGAAGAACAATCCATTAAGGATGAACCTCTTAGCACCTGTCCTAAGTGTCAAGTCACAGGAGTATTGCGAAGGTTAATCAGTAGCGGCAATTTCATTCTCAAAGGAGGAGGATGGGCTGCCGATAACTACTCCGGGAAGTCTTCCTGATTTGTCTACAGAAATGATCTTACCTGCCACATTTTTGCTTGTTCTGGCTGCAGGATGGGCGGGTTTAAAAAGATAGTGAGCTTCTTCTTCATCTTTGCTACCAAAGATTGATTTGACGTCGCCTGTTTCACTGTTAAAAATTACGTTATATCCACCCTTTGATAGCGTGAGAGGGGCCTTAAGTTTGGAAAGGAAGTCATAGCGTGGAGCACTTTTCATGGCGGAGTCAAACCAAACGTCCAATACGAAATTGGAGACACTGACGGGAGTGTTGTTTACTGTAATTTCGTAGCAATCGTTTTCTACAGGATCACAGACTTCTACGGCAACGAAAGTTACATCTCCTCGGTTTGCCCACATGTTGACATAGGGATTGTAGAATGTTTCTAAGATTTCATGTGATAAAACGACAGAGATTGATTTTGCACCGTTCATGATCGTGCCGCCGTGGTCTAACACCGGAGAAACGAAAACTCTGCCCCAAACATTTCCATTGGGGTCTTGTGTGTGATATCCCAGGGCACCTGCATGATCAGCGTTATCGAATATTCCAATAGTAAAACCGTCGTCACCTCCAACTTTCACGTCCCAGGGTAATCTTTCGAAGAGAGGAGCTGCGTCTCTTGTCAACTGAACTTTACAAGCTTCTACCATAAGAGATAAATCAGTGTCACTAACTTTGTTAGAGTGATTAACGATATTGAAGGTTCGCATAATCTTAAGTATCTTAAATTTATAAATGATTTTTTAGGTGTAGAGAATTTGTTTTGTGGAGTATGATAATTGTATGACACGTTTATTGATTCAAACGCAACTTTCAAATTATGACACCTCGGGTCGTTTCATTCTGGAAGCTGATTCAGGGTGGCAGATGACTATGGGCCGTGTTCGACAAATGTTGAAACTTGTGCCAGATTTGTCAATTGATGTCATGGGTCCGACAGAGTCACAATTGATTACGGTACCTCAAAAACTAAATGCCGATCTTTTTCAACAGTATGAAGGACGATTGAGGTATGTGCCTCATCACATTTTGCCAAATGCCCTGGCCACGCGGTTTGATTTTGATTTTAATGGTGTTGGTCGTGCGCTGGATTTAAACGTGAACAACAAATATGACTGTGTTTATGTGAATGACCCGATGCAACTACGAAATCTCAAGGTTTTATTTCACTTAAAGGGTGGATATCAACCTAAATTTTTTGTTCATTCACACTTTATTGACAACCCTGAATGTCCCAAATTTCCGACAGACACTTCTCTTTGGTTAGGTCAATGTGAAGCTGCCATGCGCGCAGATTATAATTTTTGGCAGTGTGAATCATCGATGAACGTTTTCTTTGATTCATTTGCGCGAGTTTTTAACAATGATTCACTTGCCATGGTGAAGGCAAAGTCATCACCATGGGATGATGGTTATTCTTTGGATGAGATTAATTCTCGTATTGATGTAAAAAATTGTCGTTTTGATTTAAACGATTTCAAGCAATTGACTGCAGGAAAGGTTGTCATCTTTGTTCCCAACAGAATCGGGGGAAAAGGAAAATCAAGTGATTATACGAATTGTGGCAAATTTATGTTTGAAATACTCCCAGTTCTTCGTAGATTGAGGCAGGATTTTGTGGTGATTGCCGGAAATCCAAATCAAAAGTTTTCAAATCAGGAGTTGGTTGAGACGTGCGGTAAAAATGGTTATTTGTCTTTGGTCCCTGATGCATTGACAAGAGATGAGTTTAAACTTGTCGTGAAGAACAGTGATATTGCCGTTGGTCTTTATGATCAAGACAGTTATGGTGGGACAGTAGCACGAGAGTGTGTTGATTTGGGATGTTTACCTTTGTGGATTGACAATTATGAGTATTCGGCAATTGCCAAAGATGCCGGGTATGATATGCTTGCTAAATCCGATTTTTCTGACATTGTTGATACAACTGATAGATTAATTGACATTGTTCGATCACTTGGCCTATACAAGTCAAAATTTGTTGAAAAGATTCGCAAGGTTGTTAGAGCAAGATGTTCCTACGAAGAGACAACACCCTTTGCACTGGAAAAAATGGGTTTATTGGTTTAATTTGTCAACAATAAAGGAATTTATGAAAGTACTTGTGACAGGTGCAGCTGGTTTTATTGGAAGTAATTTATCAAAACGTTGCGTAGAAGAGGGTTGGGATGTGACTGGCATTGATGATTTATCCAATGGTCACATACAATTTGTGCCGAAGGGTGTCGAGCTTTTACAGTCAGATTTTAGTAGTGATAACGTGAAATCTCGGCTTGAAAAGCAATCCTATGATGTTGTATTACATCTTGCTGCTTGCCCCCGGGTAAGTTATTCCGTAGAACATCCGTTTGAAACAAACGATATTAATGTGACAAAGACTTTAAAGTTGATGAATTATTGTCGTGGCAACGTGAGTCGTTTTGTTTTTGCTTCTTCTTCGGCTATTTATGGTAACGTAGAAGAACTTCCCACAAAGGAAACGTGTCACAAAAATCCTCAATCTCCTTATGCTTTACAAAAATTGATCATTGAAGGTTATCTTAAGTTGTATAATGATTTATATGGTATGGATTCTGCGTGTCTTCGATTTTTTAATGTTTTTGGTTCAAATCAACTTGGTGATTCTCCTTATGCAACCGCAGTTTCTGCATGGCTTAATGCAGTAAATCGTGGTCAATCAATGAGATCAGACGGCGATGGGTCTCAGACCCGAGACATGTGTCATGTTGATAATGTTGTAGAAGCGTGCATTTTGGCTGCAAAAACACCAGTCAAGTTGAATGCAGAACCTTTTAACGTTGCCTGTGGTGAGAGAACGTCTAATAAAGACATTTTAAAATATTTGTTGTCCAGATATCCTGAGGCAAAGTATCATGATTCTCCTTGGAGGCCCGGGGATGTCATGCATACACAGGCGGACATAACAAAAATTCACGATGTTTTAGGATATAAACCCCTTGTTTCTTTTTGGGACGGTCTAGAATCGACCATAGAATGGTACGAAGAAAATTGGGAATTGGTTAGTGGTATGAAACTTCGGACTTGACATGAAGAATTTTTCTAATTTCACAGAAGCTTATCGAGAGCTGCTTCAAGATGTCTATACCAATCCAGATTTTGAATCTGCACCGCGAGGTCAGAAAATTAGGGAAAAATTAGGTTTTACTTTTAAGTTGACAAACCCTCGTAATCGATTACCATATCTTTTGGGTAGAGACTACAGCGCTGCTTATTTTATTGCAGAATCATTGTGGTATCTTTCAGGGAGTGATTCGACAGACTGGATTGCAAACTACAGTGGTTTTTGGCGTAATATTTCTGATGATGGTGTTACAGCAAACAGCGCTTATGGTGCAAGAATTTTTAAATCACATCCAAGAATTGCCCAAGGAATTAAACCCCAATGGTCACAATGGGATTACGTAATTGATGAATTGTGCTCAGATAATGATTCTAGGCGAGCGGTAATTCACATTAGGTCGCCACAAGACTCAATTTTGGCACACAAGGATGTTCCCTGTACTTTAACTCTGCAGTTTTTTCTACGTAATGATAAGGTACACATGGTCACTTCAATGAGATCTTCTGATCTCATCTTGGGAATTGCATATGATGTACCTGCTTTTACTTTGTTTCAGGAATTATTGGCTCTACAACTTTCAAAACGTTTAAACAAACCTATTGGATTGGGTGATTACACACATATCAGTAATTCTCTTCACATTTATGAACGTCACTTTGAAATGGTTGAGCAAATTTTAAATTCTCATTTGTCTTCAAACATTTTAGAAATGCCAGATTTACCGTCTGATGCTGTTCCTCTTGGATCACTTTTAAGTTTGGAATCAAAGATAAGAAAAGCCCCTGTTGAGGATTTAAAAACTATTTTATCAGCTTCAACTGAGCTAGGACAATATTGGGGTGATTGGTTAATTTTACTTGCTTCACATCGTGCAGGCAAATTAAATTCTTCTAAAGAACAAAATTTGTTGTTACAAAGCACAAATTTTGAAGGATATAGATTTTTTAACAAGTGAGGTTTGCCATGAATCCTGAATTTATTATTTTTTGCGGTCCCATGTTTTCAACTAAAACAAGCATGTTACTTCTTATGCTTGAAAAATACAAGCATCAAAAGAAAAGATGCGTTGTTTTTAAGCCAATGATTGATGATCGATACTCTAAAGATAAAGTTGTTTCACACGGAGGAGCTTCGATATCCTCAGTTGTTGTTTCGTCCGGAAGTGATGTTTTAAAGCATTTGTCGGAGCTTAATGATCAGCCTCAAGTAGTTGCAATAGATGAAGCATTCATGATACCCGGGATTGCCGAGGTCGCAAATTACCTTTATCGTTTGGGTATTACGATTGTTGTTTCAACCCTGGATATGTCTGCGAATGGAAAGCCCTTTGAAGAACCCCAATTGATGATGCCTTGGGCAACTCAAATTCATAAGTTAGCTTCTGTTTGTACAGTTTGTGGTGCAAATGCTCATTACACTCACAAAAAAGTGGATGGTGGCAATGAAATTGAGGTTGGGAGTCATGAAATTTATGAACCAAGGTGCTTTTTTCACCACGCAATTGTGAACAATAAACCTAATTTACACCATGAGTAGACCTACTTGGCCTGAAACCTGGATGACAATTGCACGCTCAATTGCCGAGCGCTCTTATGATCCACGTCTGAAAGTTGGTACAATCATTGTTACCGAGGATAACACACAGATGTTATCAATGGGATATAATGGGAATTACAAAGGTGGTCCACATGAACCTGAGTCTTTTGAGCTGGGAAGCAGCGGGTTTATTCATAGTGAAATTAATGCTTTATTAAAGTGCGATTATCACCACCCATTGAAAAAGCATATGTATATCACGCATTCACCGTGTCGATCTTGTGCCAAGTGCATTATCAATGGTGGAATACGAAGAGTAGTTTATGATGTACAATATCGTGATTTATCTGGAATAGAGTTATTAAGAGACGTAGGTGTCGAAATATATAGTCTGTCTGAGGCAATACTTATTGCAGGTTTACCATGAAGAAGATGAACGAAATTACAGACCACCAGGCTCTCCTCGCAGAATGGAATGATTATGTTGCCGAGCTCTCGGAGAAACACGGCGATAAAAAGAAAAAGAAAAAGAAAAAAGACATTCACATTAAACCAGATCAGGTTGATCCAAACATAGAGGGACTGCGAGTCCAAAAAGACAGAGAAGAAGCCACAGTAGCTGACGTGGATCCTGAAAAAAATGTTGTTACATTAACAGGACCCCAGAACGACATCGAAACGATGAGTACAACAAAATTCAGTAGAAAATATAAGCTTGGTTGAAAGGTACTAAGATGAACAAGAAAATTTCAGTTGATGTCGATTCGGTTGTAAAAAGTGTCATAAAACAGTCACTCGGGGAATCAAAGCGTTTTCAAGAAACACAGGAAAAAGTTCTTGTAGAGTCTTATGTTGCTGAACCTAAAAAGTTTAAGCAGATTTCTGATTCTGTTTCTCAAAAAACAAAAGACGCTCACTATTCTGAACTTTATTTGAAATACGTTGAATCCTTTAACAAAGTAAGTTCAGAATTAGATGCTGTCGATTTATCAGAAGCAAATGTTCGACACTCAAAATATCGTTCATTAAAAATAGATGAAACTTATAATTTGAATGCAATTTGGTTGCATGAATTGTATTTTTCAAATTGTTTTGATCCAAATTCTGAAGTCTACATGGATTCCATGCCGTACATTAGACTACAACGTGATTTTGGAACGTTTGAAGACTGGCAACATGATTTCATGGCATGTGCCCTTTCTTCTCAAGAGGGATGGGCAATTTGCGGTTACAATATGTTTCTTAAAAAGTTCGTCAATACCTTTGTTGATTTACACAGCAATTCTATGATGGCAGGTTTATATCCTGTTGTTGTTGTAGATATGTGGAGTCATGCTTACTATAAAGACTACTTGACAGACAAAAAGAGTTATTTGATGGCTCAAATGAAAGAGTTGAATTGGAAAGTGATTGAAGAGAGATTCCTAAAAGTTGAAAAAATCTCGGAAGCCTTAAGGTGATAAAATGAGACGTGAAGATTTTAGGAAGATGTTCAGAGACTTCATTAATGAAGTTGAAGGACCGAAAAAGCCAGGTAAATCCAACTCTGAGAACAATGATTCTTTAGATGTTCAGGTTGATCGTCTATTAACAACGTATGAGAATGAAGCAAAGAATCTGAAAAAAGAGGGCAGAGATTTTAGAAGCCTTGTCAAGAGATTGATTATTGAAGCAGACGAAGATAAAGAAAAAGATGACGCTGCCCAATCATCACCCAAATTAGGTGTGGAAGATCTTGATGTAGAATCTTTCACAACATCAGTCGTTAGATTGATTGACAATTACGAAAATTTATTAGAGATTCGCAACACTTTAATTCGTCGTGCTAGATCATTTTTAGAGAAGGGTTATTCTCCTGACGTAGTAAACCAATTTATGACTATCTTAGACGAAGATTTTGACATCAAGCTTGACATGTCAGATGTAGACAAAAAGTTTGCAATCACAGCCCCAGCTGCTGATCGTGCTGGTCAAAATCCAGGGAGCTGAATTTGAACGAATCAATTATCAGTCCTTCGCTTCGACAAGATCTTTTTCAAGATAAAAAAGACATACACATTAAATTAGACAAAGAAGTTCATATAGCCCTTCGAACATTGTGTTTGCAGAAGGGAATTACCATGCAAAATGTGTTTTGTGAATTTGCTCGTCTCTTGGTGACTGGTGACAAACGAGCATCTGCGTTGACAGATGCATTTATACTCAGAAAATTAAATTTACCGAAGCGTTCAAAACAGTATAAAAGAAAAAAGATGATGAATCTCAGCGAACCAGACAAAGAATCATTATATGATTTGATTGGTGCAGATCAACAATTTTTAAAGGATGGTTCACCATGAATTTTTTGATACGTTCGCTAAATCAATTGCTGGATCGCACGGTCACCGTGGTTACTTTAAAGAAGCAACTTGAAAAGTTATCTCACGATGTGAATGAACTTAATTTTGCAGTATCAGCTTTGGCCCAGGTTATCAACAGTCATTCAGGAATCATTCGTGAATCAGCACTAAGTAAATCGTCAAAAAGCGTTTCAGGGGTTAACACTGATTTACCTGACATTAATCCCGAAAAGAATGGCAAACCTAACTGATGTTTGACTACAGAAAATACTTGACCTTATCAAATCTTTCTATCGTTTTAAACGTAGTTTTAGGTATTGCTCTGTACTGTACTTATAAGATTGCTTCAGTCAAACCCGACCTGTCAAAGGTAGGTGATGACAGTGTTCTGATCCAACAAATGGCGGACCGCAATCAAAAAAGTATTGATGAACTTGACGTAAAGCTCCAGGCTACCGAATTACAACGCCAAAAAAACTTAGAAGAATACAGGTCAACTACACAAAAGATCCTTGATTCCTATGCAACTCGAATCAAAGATCTTGAAAAGAAGCGAACAGAAACTGTTAAAAAAATCTCTGATCAATATAAAGGAAATTTACCCGGGCTAGCACAAGAATTTTCTAGTGCCACTGGAATACAATTGAAAGATAAACCATGAAGCATCGAACAGTTGTGTCATTGTTTTTAATTTGTTCATTTGTTTCACAGATAATTTATGCCGATGAAGTACCTTCCACACCACCTCCACCAACACAAATTTCTCCTTCTTATTTAAGTCCTTTAAAATTGGGTGAGCCCGCACCTTTTGATGGATTATTACTGTCAGAATCAGCAGCCGCAGAAATTATTGCTGATAGAAAATTGTTTCCAGAAAAAATAATCATCGAAACAAATAAAGTTCGTGATTCCGAACGTAACAATTGCAAATTGCAACTTGGCGAAGCAAAGACGACCTGTGATCAAACACGAGCAATTGATATTGCCAAAATTCAAGAAAAAGATTCTGAAGTTCAGGCTTTAAATAAAAAAATCGGTGATTTAGACAAACAAATTTTAGAGCAGGGTAATACAGAGAAGAATTTGCCCAAATACGCTGCAGTGGGATTTTTGACTGGAATAGCAACGACGTTACTTACCGTGTATGCAATTTCTAGCATAACTCACTAAAGTTACATACATATCTGCATTGGTGGTGAACTTTATGGAAAATGATCCTAATGTATTGACTGATAATGTTGCAAAAGTTATGTCTGTCGACAGTTCAGATCCCGTGATTCCAAAATCATCATGGTTGTGGCTCAAGGATTCCAAAGGTGTGCCGTCCGTTACATTGACCTTTGCAACAGTCGCTTTTGCAGTGACGACGACAGCATACATTTTATCAATGTTTGAATCTATCGGTCGTTTTAATGTTAGGACATTTGATGTAGGCGCATGTGGTTCTTATTTTGGAACTGTAATGGCTTTGTACTGGGGTCGTCGCTGGACGGAAGCGAAATACAACAATCAGGGTTAATATGAAAAAAAGATTTATTTCGCTTAAGGAATCAGTGTTGGGACAGAGTGATAACAACTCTATTGTCAACGTTAATCCCGTTGTAGATCCGTCAGCTGCCCTTACTGATCCGATGGATACAAAATTTGTTCCCAAAAATGATTTAGAACTAAGCGCTGCGCTTGCCGCGGCGGCACAGTCAACCAAACTTTCACCAGAAGAAGCATTTGAAAAAGTTGAAGCAGCACTTAAAGATGACAATGACGAGGGAGACATGAAGACAGAAAAAAGTTTAGAAGAGGCAATCAGACAACAGGTTCGTTCAATTATAAAGGAAGTTACTCTCAGTCAGCTTCCCCCGTCTTTAAGACAAGATTATCTTGATGCTGGTGCTCCTGCTACAGGTCAAATTCCACCCGAGGTTTTGGCAAAAGTGCAGGCACGCCCAGAGACTACAAGATTAGGCTCAAAACAAAGGGCAGAAATGTCTGCCGCTCAAAAATGGGCGCAGCCAGTATCAGGAGATGTGCCTGCTGTAACAAAAGTTCCTGCGTCAGGAACTGCCGCTGGACAACAAAAATTTGAAAAAGATCCATCTTTACTCACAAAGCTCGATAAGATGCTCCCTGAAATTCAAGTGTCAAAAAAGACAGGCGAGGAACTTTCAAAAGTTGCTGAAAAAATAGCGAGCGTCATAGAACCTCTTCACACTGCTACACTTAAAAAGATAGCAAGCATGTTAAAAAAGGTTGTAGACGACTATAACAAAGGAATTTCTCCAGATGCCAAATTCAATTTGAAGGACATGAAGTCAGACTTTGACCTTGCAGAACAATATGCAGACTTCCTAGAATATGTGGGAGGCGAAGATTCTCCAGTTTCAGAAGAAGACTTCAATCTGTTACAACCTGCCCTGGAATCATTACATACTGCGATGATGGATCCATATCAACTTTTGTGGCAAAATGAAAAACTCTCACAAATGAAAGTAGCTGATCAAGCACTTCGCGGTTGGATAAATAATGCTGCAAGAGAGATCAAAGACGAGCCATCGTTGCAGAGCGGTGCAGGCGGGAGATCAAGAATTAATCTGAGTCAAGATTTCTTTTTTAAGATTCTTAAACAACATTTATCTTCTTTAAAGGTTGATGATCAAACAACCTCGGAGATGGCAGAAGAATTAATGAAGGCATTTAAAGATGAGTCTCCTGCTAACATGACCAATATCATGTCACAAAAGTTGATACAAACTGCATTTTTAAACCTCTGGGATAAAGAATTTGTCGAACCCTTTGGCATATCAGACCTTTTCGTAGAAAAAGAAACCGGAAGGCATGCTCAGATGACTCGAGGATTTGCTGATCTCGCGGCTGCGTCCCTTAAAAAGGGAAAAGGTTCACAAGTAGGAAAGTCGGCTGAATATTTGAAAGAACTAGTTTCTAACGTTTTAGAAGCAATGAGAAGTGATTCCGAGGATGAAGATGAATTTTACGCGATTCAAAGAGGCGACCTATCACCTACACAAATTAAACTTGCCAAGGAGCTTGCTAGTTCGATGGATCAAAATCAATTGACGCAAATGATACAAGAAAATCCTGCTTTTGAGGAAGAGATTTTTGGACCTGATGATATTATTGCTGTAATTCGAAATTTGGATGTTTAAGCAAGCATGACAATTGGCAATTTTAATAAATTATTGATGTTGAATAATCTGTTGATAGAACAAGTGAATAATTCTACAATACAACCGATGGTCCCCGTCAAGCCAGTCCAGGCTCCGATAAAAGCTGTCAGAGCCTGGAAAGAGCACGAAGGATCTTTGTTCAAGGAATACATGTTTCTTTCTATTGATGAGAGAAACAGGTTTGTGAATAATCTCCTTTCTTACGAAGAAGAAAAAGGTCATAATGCAAAGATGTTGATAAATCATCTTAACGTAAGAATTGCTGTTACGACAAAAGATCTTAACAAGGTGACTGAATTAGATAAAGAGTATTCGAGAGCTGCAGATTTAATTTTTAAGGAAATTAAAGGATGATTGTTGCCGACGAACCACGAATTTTGATGAGTGATTCTCTTAAAGATTCATTCGACGATGAGCAAGAATTTGACAACAAAACCATTGGAACAGTTGCTTTCATGGCATCTGATAACTCTTCGCATCTCCTTTCAATTTTCAGAGAGATTGAAAGAAAAAAATCATCTATAAAATTTACCGTAGATTGTAGGTGTTCAGATGCCTATTCAATACTCAATAGGATGGAAGATATTTCGTATGATTTGGTTGTCATTGAGTATTCTGAAAATTTTTATAAAATTGATTTAAAAGAAAAAAAACTTTCTAAATTTAAAATGAAATCTATTAATAACGAAGACCAAACTTGTGTTTGTGAAATTAAGTTTGTATCAAAAATCCAACAAGTACCATAGATATAGTTGTAACGATATGTCACAGACCTTCAATTTTGATAAATTCATGGATGATTTGCTCATCAAAGAAGCCGAACACCGCGAAAAGAACAAGCAACTTGAAAATGCGGCAGAAACCCCTCAGAGAGAATACATACGTCGATATAGTGAAACGCCGCATAACAGGATGAAGGTTAAACCATGACAAAGTTTAAGACAATTGATGACATCAATCGTTTTTTATTGATCTGTGAAGCAGGTGAAAATGAGCCTGTCAACAGTGACAAACAAGTCATGAAGAAGGGTGAAGTTACAGCTGAAAAGATAATAGACAAATTAAATACGATTCGATCTGGCAAGTCATTTAGGGATGCAGAGATCAAATCATCTTTACAAGAATACATTGATTCTCTTAAAAAACCAGAAAAAATTGCCCTGTTTGCTTTCCTTAAAGGAATCGCTCAAATTGTGACCGGCGAAATTATGGGTGATGCCGCCGTAGAGCCTTCAGACCCAGCTCCGGCAATTTCCATGAAAAAAACGACCGTCAAAAAAGTAATTAAACCAACGATCATTAATAAGAGAGCCTCAGAAAAAGGTGAAGAAGATACGTCTCCACCTGCTCCAATTAAACCCAAAAAATGATACCTTTTGTAAGGTGTGAATTATTATTGGCGCATGCTAAAAAAAATCACTTTGTCTGACGGTTCTGTTTTAGAAGTTGACATGACTGATCGTTTGTTGACACACATTGCCCAACGCAACGGCGTAGAAGAGGCAAGAGTTAGTGATGTGATGGTAAAAGATTTCTTGTTAGGAGCCATGAAACAGGCTTCAGATAAAAACGTAGAGATTGTCGATAAACTACCGTAATATCAGGATATCTATTTACCATGAATAAACCAACATCGAAACGCCTATTACGGGAGTATGTACGTAACTTATTGTCAGAAGACGGCGGTGATTATGGTGGTGGCGGTGATTATGGTGGAGGTGGATCATTTGGCTCACACGGTTACATGACGTTCGTATCATCGAGCGAATTGTTTAAAGCTTTCACCGGACCCATCAAAAACGCAATGGGCGTGATTGGTTCAGAGCTTGGAAAACTTGTTTCTCTTGCAAAATTTACAGCAAAAGCTGTCGTCGGCAGCCTCGCAGATATTGTTCCTGGGTTTAAAGCAGATTGGAAAAAAAATTACAAAGAATATTACACCGAAGTTGATCAAATTCAAAAGTCACATCAATCATTTTATGATGGTCTTGAATTAGGCACAGATTATCACATGGCTGCATTTTTGCTAAATCCCGGTTTATATTTAACGGCAGGAGTATTTGGAAAACTTATTGGTGGCGTAAAAGAAGTAGAAAAAAATGTTTCTATTAACAATTCAAGGGTACATACGGGTAACTTGATCAGTGAAAGTGTTGAAACAGAGATAGAAGAGATAAAGAAGCTCATTCAACCAGCTGGCAAAAGTGCCGGTGAACAAATTAAGACAGATATCATTGGATTAATGAATTTAATAAAAATTTCACCTGATGAATTTGCAAAAAAATATGGTTCATCCTTAGACGGTAAAACAAAACAAATTATCAAGACACTTGAAGACGCAGAAGAGGCGGAAAAAGCAAAAAAGAAAAATGGGACGCAAGATGAAACCTCTACACAATCTAAGGCAACGCCTCAACAAATGACTGGTGAGTTTGAGAATAAAAAAGGCGAAATACTTGCGGGAGCAAAAAAAGATTTTATAAAAATAGCTGTAGATGAAATGTTAAAAAGAATTCAACCTATTTTAACTGCAGATGAAGAAATGCGAAAGCCACTTGGTCTTGGACCCTCAAAAACTGTTATAGAAATAAAAAAAGGGATCGAGAACCTTAAAAAGGCTATCGGTACCAAATAAATTATCTAAACAAACTATCATGATAGTTGAATAATACTGTCATGGCAAAAAACTCAGCTAAAAATTATAATGTTGATCTGATGCAACCTGATGAGATTAATGCTCTCAAGACAGTTGTGAAAGAGTTTATTGGACGTTTGGAGAACGTTGATAATGAAATTGAATTGCTCAAGGAAGATCGCAAAGCACTGATCGAAGAGTACAAAGGAAAGCTAGATTTAAAAACGTTGACTGCAGCTTTGAAAGTGATTAAAATTCAATCCAGTGTTGCCCACAGAGACACTTACGATCTCTTTCTAGAAGCCCTGGGAGAAGAATAAAGTGACTACTAAAAAAAGTAAAGCAGTTGTTGAAAAGACTTCTCCTAAAAAAACAAAAAAATCAGCAAGCAAAACCCCTGAAGTCAAATATCCACTAGAACTTAGTGTAGGAGAGATCACATTTATTCGCGATCTTTTATCAATGATGTTGCCTCCTGACGGAGAGTTCACAGTAGCTTCAGTTCTGTCTCAAGTTACCGAGGCTACAGAACATGAAAAAACATTGTGGACAAAAATTTGGGATGCTTGCGTAGCAACTGGGGTACCTGTTGGTGAGGATGCTCCTGATTATCTTGTTGCTCAAACGATGAGTCTTGGTGTTTATCAAGTGTCTAAACAGGAGGAATAATGGAATATTCAGTTGGACAAATATTGTATGTTGTCATGAAAAATGACAATAAAGTTGTTCCAATGCAGGTGTGTGAAGAAATTACACGAAAAACGCTGGAAGGATTAAAAATAGATTATGTTGTCAAGGTTGGGTCTGAAGACAAGGGATCTACACTGACTGTAGCTCAGATTGAAGGCGATATTTTTGACAGTCCCGAACAGGCAATTCAGGTCTTGACAGACAAGGCACATTCTTCTATCGTTCGTTTGGTAAATCTTGCTCAAGAAAAAGCAAAGATCTGGTATGAAATGAGACCTGCCAAAATTGAAAGGGTTGCGTTAGAATCAGAAGATGAAGTGATGCACATTAATCAGCAACCTACGGGAGCTATAAAAGTCAGGTTATCTGACGGGACAATGGCAAACGTTAAACTTCCAGCAGAATCTGTTTAAACTCATATTTAACCTGAGATGAAGTTACTTCGGCAATATCTCAGAGAATTTTTTGGAGCATTTTCGGGTGGTGGGCAACAACACGTTCAATCTGATTTAATGGATCGAGATGTCCAAGTTATCAGCCAGAATACAGGAACACTTGGAACGCCTCAAAAAAAATTAACTCGTGCTGCCTGTGTGGTTATAAAGGGATCAGGAAAAAAATTTCTAGGTGTCTCTAGAAAGCACGATTATACTGATTTTGGATTTCCAGGAGGTCACATTGAATCTGGAGAACTACCAGAACAAGCAGCTGCCCGAGAATTGGAAGAAGAAACAGGTTTACAGGCACACGGTTTACAACACCTTGTCACGGTTGACACCAACGATGGAGGAAGTTGCGTAGTATTCTTGTGTCAAGCGTCTGGAAAAATCCATACCAAAGAAGAAGGGATCGTGAAGTGGGTCACAGCTGATGATTTATTAAACGGATCATTTGGCAAACAAAATGCGATTGTTCTTCAACAATTAAATAGTCTGTACAATCCCAAGACAATAGGTTAAAATAATTTGTAGTGGTTAAAAACCGGATTCCTCTTCGTAGTCCTTTTGGATTAATTCAAGAGGACATGTGGCCCAATGAATGGATGATTTTGGTGTGTTGTATGATGTTGAATTGTACAACACGCAAACAAGTAGAAAAAATAATGCCATCATTTCTACAATCATGTTCAACACCTGATGCATTATTAAACTGTGATCAGAATAAATTAATTACAATAATTTCTCCATTGGGTTTTGGAAACAGAAGAGCTTCTAATCTTATTAAGATGACTCACCATTATCTTAATCTTTCCTGGACACACGCAAATCAATTGCCGGGCATCGGACAATACGCATCAACAGCTTGGGAAATATTTTGTAAAGGGATTATAAGAGACGTTGAACCTCAAGATGGTGCGCTAAAACTATATTGGAAATGGTACAGGAGACATTATGATCAAAAGAAAATCGTTAGTGCAAGAGAAACCGATCAAGTCGCAGCCTAATATCCTCACCAAAAAGGTTAAAAAAAGCCTAAAGATTGATGCACTTCCTGATGCAATTGTAGACGGCAAATTTGTGGGCCAAATTGGTACAGAGTTGATTACTCTTCGCTACAGAGACGGAAAAGAAAAATCTGCCCTTGTGACAGTAAAACAAATTGATACCGATGGATTGGTTCATTCTTGGGATGAAACTTTACATCAATGGTTTCTTTTTTCACTAAAAGAACCACCCAAGGTTCTCAAAATTTCTCAATAAGAGGGCCTACTTGTGGTAGGTAGGCCCCTTTATCTTTACTTCTTAAATTTGTTCAAGAATTTTATTAGTTCGTCGTGATGAATGAAAAATCCAACATTTGGAGCTTGTTTTGTGATCCAAGAGCAGATACCAACCAAGTGGCCCTCTGCATCAAATGCTCCACCACCTGAATTACCCATCCAGGCAGGAGATGAAACCTGCAATACTTTTGCAGATATGTCGTGGTCCCCGGCCGATGGACCTTCCATCACTCGGGTTGAAGAGA